AGGTAGTTGGCGCAGTTCTCGCCCTGCGCCCCCCAGACCGTCACGTCGAAGTAGTTCGGCTTGTCGATCCATTCGCCCGACTGGCCGTCTTTGCGGCGGCTGTTGACCGCCACCCGCAGCTTGCAGATTGCCGTGCCGCCGCCGGTATGGCGCAGCTCGGGGTCCCGGGTCAGGTTCCCGGTGATGACGACGACGTTTACGTTCGATGCGGCCACCTTGCCTCCTTGGTCGGGGCCACAAGCCTACGCGCTGCAGACCCGCTCAGGCGACGAGTTCTGCCGGAAAACGCTCACTCTCCTCGACCACGAAGAGGTTCGTGAGCTGGGCGAGGCCGCGGGGCATCGCCCCCTGGCCCGTGTAGGCGTTCTCCCAGATGTTCTTGCCATCGGCGAGGATGCGTTTCCATTCGTCCCGGGCGACTTTCTCTTCGGGCCAGCGCATCCTTTCCAGCCCGCGCTTCCAGGCGAGCTCGAAGCCGATCCCCTTCGGTCGCTGGCGCTCAAGCGATTCGCGCATCTGCGCCGCAGGAGTGGGGAGTGTCCTGCGGGCGCTCAATCTTCGCTGCCCTTGCCGATGTTGGGATAGCGCCGATGCACCGCCGCGCGGACAGCCGACTCCTCCGGCTTGCCCGCCGAGCGCGAAAGCGCGTTCCGCGCGTGCGATTCATCGTGGATCGGGTAGGAGCCCGGCCCCGGCGCCTTCTCGGGGAAGACGAAGGCCGACTTGGGCAGCGCCTTGCGTTCTTCCATCTTCAGCTTGGCCTCCTCGAGGGACAGGTCGAGTTCGCTCGCCAGCGCCTCGGCCATCTTCGCCTCGTCCTTGACCGATTCGCCCGAACCGCCCTTCAGCCGCAGCTTCTTGCCGCAGCTCTTGCAGGTCACGGTCATGCCGTGCTTGGACGACTTCGCCTTCTCGCGGTCGCTCGGGTTGATCGAATGAGGAGGACAGCTAGCCATTGGTGGCTCCTTCGAGTTGGAGGCGGGCATCGCCTCGATAGGTGCGCACCAGGCCCAGCAGGTCGTTCAACTCGTCGGAGGGCGAACCCTCCATTTCTCCCCTTACCTCTGCTTCGAGGCCCGAGAGCGCCTGGTCGCGCAGCGCAGGGTCGGCCTGGGTCTTCGCTGCTTCAATCCGCCGGCGGAGGTCAGCAGCAGGATCGGAGAACTCGGCCACGAGCGGGAAGTTAGACGCCGCTGCGGATGACGCTCAGTCGGTCAGCGAGTCGTCGTTGTAAATCGCGCGGGTTGCGGACCAGACCTGCTCTGCGCCCTGGTCGCCGAATAGCTCCTCAGCGACCCCCTTGGCGTTGTCCCAGCGCTGCTTCTCCTCGGCCGTGCTGACGAAGGGCGGATACTCCTGAATCACTTCTGCCTCTTCGTCAGCCACGAGCCGAGAATACCGCCGTTAGACCTCGCCCCGGATGAAAGCCGACATCGCGGCCGGAGCGCTGGTGTCGAAGCCGACGACATCCATGCTTCCGCTGTCGTTCGGATCGGCGATGCTGAAATCGGTCGCGGTCATGCCGCAAACGATCAGCTTGGCGTCGATGCCCGATTTCTCGCGGTACTCGCGGAGCGCCTGCATGGGATGGATGTCGCCCGCCCACGTTTCGTTGTCGGTGTAGACGCAGAAGGCATCGACCTCGCGTTCCTCCTGCATCGCGTAGATCATCGGCAGGGCGCAGTCGGTCATGCCAACGTGACTGAGCCGGTCGAACTCGGCAGCGACATCGTTCAGCCGCATCGACGGCGTGACCGCCATCGGCGTGAAGCCCCGCTCATCCCGGTAGCCGCTGAAGTTGCCGTGACCCTGGCCAACCCCCAGCGAGTGCTTGATCCCACCGGGGATTTCGGAGCCAGCGAAGGCTACGGTCTCGTAGCGCGACTCCGAGCGAGCGGTGACCATCGCCATGACCGCAGCGGCTTCCAGAGGAAGCAGGCCACCGAGTCCGTAGCGACCCCCAGCGTGGCGCATCGAGTTCGAGACATCGACAGCCAACAGGAACCGCTTGCCGGTCGGCTCGATGTTCTCGAAGGCCGAGTAGAAGGCGGCGTTCAGCGCATCGACGATCTGCGCCACCGGACTCCAGGTGTTGCCGCCCCGGTCGCCGTGGCCACTCTTGTACGTCATCAGCGCTGAGAGGACGGTCAGCGGGTGGACGCGAGCGCGACGGATGCGCTCACTGTCGCCGAGCTGGGCGATCACCTTCTGGGTCGCCTCCCCGAAGGGGTCGAGCAGTCCCGAGCGCGTCATGTTGCCGAGGTTGCGGATCAACGCCGTCATCGGCATGTCCTCAAGCAGCGCCTCCTGAACCACCGGATCGGTCAGATGCTCGGAGCGGATCGCCTCACGGGGCAGCTTGTAGTCGCGGATCAGGTTCGCCGAGTTGCGCGGCGACTCCGCAACCTGGGCCATCCTGAAGCCCTCGATGACGCGCAGCACATGCGAGGGCGCGTCCAAGTCTCCGATGGGCACCGGCTTCTTGGTCGCGTTGCCGGTCACGAACTCGAACAGTTCGGCGTGAGCGATCGACGGTGCCTTCGGATGGGCCAGCCGCAGGATGTCGCGGTGAGACCAGCCGTCGCGCTGGCGATACTTGATGAGCTGGTAGGCCAGCTTCTCTGCGGGCCGGCCCGTGTACCAAGCGGCGACGCCGTGCCGCGCGGCCGGACCCCAGCCGCGGAACTGCTCCATGAAAGCCACGAAGTGCAGGATGTGGGTGCCGGTGCGGGCGACGCGCGGCAGGGCCTTGAAGGCGGCGCGGCGCGTCCCCTCGTCCTTGAAGGAGCAGGCCATTGCGAGGCAGAACAGCGCCGTGTCGTTGTCGCGGGCGAGGCCACGGTCGCTGACCTCGGCGATCAGCTCGACCGTGCGCTCGCCGTCCTCTGCGAGGCAGGCATCGAGCGCCGCGACATTGCCCTTGACCATCTCGCGCTGCCCGACGTAGTAGGAGCCGCCTTCGGCGCCTAGGATCAGGAACCGGCGCAGGCGCGTCCAGATGTCAACCTCCCAGGCGAAGCCGCCAGCGTTATTGGCGACCTGGCTCGAACCGGGGATCGGCTCGGACTGGGGGGTCTTGCGCGTCGAGTGATCGCGCAGGTAGTTGCTCATCTGGGGCGCTCCTTCCGGGTCAGAGTGGAAGACCCGGCGAGCGGGTGATGCAGACGGGGGTGATTTTCTCCAATGAAAAGGTAACCCGCCTGCTTCGGCCCGCCGGGCCAAAGCTATGTCGCGCTGAGCGGGATGTGCGCATCGACGTTTAGCGCTCTACCAACTGAGCTACCGCTGCCTTTCGGCGGCGGACAGGACTCGAACCTGCGACCTCTCTCTTAGCGTGAGATAACCGATCCGCTTCGGCTCAGCGCGTGCGCGAGCATAGCGAACTCGGAGCGGGTTGGTGCCTGCGGGGTTCGTTGTCAAGGCGATAACCCGCAAACTCCGGCTCCGAGTCCACTTCTGACCCGGCTGCTCCTCCCAAAGGAGCGCCGAGCGCCGCAGTCTACTCGTCCAGCGTGCTTTCGAGATTCGGCTCGTGCCGTCGACGACGCCTCCTGCCCCAGCGGATCGGCTGCAGTTGCAGCATCGCGCTCCAGACCCTCATGTAGGTGTCGGCCCGCTTCTTGCCCTGCCGCCGTTTGACCGCGTCCTTGAAGTTGTCGTAGTCGATTTCGTCGCCGATCTCCAGCATCGTCGCCAGCCATTCCCGTCGCGGCACGACAGCCCGATAGCGGTAGTCGGCGTTCTTGGTCTCGAGGATCTTCATGGTCGGCATGTGCTGGATCAAAGCCTCAAGGTCTTTCCGAACCCTCGCCCGCACCAGCACGTAGTCGCTGTCTTCTCGATGCTCGACCACGCTGTAGAAACCCTTGGTCGTAAAGAGCCACATCACGCCTCACCCCCTTGCCGCTCGAACTCTTCGCGGCGCTTTTTCTCCTGCTTCGCCATGACCGCCCTGCCGTAGCGCAGGGCGACCTCGCTCAGCCTGTCTTTTGCCTTTCGGTCCCGCGCGACTATCGCACTGCGCTCTGGGCCGGGATGTCCCTCGAACAGGCTGATCGTCAGGTGCGCTTCAGCGATTTCCTGCTCTCTGATTGCGGCCGAAAGTTCTTCGATCAGCTCGACCGTCGCGCCGGGCCGATGCACGTTCATCAGCCCCTCTACGCGCACCCCTTTGACCATCCGCTCGAGCGCCTGGATGCCGCGCTCGGAGAGGTTGTCTTGGAAGGTGCCGCCCTCGTAGAGGTCGGGCAAGTGATTCAGCAGGTTCCAGAGCCTCGCGCCGTTCTCGGGATCGCCTGCCCAAGAATCGGGGTTGTCTGGATGCTTACCGGCAAGCGCTAGGGCTTCGCGTAGCTCGACCACATCGCCTTCGGAGAGCGCCACCAGATGCTTCGGCTCCAAGTTCGTCGGCTGGAATCCCATGCCCATGATCAGCACCCCATCCCGTCGCTCTTGGACATGTCCCCAGCCTCCGGCCCGACCAGCGTGTCGATCAGATCGTCGGGGATCGACATGGTTTGGCCCAGCGCCGCATCGAAGCCGCAGACGACGAGCGGCCCGTGGATCGCGTCCCCCCGCATCAGCACAGGGGCGAGCAAGGCAGTCGCTTTCTCGTTCGGCCCGTAGAGGAACTTGCTTTCGTCGTGGATGTAGCAGGTCGCGTCGGAGCGGTCGGGGAATGGAAGCGCGTCGATCAGGCCGCCGACGAGTCCTTGAAGACCCTCCAAAGCGCTCCCCCTCTCGTCGTCGCGGGGGATGCTGATGACCTTCGCCGCGCCCTCCTCCGGGATAAGCACGACCCTCATGGCTTTTCTCCCTCGCTGTAGCTGATGGTCGGTGGCTCTTCGTCTTCTTCGCGCTTTCGGTTCTGCTTCTCCACAAGCTCGGCGAGCCTGCGCCTAATTCTCCGCTGGCGCTTGAAGCTGTCGTAGACGAAGAAGAGGATCAGGAGGAACCCGATGGCCGCGATGAGGCGGCCGAAGCCGTTGGCGTCGGTGTTGCTCGTGAGACTTCTGCCGGTCAGGGCGGTGTAGGCGAAGCTGACCTCAAGGAGCGCGACGCCCAGCAGCGCAACGACCACCCACCACGGAAACTTGCGCATCAATTCATCTCCAATCTGAATTCGGCGAGCTTCATGGAATGGCCGACCGCTTGGGCCGGAACCGGGATCTCCTCGCCCTCAGCAACGACATGGATCTCGGCGGTGATCTCCAAGCCGAGGGCTACCTTGATCCGGTTCGGCGCCGTCGTGGACTCACGCATGGCGACTCCGATCAGGGCCGGCCCCTTGCTGTCGAAGATGAAGGCTGACATGCGGTCCATTTAGGTACCTCCTTGGTCGGGTGCCAACAAAGTTAGCACAGATAATCGCGGTGTGCAGCACCCCAAAGTGCCTTGCGATTAGACCTTGCGAGAACCCTCACAAGCTCTCGCCGGCGCTCGCGCGTCATGTGCCCAAGTAGCCGATGCTCGGGTTCCCCAAGCCGCTTCATAGCGGCCTTTGCCTTGGTCTCGCCGAAGAAGGGCGCCCACTGGATTACGTCGAAAACGCGGGCGTTGGCGGCACAGTCGGGGCAGATTTCGAGGACATCGTCGAGCCGGATGTCGCGCCTGTGCAGAGATTCTTTGAGCATCCGGCGTTCGACGCGAACCCGGTTGGCGATCGAGAGGTTGTGGAGCCGCTGGTCGGACAGACAAAAAAGCCTATCCGTCGATGCGTTTGACCCTCGTCTTGGCGTCGATCAGGCCGAGGCTGCCCGACTTGAACCCGACCAGCGTTTTGCCCTCAGGCCCAGGCCCGACGACGGAGGCGATGGTGCCGTCTTTGTCGGTGATGACGGCGCCGGGCTCGAGTTCTTCGAGCCGGTAGTGCATGTACTTCCCTTTCGACCCCCACTTCGATGTGTAGCCGTTGAGCTCGGAGGTCGGCACATCGTCCATCGCCTGACCAGCTTCCGCCAGCACCTTTTCGACATCGGGCGACCACTGCGACTGCAGCGCCGCCGTGGGGTCGAGCTTCTGCGTGTCTTTCAGAACCAGCGTCGATGGCAACTGGTTGAGGCTGCCCCCCTCGTCCTTGATGATCGTGTTGCCATCGACCGTGTGGGCAACGACCTCGTTGGCACCGTTCGTCGTCGTGTACTTCTCCCCCGGCTTCAGGTCGCTGACGACGAACTCGCCGGGCATTGGTTTCACGCCCGCTGCGGGTTTCGCCGGAGCCAGCGGCCAGTCGCTCGTCGTGGCGCCGGGTGGCGCTTTGTGGAAGTTGCCCTGGGCGTCCTGAAGAACCACGCCATCGAGCGATTTGGCGATGACGGTGTAGTCCTTCAAGTCGTTACCGAAGAACGTTTCGCCCTCGTGGATGCTTTCGATGTTCTCGCTGGCGAGCGCCTTCTTCAACTCGTCATCGCCCTTCGCTGTCAGCTTCACCTTGTCGGGGATGAGCTCCGCTTTGACCGAGAACTTGGCGCCGTCGGGATCGGTCATCTCGACCACTGCGTCTTCGGGGTGCTTGCCTTTGGACGCACCGACCGTGTAGGCGTAGCCAGCGATGGTGACCTTCGTGCCGACCGGCAGTTTCCCGATCGGCGTCTCGTCGCTGTTCGGCAGCAGACCCTTGGCGGCATCTGCCTGGCCAGGGTCCGTACCCGGCCCCGGCAGCGGCCCGGTGGCGTCGTTGAAGTCGGCGGTTACGGCGCGGCCACGCAGCTTCGGGTCGGCGCTGTAGAGGAGCTGGCCGTCGGTGACGATGACATCGCCGTCGTTGGCCTTGACCTTCCACAGCTTGCCTTCTTTGCCGCGGAAGATCGTTCCCACCGGCATGTCGCCGATCTTGTCGTGGGTGTACTTGCCGCCGCTGCCGTGCTTGGAGATATACGCCTCGAAGCCACCCTCCTCGACATGGGAGGGCATCCCCGAACTGCTCGGCGCTGGCGACTCGGCGTGGATCGCCGGGTTCTTGCCGATGAAGGTGATCGGCTTGTCGGGGTAGCTCCAAGCCGTTTCGGAGGCGGAGAGGTGGCCGGACGGCTGCACCATCGCCACCGTCAGGTTGTCCTCCGGGCCTCCCTTGGCCTGGACTTTGAAAAGCTCCCCGCCGTCCTTGAAGTAGTCGCCCACCTCCAGGTTGCTGAGGGTCGTCGAGTCCTCGGGTTTGAGCTGGTCGTGGGGGATCGCTTTCTCGCCGAGTTCGTTCTTCGCCCACAGCTCCGTGACCTTCGCATCGTCGGGGTAAGCCGTGACATCGCCGCTGGCCAGGTTCTTGACCGGCTTCTTGCCCGGCTCAGTCGATGCATTGGGATCGCCGAAGACGGCTTCGTAGACATTCCCGGTCCAGTCCACGAACTTGTCCCCGTGTTCGAGGTCGGCAACCTGAAGCTCGGCGCCGGGAACGTAGTCGTCAGCGCTGAACGGCGCGTCCGCTGACTTCGGCGTGTTCTTGGGCTCGTCAGGCGCCGGAGAGGCTTCGGCATCGAGCAGACGGCGCACCACCTTGGACTTGGTCGAGACCCCCGCCTCGCCCGTGTCGAGGTTCTTCCACAGCACTTTGTTGCCCTCGGTGCCGGTGACCAGATAGGGGCGCTGAGACTGGCCGCGGCCCCCGTGGAAGAGGTCGCCGACAGCGAGATCGCCGACCTTGATTTTTGAGCCGATCTTGTGCGCCTGCGGGTCGTAGAGATCAGCGAGAGCTTCGTCGTCGGGCGAGATCGCCACGACTTTGCCGCCGGACGGTTTCGCCTTGATCGTCCCATCCTTCAAGACCTTCGTGATCGTGTGCTTCTTGCCCTGATAGGGCAGCGTCATCCCTTTCTGCGGGGTGAGCTGCGGCGCAGCGACATCCTCTTCGTCGGGGACGTAGCCCTCCTTGGCGACGAGAGTCGGCGTCTTGTAGTCGGTGTTGATCGTCCCGACTTTCCCCGTCATCAGGTCGAGAATCTGCGTCTTCGCGCCGTTGATCTGGGCTTTGACTTCGTAGGGGTTGCCGTTGACCTTGAATTTCTCCCCCTCGGCCATCTGGCCGGTGAACTTCTCGCCCGTGCCGTTCACCCAGGCGTTGGGGTCGAACAGCTCCGACTCGGCCTGCAGCTTGTGCGGGTCGGGCAGGTCGTAATGCTCGCTCAGCTTGAAGTACTGGTTCTGGCCGCCGCCCTCGAAGTTGTAGCTCTCCCCAGTGAACTTGCCGTTCTCGATCTTCACGTAGCGCAGGCCGAATCCGGTGTCGTCGCCGGGGTCCTCAACGATCAGGTAGAGCGTGCCTTTCAGCCCCATCATGTAGTCGCCGGGCTTCAGTTCCGACTCCTTGGCGACGGTCGCTTTCGGCGTGCCGTCGGCGTTCTTGAATGCCCACGGCCCCGACTTGTCGAGCTCTGCCGGAGTCCACGGCTTGCTCTGCTGCGATGGCAGCTTGTCGGCGAAGCGAGCCGAGAACTCGGCGGCCTCCGCCGGCGGGTCGATCCAGAGCTTCTGCGCCTGGCCCTGCATCTGAACATCGGGCGGCGCTGGCGGGGTCGGCAGCATCTCGCCGTTCTCGATCGCGTCGCGGAAGCGTTCGATGGTGGCGCCGCCGGAGGGCGCTTTGGTGACGCCCATCAGCCACTTTTTCTGGTTCTCGGTGATGTCGTAGAGCGAGAAGTACATCGACCGCTTGTCGATCTTGATCTGCTCCGCGACGCTGATCTCCAGCTCGCCGACGAAGTGCGTCTGCCCTGGGATCGGCTGCGCCGAGTAGGACGACATCAGGACATGGCGGATCGCCAGCGGCGTAGCGAGCGTGTTGTTGCCGAACTGGAAGTTGGCCCCGAAGTTGAAGCTCTGCGAGAGGCCGGACATGATCGGCTTCTTGCCGTCGATCATGGCCTGCCAGTAGCTCGGCGCGTTCGTGTTCTTGTGGAAGACCGCGACATCCGGCGAGCGGGTGCGGTTGTAGAGGTCCCAGGCGACGATGTCTTTGTGGCGGCCCTGCAGCGCCAGCGCCAGTTTGCGCTGCTCGTCCAGCTTGCCGAGTTCGGTTTTGCCGCCCTTGAACGCCTTGAACATCGAGGCCAGCGAGAGCGTGAAGCCGCTCGACGACCCATACTGGGCGGAATAGGCGTTCTTGACGATTGACTGGATCGTCGCCTCGTAGTCCTTGTAGCTCTCGTCGATCAAGTCCTTCGCCTTGCCCGGCGAGTATTTGCCGAATCTCTGCATCAGCTCGGCGTAATGCTCCTGATCGACCGAGCCGAAGCGCTGCCACTCCTCCGGCTTGATCTTCGAGTGGGCGGGGATCGCGATGGAAGGGTCATGGGTCGTCGGATCGACGTAGGGATCGACGGTCGCCACGCCGGATTCGATGCCCTTGGCCTTGTCCGATTTCAGAGCTACCGGCTTGCCCTCCTTCTTGGCGTCAGCGATGAACGCCTTGCCGCCCTCAAGGGAAGGGCTGAAGACGCCGGTTTCCGCGTCTTTGAAGCTCTTGCCGATGCGGTTGGCGATGACCTTCCCGCCCGCAAGGTGGGCGACCTGCCACTCCTTGCCGTCTCCCGAGATGAAGGTCTCGCCGACCTTGATGAACTCGCCCGCCTTCGGCGTCCCTTTCGGCCAGCGGGGGTGCAGGGTCGGGTCCCACTTGCCCTCCATCAGCGCCTCCGCGAGGCTGGCGGCGGCGCTGCCGCCGAGGGCGAAGCTGTATCGGTCGCCCCCCCAGGCGAGCGTCACGCGCGAGAACGCGACCGGGATCGGCTTCTCGATATTCGGTCGCCGGCGGGCGTAGTCGAGCGTCATGTGCGGCGTGAAGCCGTGGTCGCGGCTCGGCGGCAGGCCCGCCTGGTCGAGCGTATCGACGAGTTCCTGCCGCAGCGGAGGGAGGTCGGGAAGATCGACCGAGAGGTAGGTGACCGGCCCAGCGATGAACTGACCGACGCCGCTGATCTCTCCGCGCATCTCTTCCGGGCACTTCGCGGCCCAGGTCGCTACGACTCGCAGCGCGTCTTTGAGGTCGAGATCAGCGGCCTTCCCGAGGAACGCGAGCGTCACATGGAGTTCATCGGCGTCCTCGCCGTCGGCGATGGCCAGCTCGGCCGCCGTGGCGGCGTCGGGGAAGAGAGCGACCATCGCGCCTTGCTTGGTCGCCGCCGTCGCGGCCTCCATAAGGGAAGCGGCAGCGGTGTCAGCGAGCAGTTCGTCGGGGTCGCCGTCAGCCTCGACCGGCTCGAAGACAGGTTCGCGCAGCACGCGAGGAAGGGTAGGGCTAGAGGCGGCTGATCTGAATCGACTCGCCGCACTTGATGCACGTAACGGCCCCAGCGCCGCGAGATTTGGCTGTCGCAAGCACCGCCTCTGAGACTGCGTGACGACCTCCCTCCGCGCACTCCAGGCTGTCCGCCTTCATGCCCTGCTGCTTCAGCGAGACTCCCGGTCCTTCGGCTTTCATGGCGCTCTCCTAGTAGCTGATCTCGGGCGGCGCTTCCTCGCCGATCCCTGGATTGGCCCGCTTGCGGCGGGGTCGTCGACGGCGGGCGGCCTTCGCCCTCGTCCGCGCGGCCGCTTCGGCGGCCGAAGCCTTCGGTTTGCGCTTCGAGGGCTTGGACTTCGGTCGCTTCATCGCGGCACGTTCTGGGAGCGAACGGTGAAGGAGCGCTCCTCCGCGCCCTGGTGATTCCCAGCCCCATCGAAGGCGTACCACCACCGGCCCGACCGATCAACGATGATCGTCGCCCTGTAGACCCCCGTTTCCACTTTGGAAACAGTTGGCGTCAGGTAGTCAGAGGCGGGTGCTTTCGGTGGTCGCACCGTGCAGACGACCACTTCGGGATCAACCCGTTCCTTGGTGGTCGCGTCGGTGAAGACGACGGTCAGAATCGGCTGGTCGCCGATGTCGTAGATGTTCTCCTGGTCGCTCACGAGAAGCCGTCCGTCATCGACAGGTTAGTCGCGGCGCGGTCGTCCGTGTCGCTGCTGAGCGCCGCGATGTCCTCGAGGGAGGTCTTGGTCGAGAGCAGGTCTGCCAGCGCCAGGATCGCTTTGTGGGCCGCCATGCCTTCCGGCCTGACCCGCTCTTCAAGGTCGGTGAGCTCGTGGAGCGCCTTGACCTGATCCCGTCGCAGGCCCTCTGCGATCGACAGCGCCTCGTGGATGTTGACGCCGAGGTTGTGGAGGGTGGTGACCGCATCGTCGAAGGCTGCGGCGTCCTTCGGCGTCAGGCCCAGGCCGCGGCTGCGGAAGTCGAACGGCAGGATGTGGTCGCGCAGAGACAGGGCGTAGCTGCGGCGCATCTGGTCGGTGAAGGAAGCCGTGTCGCGGCGCCGGGCGGCGGCGCTGGCATTCCGCCCGTCAGCAGCGGTCGCCGCGTCGCGGATGCCCTTGCCGGGGCCGCTCCGCCGGCCATCGACCAGAGCGAAGGCGGCTTTCAGTACTTCGGCCACATGGTTGCTCCGGGCGTCCTGGGGGATGACCATCTCGTGCAGCGACTTTGAGATCGAGCGCCGCGCCAGCTCGCTCGCCGCGATGCTCTCCGGCCGTCGCAAGCCGATGCCGCGCCGTACGTGTTCGCCGAGAGCGAGCAGATCGCCGAGGTGCTTGGCGATGGCGCTCGCGTGGCTGTCGGGGACGAAGATGCCCTCTCGCATGAGGCGCCGGAAGCCGAGCGAGCGGTGATCAGAGACCGTCGCTGCATCTGCCCGTTTGAAGACCGCCGCCCACATCCGCTCGAGCGCGTCTTTGACGACTGCGTGCTCGTGGGGGTTGGTGCCTTTGGCGGCCAGGGCTTCGATGGCGTCTTCGAGGGAGAAGAGGTCGGCCACGTTGACGACAGCACCCCAGGCCCGCTCGCTTTCGTCGGTCAGCACTAGCGCCTCCGCCAGGTGCTTGCCAGCGGCGACCCGGGCGGCATCCAGCAGGCCCAGGGAGTCCGCTGCACGAAGCTTCGCCGCCCAGGCCCTCGCCACCGCATCGGCGACCTCGACCATGTTGCCGATGCCGATCCCCTCGATCGGGTGGATGGCGTCGGAGACACCGACCATCTCGGAGAGGCCTTTGCCAACGGCGAGGCGCCGGGCGGCGCTGACGCTGAGCGAGTCGCTGGTGTGAATTCCCGCTGCGCGGCGCACGACTGCGGCCACGGCTGCCGCGTCAGCCCTCCTCAGCGCCGTAGAGAGCCTGCGCGAGTCCACGGGGGAGAGATGTTCGTCGAGGGCGACATGGGCCGCCCAGACGCTCACAAGCGCGTCGGAGAGATCGGCGATCTCGTCGATTTCGAGTTCCTGGCCCAGCTTGACGATGAAGTCGTCGCTGAGGGGAATCGAGTCCGCGAGCGAGCGCCGCGCGATCCAGGCATGGATCAGCAGCTCTTCCAGCAGCGCCGCGTCGGCGATCCGCTTGGATCCGCTCCGCCTCAGCGAGTCGGTCGGGCTGGCAGCGTCTTTCCGTCGGACGCCGGGGCGCAGGTTGTCAGCATCGGCGGTGGCGAAGGCGTCTTTGCGGGCCACGCCGGCGCGGCGATGCATCACATCGACGATGGTCGCCGCCTCCGACTTCCGCAGGCCCAGCGTCCGCGCCAGTTTGTCGGTCAGGGCCACCGAGTCCGCCCGCTTCCCGCCCGCCGTGCGTTTGATCGCGTCGGCGAGGGCGATGATGTCTTTGCGCTGCGGGCCTGCCGCGCGTTTCAGCAGGTCGCTGAGCGCCTGGGTATCGCTGCGCTTCATGCCAGGCCGCTTGCTCCGCGACTCCGAGACCGAGAGCAGCGCATCGGTGCGTTTCATCTGGTCGGCGCCTTTGCGCGACTCCGAGGGCGCCACGCTGTCTTCGAGTTTCAGCGTTTTCGCTTCGCCAGCAGCAGCCTTGAAGCCGATCTGGATGCCGATCGTCGCTTCCGCTTCGCTGACCGTGAAGTTCAGTTCGCCAGTCGCCGTTTCTTTCGTCGGCACGACCTTGCGGGCGACGTACTGGGCGTGGGTGCTTTCCACGGCATCGTCGTGGGTCAGGATCGACGCTGCAGGGTAGGCGGTCACTGGGTGCCCGACGGTGCCACCCACCCAGGCCAGAAGCAGCTCGTCGGCGAATCCGGTGGTCAGCCCTTTCGTTTTCAGCGTGGTCGATGAGGCATTGGTCTGGTTGGTCGAGGTGTCCAGTCCGACTTTGCCGCCCGAGCGCGGGCGGAAGGACATCACGACAGCCTGGATGCTTGCCGATCCAGACCATTCGATTTTGAGGCTCTGAGAGCCGTCGTCTTCCTTCCAGAAGACCGCCTGGCGGTCGGTCGAACTCGCTACATCGACCGCCTTTTCCCAGCCAGCAGTGAAGCCGGTGATCGCTGGCGGCGGCGTCGTGTGGAAGTTGACGAGGACGACGAGCAGATCGCCTTTTTCGGCCCCAGTTGGCCGCGTATAGGTTTTCGAGCTGGAGACGCCTTCGTTGAATTCCGCCTTCTTGCCCGTCATGAACCAGCGGGCCGGGCGGACGCTGAAGGAGACGTTGGCACGTTCGGCCGAGGTCGCTGCGGTGGCGATCATGGTGCCGGTCGCGCCAGCCTTCGGCAGGATCGCCGAGGCAACCATGAGCGAGCCGCCGTCGCCTTCCGCCGTCGTGTTGTCGATGCGCTCGTTGATCGACGTGACGGAAGCGTTGGTCTGAGCGGAGAACTCGGCCGTGCCGGTCGCATCGGGCAGCGAGCCAGCCGAGGCGAAGAAGATGAGGTCGTTATCGACTTTCGTCGTGTGGCCGAAGACCTGCACTTCTTTGCTCGCGGCCTGCGTGTTGAATTCGCCTTCGTCGAAGGGGTTGTCGCGATCGAAGGTGCCAGCCTTGACGGCGATGATCCGTGCCATCTGGTGATCGCCCGTGTCGGGGACGGTGCGCCCAGGCGCCGTCGACGTGGCGACCTGCCAGAGCACAGTCAGCCGCGTGTTCCCTTTCAGGTTCGATTCGCCGAAGACATTGCTCCAGCCCGAGATCGTCGGCACCGTTCCCGACCCCTGCGATTCGATGAACATCAGCAGCAGGTCGTCCAGCACGACCCCAGCGGGCATCCCCGGCGTGATCGTGCCGGTGCCAGCGGCGATGGCACCGACAGCGCGGACTTCCGGCGCCGTGGTCGTGAGCTGGAAGGCGCCTACGTTGGCGACGCGGCCAGCGGTGCCAGCGATGCCTTCTGACCAGAAGAAGATCGCAGCCCTGAGGGCTACCGATTCCGGCACAGCCCCCGTCGTGCTGAAGGCTTCCGACCAGGCACCGCCCGTTTTCCGCCAAGCCGTGAGTTTGCCGCTCGGCTCCCAGCTCAGAGCAAAGGAGTCGCCCGCAGCGAGGCCGACTCCGGTTTTTTCCGTGCCTGCCGGGATGCTGGTGCCGAACAGCGAGAGGGTGCAGGTCGAGGTGCCGGTGCGGATGATCGCCAGCCCTGCTTTCTGGTTTTCCCCAGCGACGCCGAACTGCATTTCGACCGCTTGGCTGGTGGCTGGCAGAACCGGGATTTCAAAGCCGATTAGGCCTCCGACAGTCCAGACCTGAGCGGTTTTGCGCCGTGCGCCAGCCGAGCCTTTTTCAGCAGTGATCGTCCATCCGGTAGAAGTCGCCTGGCCGCTGTTGGCTACAGCTTCGGAGGCTTTTTCCCATTCACCAGCGAGCGGGTTTTCGGTGCGCTTCAGCGTGTCGATGACCCCGAGGCCTTCGACCTGTTCTTTGACCGTCATCGGGGTTCTCCCCCGGCGGCCTTATTCGACCGTGATCGTCCAGGTGATCGTGAGGGTGTCTTCCGACCCCTTGTTCACGACCGAGAAGACCGCGCGAGCGAACAGCGTGCCTTCCGAGGACGCCGAGAAGATGCCCGCCTCAGTGATGGCCCCCGTGCCGTCGCCAGCGAGCCATTCGGCTTTGATCGTGACGACTTTGCCCGAGCGCGTCTTTTCCGCGATGGCGTTGCGGTCGAGCTCGGTTTTGAGTTTGGTGTCGCCGGCGGCGGCGGCTTCGGTGCCGGTTCCGATCGCCATGTGCGTCGGCTTGCCGAGCGTGGGAGCCGCAAGCAGGTTGTCGGCGATGCCTTCTTTGCCGACCGTCGGGATGAGGTTGTGGATCTCCTCGCGCTGCTTCAGCTCGCCGTCAGGCCCGATCAGATCGACCTGGACGTTGATGCTGAAATCGGGCTTCTCGATGACGGCGGGCATGTCGCTCCTTGGCGGGAGGATTGGCGGCTGCTGCGGGTGAAGGTAGCAGCGGCAGCAGCCAGTACCCGGAGAAAAACTTCTGGGAGGAGATGGCGCCGTGGCGGCGAAGGAAGCTGGTGCGGGGCCGGTCGGCTGGGAGGCCGCCTTAGGTCCGCCGGCCCCGCGTCGAGTGGATCAGCGAGGGACCAGGGAATCGAACCCCGACAGTGCGGCTTTGGAGACCGACCGGCACAACCTACGCTGTCCCCCAAGCTTGGCCCGATTCCCTCGTCACTCAGTTGGGTTGATCATCCGCATCGCCGAGGCGAGAGGCGTACATAGAGGCGGAGGGGCCAGAACCGGATAGCGAGGGCGGGGATCGAACCCGCGACTTCCGGGTTATGAGCCCGGCGTTCTGCCACTGAACTACCTCGCAGCGTTGGCGCCAGTGTAGCGATCCTGCTGCTGAAAGTCGGGACGCCGAGACTCGAACTCGGAACCTTGCGGACCCAAACCGCACGCGCTGCCAGATTGCGCCACGCCCCGTAGGTGTTCTGCGGATGGGACGGGCTGGAATCGAACCAGCGGCCTTGGGTGTTTCAAGCCCACGCTCTTCCTACTGAGCTACCGCCCCGAGGAGATTCAGGCGGCAGGGACGCGCAGAACCGGCCCTGCCGCTAGGCGGGCGGTCGAAATCGGAGCGCGTCGGCCAGAAGAGCCATGCGAGGCAGTCTAACAGCGGGACATTTCCCGAGAGAAGACGCGACCCAGCTTGGTCAGCTCGATCATTTCGCGGTCGAGTTCGGCTTCGCCGAGAACCGCTTCGATCTGAACCTCAACCTGTCTCGCGCCCGGCTTGTAGGCCACGCTTTTTTCGCGGCCCACCAGCGGTACTTCGTTCCGATCCATCCGTTCGGTGACCGTCTTCACCACCCAGGCTTCTGAGAGTCCGACGATCTTGAACCTGACCTGCAGCGGTTCAACGCCTTCTTCCTTTGCGATGCGGGTCGTGTCGAAGAGGAGCAGCGTGCAGATGACGCGAACCTTCGGGGACGGGCGGCTCTGCCCATGCCATAGGTAGTGCTGCGGGTTGCGATAGCTGGCAGAGGGGAAGTCATCGACGATGACGGGGCGGGGCGGGGGCAGCGTCGCGGGGTCGAACAGCTCGCCCATCTGCAAGCCAGCAGCTCGCAGTTCGCCCGGCGTGTCGCAGAGCGGCAGGTCGTAGCGCTCCGCGACCTTCTCCGCCAGCGGTGACCAGCGCAGCGCAACTGGGAGCCCCTTCTCCGACCGCAGGCCGCGGCGGTGCTTGGTGGTCTCGCCGAAAGCGAGGAAGGCGCCGAAGACGAAGTTTTCTTCGGCAGTCAGCTTGAAGATGGAGGTATCGGCCGGACGCACATGCTCCAAGATCGGCGTCTCGTAGGTACGGGGGATCTCGTAGTAGCCGTAGAGTCCGCAGGTGCATCCACTCTGGCCGGGCGTATGGTCCCGTGGCTTCTTCGGGCAAACGGCGGAGACAGTCTTCCCCGGAACTCCCCACGGGTTCTTGCCACCCCGCAGGTAGTTCCGGTAGCGAGCGGTGAGGAGGTCTTCTTCGACCCCCCACTCGCGGAAGACGATGATCGGCTTCGCCGAGTTCTCCGGCTCGGACATCGCGCCTCTAGGCCGGAACCTTCTCCGGCTCCTTCTCGGGTGCGGGCGCGGCGGGAACCGGCTCAGGCTCCCGCTCCGGCGCACGCTCGGGCTCGCGCGGCGTCTTGACGGGGACGGGATCGGGGATCCGCGTCGTCTCGATCTCTTCTCCGAGTTCTCCCATGATCTCCTCTCCTAGTTGGGGAATGTCCAGGCCGTGAAGGGGACGTAGTCGTATCCGGGCGGCGGCGCTGGTGCCCCGCCGCGCAGTTCGAGGAAGGCGCCGAGAACGTAGGGTAGCCAGCCCGGAAACGCCCACACGGAGCGCTCCCCTGGCTTCCCTGCAACGCGCAGGAAGCGCTGGAAATTCTCGACCTCGCGCCGGTCGTGCGGGGTCAGTGAGATCAGGGTCTCGGCGAAGCTAGGCATCGCGCACCGCAACGACAGCACGGAAGTCCTCGGAATCGCCGCCAGCGTCGGGGTGGGTCGCCTTCAGCGCCGCGCGGAGCGAGCCGTACTCCTCGACCAGTCGTCGACCCCTCGCAAGAGCGTCTTCGCTGGTTCCGCCGGCGGGCAGCGCCTTCCAGCCCGTGTACTGCTCGCCGCGCTTGGTGACCCCGTAGCGGTCAACCGCCCGCAGAGCCTCCAGGCCCAGCGCGATCCCGCGCACGTTGTCGATGAAGCGGTCGAAGGTGTCGGTCGCGTACTGCAGCGGCCCGAACTTCGAGTTGAAGGCGACGATGACGCCGGGGCGCGAGGGGCGCGAGCCTGAGCGTGGCCAGCCGTCGAGTTTGATCTGATCCTCGCGCAGGTACGCCTGCACGACCACATCCTCAGCATCGAGGTAGGCAAGCTCCCGTTTGAGCAGGCTCCAGGTCGCGCTCTCGCTCGAGCCGAACAGCGAACGACGTGGCGCCGGGTTCTCCCGCTCGGGCCAGCGCTCGATCGGCCGGAAGGTGATCTTCTCGACGCCCATCTACCTCTCCTCAATCGCGTGGATTTGACGGCGGGGTGGCTCGTTGGGATATGCCCGGCGCAGCGCCGGGCAGTCCTGCTCCTCCTCGCCCTTGTCGAGCCGCATGTGGCAGTGGATGCAGGTCGGGCGCGGGTCGAGCGAGGAAGCATCGTGCAGCGCATCCTGGGTGCGGCAGAACCGCGCCGAAGCGGCCTGGTAGCGCTGGACGGCCTGGATGAAACGCTCGGCGTCAACATCGCGCTGCGGGTAAAGCCGATCCTCGCGCACGAGGGCGAAGATCGCCTCCCGCGCGTTTTGGACATCGAGGTATGCGTGCGCCCACTCGCGGGCAGCATGGCCGTGGAGGATGCCGTCCTCTACCGGGTCGTATTCGCGTTCGAGGTCAGCCATCAGGCGAAGCCGACTTTGGCCTTCCCTTTCGGGCGACCACCGTCCCGGCGCTCGGCGAGCGCGTAGATGCTGGCGAGCGTGTGCGACTGAGCGGGCATCTGATCGGCCGCATCGAAGTCAGCCAGCTTTTCGAGCAGGTTGGCGGCCTCGACGACCGACAGCCGGGCGAAATGAACCTCGGAAGCAGCTCGACCATGCCGAGTCACGGCCTCGTTCAGGTCGCCCAGTTCTTCGTTCGTGGTGACCATCGTCATCACGCGGAGGCCCTGGCCGATCAGCCCATCGACGGAATTCAGGAAGCGCGAGAGGGCGGCGCCGACCTCGCTCTTGGCGTCCTTCGCCAGCAGCTCGCCCGCGTCCTCGAGGACGAGCAAGCGCCACTTCGCTGGCGCTTCTCCGTCTTCAAGATCCTCCTCGTCTTCGTCACTGCCAGCGCCAAGCATGACCTGCAGCATGTAGTCAGCATGGGAGCCGAAGAACTGATCGGGGTCGGTGATGTAGTGGATTTCGGCCCAGTCCTTCCAAGCCTGCCCGAGCGCCCGCAGAGCTGTCGTCTTCCCAGTGCCAGGCTCGCCGTGCCAGAGAACGAGCTGACCGGAGCGGCCGGGCCGGTAGTCGGGCTGCATCAGCGGCCCAAGGCGCTGTACGGCCTCCGCTGCGTAGTTGCCTTCGATTTCCGCCCAGGTCGGTGCGAGCAGGTCGCGGCGGGTGGCGTGCGGCCCTTCCGGCGTGTAAGACCAGAAGGTGACCGGGATGCGGCCCTTGTCCTTCGGCTCATGGCGCGGCAACACACCCCGGAAAGACTCGATGCCCGCGCGGGCCTGCTCGGGCTTAACGGCGGCGACTTTGATGTCGGCGTTGCCGTACCCCACCCAAGCGCTGACCGCGATCTCGTTGCTGACGATCCACAGGCAGCGGAAGACGCCCGAGTTGATCTCATCGACGATGTCGGGTGCGGGGTCGAGCGTGAACGGGTCCTTGATCACGCAGGGCCAGGAGGCCGAAGCGAGGTAACGGAGGCCGTTGACGGTGCGGGCCTTGATGAAGTTGGCATCCGCAGGGAAGCCAGTTTCAACTACGAAATCGAATTGAACTGCGTTCTGGTCGGACATGGCGGCGACCCTAGCCGCTGCACGAGACGCAGTAACCGCTCAAACCGGAATGTCCAGCTTTTCCTGCTCCTCTGACACCTCGGGCGGCGCGATGACTTCCGGCACCGCGCCGCAGCCCTTGGCGTGCTCCTCCAACGAGTCCCCCGCCCAACCACACTCGCGGCATTCTCGTTCTGGCGCTGGCCCCTCCTCTGGCACCGCCTCGACCAGTTCCTCCAGCGATCCTGATTCAGAGTCGCAACCGCCGCAGTGATAGCCGGTGCGAGCCTTGTCCCTCCATTCGGCTTCCCGCTCGCCAGTCTCGTCGTAAGTCAGGCGAGCGGGGTTGTCCTCGTTGGGTCGAATGCCGTCGATTCCCTCCCAGCCCGGCACCTCGACCAGAACACTGATCTGGTCGGTTTTGCCGCACTTCCGGCAGGCGTACTTAGGCATCCTTCCAGCCCGAGATCATCACGTAGCCCCGGCCAGCGAGCATGTCGGCCTGCTTGCCCTCGAAGCCCAGCGTCTCCGGCGTGATGACCTTCCAGAGGTCGAGTACTTGGCCAAGCGCCATCAACCGCAGCGCCACATCCTGCGAACCAACGGCGGCGCCGAGCTCGATGTAGCTCGGGCCGCCAGCCAGCCGTTCGGGTTCGGGGTAGTTCTTGCACCAGCCGATCAGCTCGGGCTTCATCGCCTCGGCCTTCTCGCGGTCGATCCCCACGACGATGAAGTGCATGTCCACCTGGGCGAGGTCGGGCGGCGCGTCCGCGAGGCTGGGCATCGCGTAGATGTGCGTGACCTTGACCGCTCCTTTGTCTTCCTCGACGACCTCCTCGCCCTTGCGGAATTCCGCCGTCGCGTCGATCAGGGCTTCTATGAAGGCGGACTCCATCAGCAGACCCGAGCCTGCATTTCGGTCAGCGTCGGCGCCCGCTGCGGGTATTCGTTGAAGCTGGGGCCAACGACCTTCGCTTCAAAGATGTTCGCCTGCCGCCGGTTGTAATCGACAACGATCTGGCGGTACTTGGCCTTGTACGCGAGGGCCGGATCTTCGAGCAGCGTCGGTGACTGCCGCGACCCCTTCGAGTTTTCGGCACCGCAGGCGTTTTCGGCCGCAGCTTCCATCGCGTTCCAGTCTTCGATGACGGCGTGGTACTGCGCCTTCACGTTCTCGGGGCCAGCGACTTCAGCGGCGGTGTTGAACCAGTTGCCGATCCAGCCGATGACGCCGATGACGACTGCCAGAACCACGACCACGGCGATGACGCCGAGACCCCAGCGGATGCCGGTGCGGACGGGGCGGTCGCCGAAGCGATCCGCCTCCCGTTCCGCGCGGTCTTCCCAGCTCACTGACCTGCCGCCTGCTTGAGGATCTTCTCCGCCTTGGCCTTGTCGCCGGCGGCGAGGGCCTTTTCGGCTTCGCCGGTCGCCTTGGCGAGCGAGCCGTCAACCGAGAGCGCGATCGACTGCGTCTGGTATTCGAGCGGCTGCGTCGTGCAGAGCGTCGGCATGTCGAAGAAATCGACGTACTGGCCGCCGGGCGTGAAGCCGTAGCGATACTGCGGCGGATTCGGGTGGTAGAGGCCATCGACCGAACGACGCGGGAGCGCTACTGCGCCGTGCTCGCCGCTGACCCTTTCTTCGGGCCGGAAGAACGTCGTCGTCGAGGAAGTCAGCTTGCCCGCGACAGGAACCGTGACCGGCTTCTCGGTGGGCGACTGCGGGAACGCGGTGCACCAGAGGATCGTCGCGGGGTTGTCATAGAGTTCCTGCGACTGGTTGTAGTTGTGGAACTCGACGCCGTTCTTGGGGATGTAGGCGTGGTAGCTGCGGGCGACCGCCGCGACTTCTTCTTCTTCCTTCGAGTGATCTTCTTCGTCGCACGCAGAGATGAAGATCGCCATCGCCAGCACCGCGACGATGAGCATCAGGAACTTCGGCAACTGCTTCATGGCTTGGTGAGCCTCCTTGGTCGGTTGGCGGGCAGGGTAGACGCTGCACCGACCTCGGGCAACTATCCGCGCAGTTCCTCCTCAACCTCGGCATGGCAGTTTGCGCAGAGGAGGTCGCACTTATCGGCCTCGCGGCGCATCCGCTCCATCGACAAGGAGTTGCCGCCATGAACAGCCGGGTCTTTCTCAGAGGGGTCGCGGTGATGCCACTGAAGCGCGGCAAGGGAGCGGTCGTAACCGCAGCGTTCGCATTTGCCGCCTCGCTCCTCGACAAGGATCGTCTTGATCCGTCGCCGGCGCCTAGTCACCGCCTCGGAGAGGCATCGACGACATCGCCAAGCAGCATGGTCCAGAAGTGCCAGGTCTCGCCGTGGCGCTGGCACTTCCGAATCTCGTCGTCCTTCAAGCTCCGACGCCTGGACTCGAACCAGGAACCTCCCCGTTAACAGCGGGGCGCACCGCCAGTTGTGCTACGCCGGAATGCAAGTTGAATGCAGGTTAGCCCGGCAGGACGCCTGCTGCACATTCGATCTGAATGCAATCTGCATTCACGATGAGGCCGACGGGCCACGATCCCGCATCTCCCGGATTAAAAGTCCAGCGCTCTGCCCACTTGAGCTACAGCCTCGCGTTGTCTGAGGGGCGACCGACGGGACTCGAACCCGCGTCTGCCTGGACCACAACCAGGAGCCATACCCATCTCGGCCACGGCCGCCATGTGCGGCCGGCTACCCCGCTGACGACGCTCGAACGTTCACGCGCCAGCGGGACCGACCAAAGCCGGAGACGGGCCTCGAACCCGCAACCGCCCCATTACGAAAGGGGTGCTCATCCATTTGAGCTTCTCCGGCGTGAAGTGGTTGGGGAAGGACTCGAACCTTCGGTCTCCGCCTTATCAGAGCGGCGCTCTAACCTGCTGAGCTACCCAACCGGGTGAAGTGGAGGAGGAGGGAGTCGAACCCTCATCGGTCGGTTGCAAGCCGGCTGCTCTGCCATTGAGCTACACCCCCGAGCGCCAGTCTTTCGCCTATAGCGGCTGGGCACTGGCGACCCTTGCTCGTCGCGGGCCGAAGCCGTTGATCGAGAAGCGGTAAGTCGGAGTCGAACCGACGGCCTCCACGTTGGCAACGTGGCGCTCTGGCCTCTGAGCTATTACCGCGAGCACTGCGATTGAATGGCGTCGGCGGGAGTCGAACCCGCAACCCTCGGATTAAGAGTCCGCTGCGCTACCTATTGCGCCACGACGCCGGGTTGGTGCGACCTGAGTTCCGGGCGGAGGACTTGAACCCCCCTCTCGCGGTTCAGGGCCGCGCGTCTTGCCTGATAGACCAACCCGGATCGGCTACTGCTTCTCGTAGAGGCCGGGTCTTCGCTGGTGCGAGCCCGGCTAGCTCTGCGCGGGTTGGCCGTGGGGCTTTCGACCCGTGGCCGCATGGCCGCCTGTGGCGGTAGCCGCAGTCGCGGCGCTGGCGATTCGTTTGCACAGGTAGGCCATGAACGCAGGGTACTGGTCGCGCCCGTCGTCCGCAAATCGAATGACGCAATCTGCGCCGAGCCGGTGCCTCTATCTACATGAAGACGAAATGGATTTGCGCGAAGTGCGGCTTGCCCGCTGTCCCCTACTACTACGGCTGGAAGCATCACCCCGGCGGTGGCCGCAAGGTTCCTTGGCCCCATCGGGCCGTTCCGGTCGAAGTGCAGCGCCGGATTCGGTGAGAAGACGCGGTTTCGCAAATTCGGCGTTGCACGGAGCGCTGGAGGAGTGATAACTTCGTTGGCACCGACCAAGGAACGCCCCGATACCTCGGGGAGAAGGAGAGAGCTATGTCAGAACGACCCCCGGAACGAGTCGCTGCTGCGATGGCGAAGATCGCCAGCGACTCGCAGATGAACGACGGCCTCGAGGCGATGATGGGTCGCGTCTCGGAGTTCAACACGCCGATGGCGGCAAAACTCACCGGCATCGCCCTGAACCCCATCGCCCGCAGGCTGTTCGACGACACCCTCGACGCAATGTGGGCGACGACCAAAGTGCCGAGCCACGCCCAAGAGATCATCATCGGCGGCGGCCTGTCAGCGGCGATCTACTCGGCGGTCAGGGTGAGCGAGGGTCACCCCAAGCCGCTCGTACTTGAGGCCAAAGAGCGGGCCGGAGGAGCCTTCGCGTCCAGCCGCGAGGCGACCTTCTTCCTCAACAGCCGCAACCGGCCAGGCAAACTCGGTACGCCGGGGCGCGGTGAGGCGCTGAACTACCTGCCGGGTGCGGTCGTGCAGCCGTCCGACCTCGGCAGCGAGGAGTACCAGACCAATGCGGCGCTCGCCTTCGCGATCCGCGCGACGCTGGCGATGACGGCTCGGGTGGTCACGGGCCAGAGGGTCGAAAGCGCTGACTCAAGCGGTGTCGTGCTGGCTGGCGGCAAGAAGGTGAAGGCCACGCGGGTCATCTGGGCGACCGGTCTCGGCCAACCGATCTCGCCCCCCGAGACCGACGGCAGGTACTTGATGGACTACCTGCAGTTCCTCTCGCACCTCGACCAGCCGTTCCCCTTCAAAGGCATCGACCGCGTGGCGGTCGTCGGGGCGCAGGACGCCGGGCGCACCGTCATCGAGGCGCTGACCGGGCAGGGGCCGTCGCGGAACTGGTCGATCTCCTCGCTCGACTACATCAGCACGATCGACTGGTACGGCGTCGCCGAGACCTGCACCACGAAGGAGCGGTGGGAGCAGAACAACCGATCCCGCTACAAAGGCATCGGTCGCCTGCTCCCGAGAGTGACCAACGAAGAAGGCAAGCCCATCGGCGACAGCGAGTTCCGGGTAACGCCGATCACGCGCAGGGCCGAGAATGTCGGCGTCGGATTCGACGGTGCCTACGTCGATGGTGCCCGCTACGACCTCGTCATCTTCGCGGCTGGCTTCACGGGGATGGATGTCGCCGACATGATCGAATACCGCGCGGGTGGCCGCGTGGTGGCGCGGATGGGCGAGTCCGGCCTGTTCGTGATCGGACCCGCCGCGAAGATCGCCGACGAGGTCCGCGAAGCCAATGTCCCAACCACCGTCCCCGAGAACTCGGCGGCGCTCTTCCGCTACGCCGACCGCACGGCGGCGCTGGCGAAGCACCTGCCCGCGTTGGAGTTGTCATCGACCGCTGTCGAGCCGAAGCCGAAAGCGCGAGCGCGAGCAGCGGCCCCGAAGAAGAAGGCAAGGGACACGAGCGACTACCGCAACTGGACTCGGGGCGACACCATCGAACTCGACGGCAAAGAGGCGGAGGTTCTGTCCGTCGAGGGCCGCGATGTGCGGGTGCGGGAACGCAACAAGGAACCCCGCTACCTCTCCCAGCCGAGCGCTTGGGAGTTCGTTCGCTAGGGCGCTTACAGCCAGCCCGTGCCGCCTCAGAGGCGGCGCGGGCCCAAATCGCAGTGCCAACCCAGACAGGAGGAGAGCCATGCCCAGACAGCCGCGCTTCCGCGCGAAGCGCACCACGCCCGACCCCTACCCGACGCACGATGTGCTGGTCTTCGTCGGCCCTGAGACGACGGAGGAGGAGATCAGGCGCTCGCAGATGGTCAACGTGAGCGACCTCGCGGGGCGCTTCCACGAGAGCGCCTACGGCAACGAACTGACCGAGATCGTGGAGGTCAGCCCCGGCCCGCACTTCCGCGCCAAGCTGACCTCCCAGGACGAAGTCGTTCTGCTCACGACGGCGCTGACGCTGGAGGAGGTCATGGCGCTGCCCGAGGATGTGCTGCTCGAAATCTCGCACCCCGACGGCGGCCCCGCCCAGGCGGTCAACCGCTCCCAGCTCGCCGAGTTCGAGCCGCTGGCGGCCACCGTCGCCTAGCTTCACGACGCGACGCCCGCTGGCCGATCAGGTCGGCGGGCGTCGAGTTGAACGCAATCCTGAACGCATCTGCGAACGCATCTCCGCACACCAGCGGAAGGAGCGGGGATCGAACCCGCAGGACCGCCTCTCGACCGTCCACGCCCTTAGCAGGGGCGCCGCGCCGCCAGCCATTGCCGTCCTTCCAGTGCAGCGCGATGGACTCGAACCACTCGCCAGAGGCACCGGATTTACAGTCCGGCTCCCGGTTCCGACCGGGTAACGCGCTGCGGGTTAAGTAGGGGCGGAAGGAGTCGAACCTTCAATGTCCTTTCGGACCTTCCGGGTCTGAGCCGGACGACTTTTGCCAATTTGTCCACGCCCCCAAGGGGTTTAAGGCGGAGGGTGGAGGAGTCGAACCCCGGCGTGTTACCGCCCCCTGGCTTTCGACGCCAGTTGCCGGCCTACCCAGCGGCACCCTCCGCGAGTGCGACTAGGCGGTCGGTCGGGATCGACTAGCGAAGTCGCAGGGCCAAATATCGGCCTAGGGATGAGCGCGAGCGCGACGAGGAACTTCGGGTGTCAGCGGCGACGATCATCTGCTCGGGCAGAGTAGCCGCCGCCGCCGACACGGTCAAGCGGCGAGAGGCGGCTGCTCCTCGTCCTGCTTCGGTTTCGGCATCAACGCCTGCACCTTGCCCTGGATCGACGCCAGGTCGGCCCGCTCGTCGTCGCTGAGGACGGGGTTGCTTCCGTCGGGTACGAGGTCGTCGATGACGCGCAGGATCGTCTTGCGCTCGCGCGGACTCAGGTTGAGGTCGCCGGAGGGGCTGACGATGTTGGTCGAGCGGTAGAAGTGCTCGACGGCGCCGCGGCGCGGCTCCGTTTTGACGAGTTCGATGGTGCCGAGTTCGAGCAGCGTCTTGACGTGGTAGCTGACGTTGCCGAGCGGCGCGTGGAGCTGCTTGGAGAGTTCGTTGGGGCTGGCCATCCTGATCTCCAGGCGTTCCAGAATCTTCACGCGCAGGGGATGGGTGGTCGCTTTGGACAGGTCCGATTTCTCGGCCATTGGCAAATCCTCCTCCTTGGTCGGTTATCGACAATCTTAGACCAAAAAGAGGCTTCCTGAACGACAGAAGGCCGCCTTCGCGCGAGGCGGCCTTCCGCTGGAGCTCAGAACTCGCGTGCGGCGCCAGCGTTGCTGCTGACGCTCCTCAACGACGCTCGAGGAACCATGAAGCGAGGGTACTGCTGCAGGCGGCTAGAGAAGCCGCATCCGCATCGCGATCCCACGCAGGCGCAGCTCAGTGTCGCGGTCGTAATCGAACCGGTCGGCGTTCTGCACGATGGAGCGGTCGAGATCCCCGTCAGCGTGTCGACGAACGGCGGCGCCCCAGTCGGCCACCATCTCGATCAGGTCCGCCGTCGACATGCCCTTGATCCCGTTGCGGTGATGCTCAGGGTGATGGCTGTTCCGCGAGTAGTGGCGCTCGATTGCGGGCTTGATGACGCGAAGCAGTCCCCGGTACTCCGCTGAGCCGTACTCGGTTTCGCGCAGGCGGTGGGAGGTCGCGGCGAACGCCGCCGCCTCGTCAGGCGAGTACTTCGAGAGGTCGTGGACGACCGCACGCTGCGCGAGGTCGAGCCAGAGACGCCAGTCCCAGTCGTCTGACATCGGCGAGCAGCCCTCAAGGAAGTCGTCGATGATGAACAGGCTGATGTTGCGGGCGACCCAGAACTTGTGGGTCGTGGTTCCGGCGAAGTGGCGGATCCAACCGATCATCGGCAAGTGCAGCGGACTCCGATTCGGATGTGACCCAGCGGTCCGCCGTGCCGCGGGCAGTTCATGGGAGCTGGGGCTGAACGAAGACGCACCAGGCGGCGACGAAGGCCAGAAGGCCGAGCAGCGCGAGGCGGCTCATCCGACTGGACTCTCGATGCCACGGCCCTCGTCCTTGAGCAGCATTGGGGTACCGGAGGCCAGCGCCTTGCGCTTGGTTCGGCCGATGACCGCCTCGATTTCATCGAGCGCGTCTTCCCCTAGGTCGGCCCGCTTCTCCGCCCGGGCGCGGGCCGCGCTCTCTGACCCTGCACGTCGCTCGGCGCGAACCTCTGCTTCCTCCGCCTGCTTCAGCTTCTCGCGCAGGATGATGATCTCGTTGGCGAGGAGCTGAAGGTTCTCCCCCTCGTCGCTGCGGGGGCTGCCGCCGAGCGAGTTGACGACCTCGCTCACGTTGAGGTTGGTCTGCGCCATGCAAGACAGGTTCATCCTTGCTGCGGACGGAACTACTCAGTGATGTATGGAGGCGACCAGCCGACGATGTCGGCGAGCGCCAGGTGTAGGGGGGCCGAGACAGTGATTCGCGCCTTCGTCCGACCGTTGCGCACGAAGACGGCCTTGTGCAGCGCCTCCTCATCGAGCGGGACATCCATCGTCTCGCCATCGACGGTCCAGGTCGCCGGCGGCAACTCTGGGTCGTGGAGGAATTCGGCCCAGAACGCCCACTTCTTTGCCTTCGCGTCTCGTGCAGACGTGTCCTGCTCGAGGCGCGTGTAGATGTCCATCAGGGCCTCGGGCGCCTCGTCAGTTCGAGCGCCTGGTAGTAGTAGCGGTGCAGGAAGCTGAGGGCGAACGGGTCGTCCCCGATCCTCTCCATGTGCCAGGCCCAGATCGCGCGGCCACTGCGGCCGTTGCCGTCGGTGAAAGGGTGCAGCGACTCGTAGGCGCCGTGCGCCTCCGCTGGCGAGAGGTCGCCCCGGTTGATCGTTTCGAGCAGTTCTTCCAGCCTCCCGGCGATGTGGGGGCCTCCCTCGGGCGGCCTGTAGACGACCTCCCCTGTCGCGCCATTGCGAATGAAGACATTGCTGCCGAAGCGAACGCGGAGCCGCGCCTTCGGCTCGATCAACTTGACGAAGGCGCGGACATTCGTCAGCTCGACCTTCGGCAGAGCTAGGAAGAGACGCAGCGCAGTGACATGGTCCTCGCTCGGCTCTTCGATGCCCTCAATCCGATCAGACTCGGCAGCGAACTCACGCAAGAGTTCATCGCGCATCTCGGCTTCGGCATAGCGCTGCAGTTGCTCGGGCTCGATCTTCGGCTCGGTCACTCGACCAGCGCCTTCCCGAAGTCCTCCCAGCGCCGTTTGACGCCGTGGCCGTCTAGCTCCCAGCCGACGACGACGCAATACACCGGGTCGCAGTCCTCGCAGAGGATCGCCCAAGGATGGGTTTCCGACATCGGCCCCTCGTTCACGGAGAGGCCGCTGACCTCGCCGTGGACGGGGCAGATCAGCGTCTCCTCGTCAGCCATGCGCCTTCGCCTCCAGTACGTACGTCGCCTTGATCGGGCTGGCCTTGTGCCACTTCCCCTTGCACTTCGGCAACTCCGCATCGAGGTTGTAGCTCTGCCCGCTCAGCCTCTTGCCGCAGGCGGGGCAGCGGTAGTCGATGATCTTCTCGGGGAAGACGCTCTCCTCAGCCACCCTGAATCACCGCCTTGACCTCGACCATCTGCGGCCCCATCGCCCGGCACGGGTAGGGGTGGCTCCGGCACTTGCCCGGCGCCATCGAGAGATACCCGCACTCCGCGACAGGGCAGATGTAGAGGGTCAGCTCCCTGCCCTCCGGTTGCTGCTGGCGGAGTCGGTGGAGATCGCTGATGTGGATGTAGGCGCCGTCGTCGGTCTGGTCCATGCCGACGCCCTTGCCCTTGCGATAGCTGGGCGTCCACAGTTGGATGCCGAGCGACCGCGCCAGATCAGCGGGCTTCAGGTTCTGCTCGCTCGCCTCCGGCACATCCTTGTCGGCCGCCACGGCGGCGAAGCTCTCCCAAGTCTCGGGGTCGCACTCGAAGGTACCGACAAGCTCGCCCTCGGTAGGGGCGACGCCGACGAAGCGGGATCGCTCGTCGTACTCGAAAACCAGCGGGCCGATGGTTAGCTCAGTCATCGAAGCTCTCCGTGACGGCGCCGAGCCAGTCGGTCGCTTCCTTGGCCCGCTCCTTGACCTCGGCGATCCGAGCGTCAGCCCGCTCGATTTCGTCCTTGCAGCTTTGAATGACGGAGTCCCTGTAGTGGGCGGCGCTCTGGGGCTCGGACTGCACGCCGAAGCTGCGGTGTGTGCCGTCCTGGTCGATGGTTCCCTTGATCTGTTCGACCATGAACTCCTTGTAGCGCTCGTGCATCGGCGTCGGTGGCTCCCAAGCTTCCGCCTTGGCCAGCACCTTTTCCAGCTTCTCCCGATTCTCGTTGGCTTCCTTCTCCCGTTGCTCGTCGCGCAGGGCAGAGAGCGCGGCGACGTTGTCGGATGCCTCCTGGGCATCGGCGTCGGACCACTTGCTCGCCGCCTCCAACTGCGCTTCGGCCGTCGCCTTGACCTTCTCGTAGTAGGCGGTGTCCGGCTCGAAGGTCTTCGGAAGCTCTTGGTCGAGCGGGTATTCGCGCAACTGAGGGACGAACTGGCGAGCGCAGCGAAGGGCGAACTGCTCGAAGGTGAGGTCTTCGCCGTCGATGATGCCAGCGGTTAAAGCGGTAGGCATGGCAGCCTCCTTGGTCGGTTGACCGCAGAGGCTACCTGCTGCATCTTCTCCCGTCAGCCTTCTTCCGCGCCCTTGGCGGCGCCCCCGAGCAGGGAGTTGGCCTCGACCGCATCGTCCTGATGCAGCTCCAGGTGGTTGCCGCCCCCGACCCGCATCGTCGCGCCGTGGCGATCCATCACGAGAGAACAACGGTGGCTATCCGCGAAGGCCACGAGCGCCTTGATGTGCGCAGCCTCGAAGCGCTCGCGCCGAATCGTGATGCGGCAGTCCCGGTGGACATTCGTGCCGTGCTCCTCGTAGTCGCCCCCGTAGACGACGAGTTCGGCCTGAAAGCCGGTCACGGCGACCAGCCGGCGAAGTACCCAGGCGGTGCGGGCGATCTTCTCGTCGATCGCGGTGAACGGCGTCGCGGAGCGTCCGGTGCCGAACCGCAGCGTTTCGTACTCCGAGACGGCCTCGTCGAGCGCCGCCAGGCCCGGCCAGCTCCGTTCCTCGGTGATCTCCCTGACGAGCTCGACCAGCGCATCGGCCCGCTCGAGCGCGACCTCGTTCATGGCGTTCGGTGAAAGCGACATCTGAACCTCCTGTTTGGACTCCGCCGGCGACTACCGGCGGCTGCTGCGGAGATTTCCATCGGATGCGGATGGAAATTCAGCCGATGACGACCGCAACGAGCGCGATCACGGCGATGTGCCAAACCTGATCGGCGGCGATGGTGACCGCCTGCCCGATCGAGAGGTACTGCGGCGGAACCGGCGTCTGCTCCGGTGTCGTCTGGTGGATCAGCCGCGACCAGCCGATCACCGGCTCTTTCGTGTCGATCACCATGTGGATGAAGCCGATTGCGAGCGCCGCCGCTGGCGGGAAGACGAGCAGCAGGGCGAGGACGTGGGCGGCGCCGTGGACGTAGAGGCTCGGGTGCCGATCCCACCAACGCGAGGTCAAGGTGCGCCGACCCTGCTTGTGCAGCGCGATCCACTCGTTCTGGGTGAGCCAGTCAGCGACGAGGTGCGCGACGACACCCCAGACCAGCAGCGTCGTGACCGACTCGCTGAACGAGATCACGATCCGAAGCTATGGCCGCAGCGCTGCCCTCGCTGTGAGAGGCATCACGCGCCCGCCGCGTGACAGGGGGATGTCGGGCGTCAGGGAGAGCCTGCGGCGGGCGCGGAGAGGAACGTAGACGAAGCGGGGTGAGCGTCAAGCAAGTCATCCCGCATCCTCCGAGAAACGAGCGAGGTCACAGGGACTTGAACCCTGACTTCCGCCTCGACAGGGCGGCGTCCTGACCTTTGGACCATGACCCCAGGTTGAGTAGCGCCACGGAGGCTCGAACTCCGACTTGAGGCCTGAGAAACCCCTGTCCTGACCGGTTAGACGATGGCGCCACGACGCAGTCTAGATGGTCGGCGCCGACACTGGGCGCCCAAGCACAGGGCCTGTCGAGAGGCGGACCAGACAGTCGTCCCCCCCTTCCCCGGCGCCGACCGAGACGAATGTTGCTCCCGAATCCTACCTACGCCCGGTCCAATAGAGCGGCCAAACTTCCGCATCGTCCGGGCAAATCGAGCCGTACTCAAGGCGGGCGCAAATCAGCTTGATCTTGCGCGGGTTGCCGCGCACCAACTTTGCGTCTTCGATCACGTAGGCCGCGCCGGCGTGGCTCGCCAGCAGGTCACCCTCGACCGGCATCGCTCCCTCGACCCAGGGCCAGTCGGACTCGTAGGTCAGCTTGACTTCGGTGCCAGCCTCCCAGCCGACCGGCTTGGCCACTAGATCACTTTGACGGTGATGTCGATCATCTCGATCTGCGGCAGACGCACGTAGTAATCGACCTCGCCGATCAGATCGCCGCCGCACCCGCAGAACGGGTCGCCCTTCACCGTCTCCTCGAGCGGAAAGCGTGCGCCGCAATCGGCGCAGCGGATCGGTCGTGGCCCGACGCGAACCCAGATCGTCGGATCAGCGGATCTGTCGGACTTGAACTCCAAAAGCGCCTGCGGGAGTCGAACCCGCGTCGAGACGGCTTTGCAGACCGCCACCTATCCGCTCGGTCAAGGCGCCGCTACGGACTGTAGCGAACCCTTCAGCGGTTGACGACCTGGCGGCCACCATCAGGGTCATACCGTTCCTTCTCCCAGTGCCCGTGCCAGCGCCCGACTTCGGGGTTGCACTCCGAGCAGCGGGCATTGCCGTCGCCAAGCCCGGCCTCGACCCAATCCGGGTGCTCCTCGACTTCTTCCTTGCGGAGGGCGATCTTGCGGCCGTGGTAGCCGCGGAAGCCTGCGGTGGCGGTGTTCTCGACGCAGCCGCAGATGTCGCAGACGAAGAGGCTCACGAGACGAGGTGGAACAGCTCGGGGTCTTGCACTTCGCCGTCGATACTTCGATGCACCGCGCCCGTCTCCCTCCAGACCGCGAAGTCGTAGGAAGCGGGGAGCGCGGCGTCATAGGCGATTACCCAGGTGAAGGAGACGAGCAGCCACGGACTCCCAGGCTGGTCGGTGACGCGCACCGCGAAGTCCTTGCGGTCGTGTCCCTCGACTTCCATCCACGCCGAGAGGCGCTGTGCGGCCAAGTCCATCATCGGTCGCGCCAGCCTTCGTACATGCGGCGGCCCTCGCTGCTGACCAGCGGCCCCTGCTTCGCCGGACACTCCTGGCAGTAGCGGTTCTGCGCGTGCATCGGTTCCCGTTCGGGGTAGCCGACGATGCTGTCCCAAGTCCACGGCCCCCAGCGGTGGAAGCCGAACCTGCAGCCGAGACGCTGCTTCAACCGAGCGATCACGCCAGCTCCCGGGCGAGCCAGTCGGCGTCCACCCCAGGGGGCAGCGCAGAACGGGCCGTGAAGCCCGTCCCGTCCTTGGCCCGCTCGAGTTCGTACAGCGCCTCCAGAATCGAGCGCTCGTAGCGCCATTTCAGGACTTCCTCGAACTTAAACTGGCCCTCGCCGCGGCCCGGAACCATCAGCTTGACCGGGAAGACCGCCGCCGAGCCCGGCGCGATCCGGCTGAACTCGCACCAGCGGATGTCGTGGTCGCGGCCGAAGTAGGGGCCGCAGTCAGCGAGGCCCTCAAGGCCGCCGTAAACCCAGCCGTTCTGCGGTCGGAAGTCCTCCGGCATGTTGATGTAGCGGGGCGGACTCACTTCTCCAGCGAGGGATGCGGCGCCTTGGCCGGGTCGATGCGCACGTAGACACCGCTCTCGGTCTCCTGCCCGCAGTAGACGCAGGTCTCCTTCTTCGGCTCTTTCAGGCGCACCGCTTCGCGGTCTGGATTGCGGTCGGTCCAGCAGCTATCGCAGCAGGGCTGTGTCCAGCCGTAGCGCTTCTCGCTCATGCGGCCACCAACTCCCGTTCCTGGTCGGCCGCGTAGGCCAGCTTGCGCCTCACACTCGGCTTCAGGCGGATGCGCGGTTTCCGATCCGTGACATTGGCGGCGGCGACGAAGTCCTCCTCAAGGTCGGGGTCTTCCAGTTGGAGCTTGGTCGCCAGCGCGACATCGCCATCGGGCATCCAGTCCTCAGGGTGCAGGCAGTAGGAGAAGAGGACAGCGTTGGTCAGCAGGTCGGTCTGCCAGAACCCGTTGCCAGCCTGCACCACGTAGGAATTGCCGGTCAGCCCGCCGAAGCAGCGGAAGCTTTCCTGCAGGCGGTATTCGAGGAGCTGAGTCGGCGCCAGCATGGATTCGAGCAGCGTCTCGGCCCGCTCCTCGGCGCGGCGACGCTCGACCTGCTGCATGATGAACTGGGCGAGCGCCCTGTCCTTCCCGACCTCCTCGACGAGGCCGTCGAGTTTGCGCGTGTGGTGCAGGGCATCGCGCCAAGTCAACTCGCGCTGCGACCCCTGCATCTCCCAGCCGCCGAAGGATTCGCCCCGCTCATCGTCCAGTAACTCGGTGTCCCAGCGGTAGATGCAGGGGCGGTATATCCACTGCTGGGTCGGCTCATGGTGCTGCGGAACTAGGCCGCCTGGCGCCAGCAGCGCCATCGTCCCGTAGAAGGCCGGGAACATCCTGACTTCCTGCCCGATCTTGCCACCGAGCACATAGAGCATTTCGTAGACCTGGAAGCCATCTTCGGTTTCGCTGCTCGGCAGCCCGGCGGTGCGCGAATCGGGCCTGATCTTGCCAAGGACAGCCGCCGGCAGGCCGTCCCTGGAGATCCAGTCCTTCGGCGGGATCAGCTCGGGCTCGCCCGCGTACGGCAGGTCGCCGTTGGTTCTCATCGGCGGCGCGGCGCGACTGCCCCAGCGATGTCGGCCATGCCCCGGCCGATGTCGGCGAAGCCCTGCGGCAGGCTCCCGAGACCCCGCGCTTTGGAGTCGAGCGGACCTCCGGCCATCGCGCGGCCACCTTTGCGCTGCGCCTCGGTCTTCGCGGGCGCGGGCGCGGCGATGACCTTGCCGAGCTTCTTGGAGAACCGCGTGACGCGCTTGCCCTTGGTCTCGGCGACCTCGAAGAACTCGTAGCCATCCTTCTTCAGCTTGGCGAATTCCTCCTTCGCCTTCTGGGTCGATTCCCGGTCGCTCGGGTCCCACTCGATCTTCGTGTCCCCGCTCTGGTCGAGAACCAGCATCTCGCTCATGTCGCTCCTCCTTGGTCGGTTGCTCAGCTCAAACGTAGCCGCTGCATCAGCGTCTCCACAGCGTCAGCGTGTCGTGAATGCCCTGAAAGCGAGGAATCTCGATCTGGGCGGTCATCAAGGATGTCGAGGCCATTGAAACCCCGCAGGGCGGATTCCTCAATAAGGCCCTGCTTGCGGGCGACCTGCTCGTACTCCGTCATGCCGCCTTGCTCTTGCGCTTGGGGGGCGTGGCCGGTTCCTCCAGCAGGGCTTTGTAGACCAGCGCCGCCGCCTCCTCGCGGCCTTCCTTCCTCAGCTCGCGCACCCACCATTCCGCCATCCGGCGACCCTTGCTGTTCAAGGCGCGACATACTCTTTCTCCGGGTCGCCGTCGGGTCGACGACGGCCCGAGCCGATGTGCCGATGCCAGCCGTACGGGGGGTCGTCTCCTTCCCCGTCCCACTCGGCGGCGGCGAGGATCGCCTGCCCCGCCGTCGCGTAGCAGTAGGCGTCGTCGTAGCCGCCCTCGCCAGCGGGTCCAAGGCAGAGCCGCGCCTTGCCGAAGGTCATCGGCGCGACGCTGAGCTCGCGGCCATCATCGAGGTAGCGGGTGTAGAGACAGCCGGGGCGGATGTCGGGCAGGTCGCTCACGCCTCAATCGGCCTCTCCAGCTTCACGCCGTTCACGGAGTGGCAGCGGAACTTGCCCGTGCGAACGTTGACCGTGCCTTCAAGGGCGACCTCGTAGCCCGAGTAGACGAAGTTGCGTTTGGCGGCCTCGGAGAGATTGGCCTCGACCAGCACTGCGTCGCTCTCCAGCTTGTACCAGTTGTCGTCCTTGTCGGTGCCGACGTAAAGCTTGATCTCGACCTCCGGCTCGGAGGAGCCCGGAACTCCCAGCTTGTTTTCGATGTCGCGCTGCAGGCTCACTCGTCCTCCTTCGTTTCCGCGCTCAGTGCCTCCATCGGCAGCAGGCAGGTTGGGCAGGTCGGCAGGTCGTCCTGCGGCCCTTCGATTGTCTCGGTGGCGCCGCAGCCGGTGCAGCGGACTTTGACGAGGATCTTCATCCGGGCGTCGTCCTGACATCGAGGTAGTCGCCAGCCACCAGAGTCGAGAGCGCGGCGAGGCTGTGCGCCTGGGAGACCTGCGCGTAAAGCTCGGCGCGGCGGTTCGTCTCCTCGTCAGGCGTGTGGCCCGAGTGAACGGCTTCCCGGTCGGCGGCGTCAGCCCAGCGCCGTGCCTCGCTTGCGTGATGGCGAGCTTCGTCAGCCGCGCTCACGAAGCGCCTCCATCTTCGCCATGACGCGCTTCGCCGCCGCGTCGGGGTTGTTGATGCGGGCGATCCCGTGCTGGGCGGCCTCAGCGCCGGAGCCGAAGACCTCCGTGGACGTCTGGTAGCCAACGATGGCGTCAAAGGTCTTGGAGTCGAGCCGCCCATCGGAGTAGCCGACGCGGATCGCCAGCGAGTGTTCCATGTCGTGAGCGGCGCACCAGCCCGCGCAGACGCGCCCGTCCTGGCGGTGGCAGAGGAAGATGCCGTGCGGCTGGAATGGCGTCTCCTTGTCGTACTCGATCAGCTTCAAGTACTCGTCCAGCACCCAGATGCCGGACGGCACATCGACCCGATACGGGCAAGAACCGCAGGGGTTCGCCGCCGGCGGCAGAATCTCGCTCACCTAGAAGACCTCCTCCGGCTCCGGGTCGAGCGTTTCCCCATCGAAGAGCGGCGGCGTCGGGGTAGAGCCAAGGCGGTTCGGCTTGACGATGTTCCCCTTCTTGGTCTCGATGATCGTGGTGCCGCCATCACGTAGGCGCTGCACGGAAGTCGGCTCGACGACCTCGCCGTCGATCCAGACCTTTGACTTCCCGCGCTCGGTGTACGGATCACCCTCGATCCGTACGTATCGACCCTTGCGGGTCCATCCCTCGACGAAGGGCGCCTCTCCTTCGACGACGATCATCCCTCCCTGCCCCATCTGGTTTCCAACGCGCACGCGGGCCACGACGACATAGGTACCGCTCGCGGCCGCTCGGTATCGCAGCGTACCCTCGAGGCTCCCGCCCCGTTCTACTTCCGCCTTGATCTCGCCAAGCAACTCGACCAGCTCTTTGCCGGTCAGCATTCGCCCGTTCACTGGAAACCTCCTTGGTCGGAGCCGCCAGCCTACCTGCTGCGTTCCAAGATCGCTACTGGTTTTGCACGCGGCGCACAAGCGCTCTTGTGTTCTGCAGCGAGCGGCGGTCGGAGGGCGTGCGGTGGAGCATCACGGAGCCCTTCTCGTGAACCAGCATCACGCCCTGGGCCTTGGGCCGAACCTCGAAGCCAGCATCCAGCGCTTCTTCGATCAGGACGCGGAACTCCTTCCGAAAGCCCGTGACCTTCACGGCTCGAACTCGACCGAGACGCTGGGGAAGTGCAGGGTGATCTCCTCGGTTAGCAGCGGGTTCCACCGCAGCCACCGCAGGGGTTGTCGCCACGGCACCGGCTTCGGTGTCTTCACGCGCGTCGTGAAGGTCATCTCGAAGGTTCGCGCGACGGTGGGCGCTGGGACGATGCCTAGGAGCTGGCGGTAGACCTCGCCTTCGATGCTCTGAACCCTCAACGACCCGCTGCGTTGGGGGCGGTTGCCATCGAAGGCTTGGGCTAAGTCGTCGGCGTTCATGGCTCCTCGCCAAAGCCGACCTTCGGCTTCGGGTCGCCGTCGGGATGGTGGGTCTCGTGGTAGTCGTAGGTGGTCTCGCCCCGGTAGGTCTGCCGTGACTCCTGCCGTGACTCGTCGCGGGCGGTACGGTTGTGGATGTAGTGGCCGCCGGAAGGCCCGTGGGCGACCGAGCCGAAGGCTTCGGCGGCGGCCTTCAGCAGATCGGCATCCCCCTCTTTGGCGGCGTTCTCGACGCAGGCGATTACTGCGTCGTACAGGGCCTCTTCGGCGTCAGTTCTCTTCGCCATCTGGCGGCCTCAGCCGAAGGTTGAAGTGCTCGCAGAGCGCGTTGAGGCGGTGGCTATTGGCGTGCGTGACGGCCATCGTGGCGTCCTGGGGGTGGCCGTCATCGTGGAAGCGTCCCGCCATCTCCTCGAAGGTCTGGGCGTCCCGTAGGTGCTGCTGGATTTTCAGCCGGCGAGCCTCGGCGACATCGGCGGGGTCAGGCGGCATCGGCTTCCTCCAGCGGCAGGCTGCGGAAGGTCTCGACCCGCTTCTCGGGGTGGCCGAGCTTGACGATGACGCGGCCCTCCTCGGGCGCTGCGCGGCGCGAGCGCTCCTTCCAGCCTCGCTCGAGCATCTTCGCCAGCCCCTCCTCGTCGATCCAGTTGGCGATCTTCAACTCAGTTCTTCTCCCATCCAACGGCGCATCTCTATCGAGAGCGAGGAAAGATCCTTCGATAAGTTCTGCATCTGGCGCTCCAGCGCCATCTTGAAGTCGAGGGCCATCTTTCGCGCCCGCTCCTCGGCAGGATCAACCTCGTGCATCGGCTGCCACTCGATCCACTCCCTCGGGAAGCGGCGCTCCATCTCTCGCCGAACCCCTGGGTCGCACTGCGGCCCCACTTCAATCACGCGGTCGGTTTCCCAGTCGAGGTGGAGGCCTTTGATTTGCATCGGCTGGGAGACGACCTTGATCGGGGTCTTGGTCGGATCGACCCCGCGGCTCTTCATCCACTGAACGCCGATGCCTTGGGTGCAGAGCAGAACGATCAGCGGCTTGCGGGCGGACATTGCCCTCAACTACTAGCTGCTGCGCCCGACGTTATTCGCGATCCTTTTCCCAAATTCCGGCACCGAAGAAGGCGAGCGCCGCGACCCCGAAGATCGCGGCGCCGATGAGATTCTGGCCGTGACCAGGAGCGGCCGCCACGGCGGCTGCCCAGACCGAGATGCCGGTCAGAACGATCCATCGCGTCCTCATGGCGCAGCGACCTTCTCCTCGGCCTCCTGCATGGCGAGCCAGTCCTTGTGGATCTCCGCCAGCTCCGCCTCGGCCTCAGAGTCGCCGGACATCAACTTGCCTAGCGCGATCCCGAGCGCGATCGCTGGCGTCTCCTGGGGGTCGAGGCCCGCGACCTCCAGCGCCAGCGGCCCTGGCCCTACGCGGTCAGCGGCCTCTGTGACGCCGTAACGGTCGCTCAGTTCGCGCCCCGCACGCGCGAGGCGCACGATGGCCTCCTCAAGGGTTCGCCGCGCCGGCGGGGCCGGAAGCCCTTTGCGGAAGGCTGCGCTCAGCGCCTCTTCGATCGGCTGCTGGTCGCGCAGGTTCGGGGCGTGAAAGGCGCGGACGGCGGCTTTGATCGACTCCGGGCGCATCATCCGCCGCTCGAGGTCGTCGGCGATCTCCCGGTACATCGGCTCGATGGCGACCCTTGCGTCCTCGAGCCAAGCCTTCCGCTGCTCGCGGCTCAGCTCGTACCAGCCGACATCGAGGCGCCGGCGACGCATGGCCCTGCCGTACATCTGCTTGGCGAGGGCATCAATAAGACGAGATGGAACTTGAAGGTCATCAGACACTCGATTCTCCTTGGTCGGTTGCGAGCATCCTATTGCCCTGATCAAGCCCCCAGATCAACGCTTCCTTCCAGCCACTTTGCGGCGTCCACGAACTCCACCCCAGCCGCCTCAGCCGCCGCCCTGTCGCTGTCCCTGTCGCCCACAAACACGGTGTCTCCGGGCATCGTCCCGTGCTTGACCATCGCCTCGATCAGCATCCCCGGCGCGGGCTTGCGCAGATGGAGTTCGTGCGGGGTCGGGTCGCCGTGGCCCGGATAGGCCGTCGCCACATGCACCGAGTAGGGCTGCCAGTTGAAGTTCACCAGCAGGTCGAGCGAACGCCTGATACGCAGACGGACTTCCTCCTCGGTCTGGAAGCCGAGCGCGACTCCCCCCTGGTTGGTGGCGATGGCGAAGGAGTTGCCGAGCGAGGGCAGCGCAAGGTCGCGGATCAACGAACCCACGCGGGGCAGCAGAGCAGGTTCGACATACGCGCGGTCCTCGCGCGGCACGAGCTGGGAGCCGCGCCCATTGCAGACATCGCACTTCCGATGCCCCGGCGCTCGCGGCGGATGGAAGATCGGGTTGCCGGGGTCATAGACCTCGCCCGAGCCGCCGCAGCGCTCGCACTTGCGGTCGATCAGGTGGTCCTCGACCAGCGTCCCGTCGAGGTCGAAGATGAACAGCCGCTTCACGGCTCCTCGCTTTCCCGCGCCCGCTTGGTGGCGATGTAGGCTCGGCGTTCGTCACGCTCAGACCAGTAGGTGCGCCAGTCCTTCGCGCCGCCGTAGAGGCTGGTGAGTCCCAGCAGATAGACAACGACCGCGCCAGCCGTTTCGTTGGCGGCAGCTAGGAAGACCAGGACGATGCACAGCGCGATTTGCAACACCGCAGAAAGCAGTTCCATCCGCGAGGGCTCAGGCGGAGGCGGCGACATCAGATCGTCCCCATCGCCGTCGCGTAGGCCAGTTCAAGGAGCTTCGCGCCCCGGTCGAGCATCGGCACCATCATCCTCCGCGACTCGGCGATGACGCCCGCCATGTGCGCTGCGGAGGTCGGGTCCTCGGGATCGCCGAAGTCAGGACTCTCCTGCGGATGCTCTTCGTCGAATTTCACCAGCCAGTACTCGGGCTTCGAGAGCGCGTTGGCGAGGTCGCGGCCCGCGATGTAGATGGGGATGACGCGCTGGATGCGCTCCGGGCTGATGCCTTCGCCCCGATTCACGATGCCGTTCGTCCAGCGCTCCACGTTCTCGGCGTCCTCCGGCCCTGGCCAAAGGATCGGCATGACGGCCCGCAGAGCGTGGTTGGCATCGCGCAGCACTTCACGCTCGGCGTACTCGAATTCGACGTAGGTGAGCCTCCTCATGGCGCCACCGAATCGACCGCGCCGCCAAGCGCCTTCGCCTGGATCGTCTGGTAGACGATCTCGCGCACAGCCTCTTTCAACTCGGCGGCGAGGATGTCGTCAGCCCTGACCTCGATGTGAACCGCTCCCGGCCCGAGCGTCATCGAGCCTGCCTCGTATGGGCCGATCTGAACGTTGATTTCTACGCCCTTCACTCTGCAGCCCTCCATTCGCCGTCGCCTTGGTAGACAAGGCCGTCCTCGTTGATTTCTCCAATCCGCTCGCGGTCGCGGCGGTCTTCGTCCAGCAGCCGGACCTCCTCGCGGTCGAGCGATGCCTTCTCGCCCTGGCGGGCGCCATCGAGCAGCGCCCTGATTTCGTCGCGTATCTCGACCGCGCAGCCCGCGCAGACCTTGATCCCAGTTCCGTCGATCTTAGTGGCGGCTCCGCCTGATCGGACCTGAACCTTGACTTCGTGCGAGCGGTCTTGGGTTCCGCAGCGCGGGCAGGTTCGCTGGCCCATCAGCCCATCGCCTCCGCCATTGCGCCGATCTCCCTGATGGAGGTCGTCCCGAGTACCCGCAGCGTGGTTCGCAGGCCGGGGAACCCGTTGGCCCTGCGCCGCTCGCGGTCTTTGGGCCAACGCCCTGCACGAGCGTAGAAGGCGCGGTAAGCCGCCAAGATCGCCTCGCGGCTCCAAGGGCCGGGCATCTTCGGCGGCGGCGGCGTCCCCGCCAGTTCGCTGATCGTCGTGTTGTTGTGGCCCAGATCCCAGAGAATCGAGCGGCCCGGCAGTCGCGGGTCGCTGAGGAAGTCCTTGCTCGTCGGTCGTCGACCCTCTTCGCGTACGAAGGCGCGAACGGCCTCGACCGCCAGCTCGAGCGACCAGCCGCCCCAGTGCCGATGGATGACTGGCCGATTACCGCGCTTGACGGCTTCCATGCGCCTGCGCATGACGGGGTTCGCGGCTATCTCCGCGAGTTCCACATGCGAGTCGAAATCGACCTCCTCGATAGCAATCTCCTTGGGCGCAGTGTCCTCGTCTGCTTCAAGGAAGGCATCGAGAGAGACATTGCTGCGCTCGCGGCGCCGCATAGCGTTGAGGAGGCGGCGCCGAGCGCAAGTGACGATGTTCGGCGCGGTCATTTCCCAGCCCTTCTCCAGCGCCTCGGCAACAGCGACCTGGATCGCTTCTTCCGCATCGTCACGGTTCGCGGCCGAGTGCGCCCGCAGCACGGTCGGCAGAACATCGTCAAAGTCGAAGGCAACCTGCATCAGCCAATCTCCTTCCTGTACTCGTCGGTGACATGGCGAAGCGTCGAGAAACTGCCGATGTGGGCGAACACCCGCTGGTCGTCGGGGTGCATGTCGGCCACCGCGTCGCGGATCGACTGGGTCAGGCGCTCGTAGTTGCCGACCAGCGTCTCGTAGTGGGTCAGCGCCTCTAGACGCATGATGTGCGCCGCGACCGCCTCCTCGTCGTACTCCCACGCCGGAACCCACTCCTTGTCCCCGCAGCGGCGAAGTTCGAGCGGCTGGTCGGCGCCGGGCGAAACGCATCCTACGGGCAGAGGCAGGACTTCTTGGCGCGGGATGTGGGGGCGGGTCTTCTGCTTGGAGGGCTCGCGGTCGATGTAGAGGGCGACCTGCCCATTGCCGTAGGTATGGAGGTCGCCTTCCTTGCCCTCCCAGCGCCCGATCACATGGAAGCGGTTTACGTGGTCGTAGAGCTTGGGCATCGAGTTGATCATCGTTCCCTCTGCTCCTTCCTGACGCGCCGCTCGCGCAGGATGTCCAGTTGGTTGCTCGCCTGCGTGATCAGGTCGATCAGCTTCTTCTCCGTCAGCGGGACGCGCCGCAGGCGGTCTGATTTGCCGACCGCGAGGTCTAGCGTCGGGCCGCTGTCCTCCTCGCCGGGCCGAGCCGGAGGCTGGCGGCTGATACCGATCAGGCGAATCTCTGCGTCAGCCATGATCAGACCTTCTCGACAACCGTGCGCGGGAAGCGGATCGGGTTGGCGTAGGGCTTGCCGCCGGAGCGCTTGACCCTGTCCAAGTCGCTCTCCTCGACCTTGACGGAGACGGTGGTGCCGTTGATGCCAACGACCTCGCCGTGCATGTTCATCAGATACTTGGGCTTGACATTCGGGCCGATGGCGACCTTGTCCCCTTTGGCCAGTTTGCCCGCGCGGTCGATGCGACGCGAGTCGGGAACCAGTTGAGAGCCGCTACCCGTCTCCTTGATGGCGACCTCCGTACCCAGCTCGTAGTCCGCGCCGTTCTTGTCGATGAATTTCAGGTCGCGTTTGATGTCTCTCAACGAAATCCAGCGACCCTCTTGTTGGGCGGCCTTATCCGCCACAGCGAAAACCTGCTCGTCGGGCAGTTCCGCGAAGACGCCTTTGCCCTCGTAGGCGGCGCCGTCGGACAGGCGCTCGAAGAAGTCGCCGCCCGCTTCCGGCAGGGTCAGAACATCGGCTGCGGTCGAGCCACCCTTGATCAGCAGAACCTTCATGTCGAACCTCCTCGTAAGCCTTGGTCGGTGCCAACAAAGTTAGCACAGAGAGGAGGACGGTGCAGCAGGAATCAGGTCGGATCGCCGATCAGCCCGTGGTCGGCGGCGGCGAGCAGAGCTGTCTTCGCTCGCGCCGTGTCCCAGCGGAGCCGCTTCGCTACTTCTGCGGCATCCGCGTTGCCGCCGAGTTCTTCGACAGCAACGGCGGCGTGGTGCATATCGCCGAGCGTGGAGGCGCCTCGAATCACAGGCTCTTTTTGCCCTTCCTGAGGCCAGGGTCGAGTTCGGGCATCGGGAAGATAGAGACATCGCCGCCATCGGTGGGCATGTGGCGGTCGCCTATCCGCAGGCTCAGGCTGTCGGCTGGCTTGAGGATGACATCGAGCTTGTAGTAGGAGAGCGGTTCGTTGAACTGGTTGACCAGCTTGGCGTAGCTGACATGGACGGTCGAAACCTTCTCCGCCCCCAGCAGTCGCCGCCACACAGACGGCTCACCTGGGCGCTGCCAGAAGAAGACATCCGGCTCGTAGAGGACGCGCAGACCACTATCGCCGGGATTCTTCAGTTCCGGCTGCTTCGCCTCGTAGAGGCAGTGCTGCGGAGCGAGGCTGGGATCGCCGATGATCGGCAAGCCGAAGTTGTCGAGGAGGATGATCCGGCCCGGCCGCTTCACGGGCCGGAACCTACTGCCGCCAGGCATTCATCGACAACCTCGACGGTGCGGCGATCCCGGTATTTGGGGTCGCCGATCGTCGCCTCAAGCCGGTCGGTCCCCTCGGCGACGACATGCTGATGCTCGGGCGCGTGTGCGACGGCCATCGTCGTCTGCTCGCCCTTGTCGGTGCGGACGCCCACGTAGATGCGGCAGCCGCAGGGAAGCTCGGCGGCTTCGCGGGAGACGAACGCGAAGGGGAACTGGCCGCCGGCGGGGATGTACCACAGCCCTTCGACGATCACTGCGCCTCCACCCAGAGCGCGATGTCATCAGACCTGAGCTCGAATGCACCGCCGAACTCGAGCGGCTCGATGATGTCGGCCTTGAATGCCTGGTAGTCCACGGGCAGCTCGTCGTCTCCCGAGAGGCCGAAGTGGTCGAGCAGTATGCAGCGGGCGAGGTCCGAAGGGCCCGATCCGCCGTAGCCCCAGGAGAACCCGGTTGGGCTGTGGCGGACGAAGTGCTGCAGGTTCTCGACATGGCCGGGGGTTTCAACGACGACATGATGCGGCGGCTCGCCGCGGTAGAGCTTCACGACGCCCTCAGGACGGTCTCGAACTTCCAGCAGCCGCCGGTCCATCGAGAGGACGCCGTGTGGATGCGCCCATATGGAAGGCGCCCATGCAGCTCTTGAAACTCCAGCTCCGGCGGATGGAAGTCGCCGAAATCGAAGAGGTGGATGATCGTCCCCATCGGCAAGCCGTAGCGCTCGGTCTCGAAGCGGCTGCGGACGCTGTCGCCCACGGCCAGCGGGCGTCCGACCCCATCGACCACCGGCACGCTGTCTTGCCAGCGGGCCAAGGGAAACTCCCGCCCTCTCCACATCCGCGCCGAGTCGAGCAGGTCGTCGCCAGTCTTGAACTCCTGCGCGTACTCCTCGATCAGCGCGATCCGTTCGTTGCCGTCCTGTCGGCGCCCGCGCCGCTTCATCGCCACGGCGGCGTCCAGCGCCTCCACCATGAAGGCGACTTCCTCGTCTCTGGTCGGTGCTGCGGGCTTCACTCGCTCCCCCTCTCCGGGATGTAGAACCCAAGCAGGCCCTCTTTGTGGCTGAACCCGATCACGACCGGTTTCGGTATCTGCCGCGCCGGCTCGGCCCCCTCGTTCTCCTCGGCCTCCGGCTTCTCTGCCTCGCTCACATCGTCGCTAGCCATCGGTCTCTCGTCTCCTCCCACATCGACGGTTCGTCGTGTTCCTCTGCCCAGTGCAGCAGATAGCTGTACCGGAAGTCCTCGGCCATCAGCAGTTGCAGCGCCAGCAGGTTCAGGAAGTGCCGACGCAGTCCGCTGTCCATCAGGACAGCAGGTCTATCGACGGCTTCCAGTAGGGCTCGACCTTCGCCCAGAACGCTTCGATCACTTCCATCCGCCGGCGGTATTCGCGTACGCGCAGGGACTCGAAATCATCGGGCCAGGTGCCGATTGGCTCGTTGCGGGCGTTGACCAGCCGGTCGCCGATCCACTGGACGCCAGGCAGGTAGCCGGGGGCGCCGAGCATCGGGCGCTTCTGGATGCTCGTGAAGGCGGCCTCGGGGTCGATGACCACGCCCTCGTTCTCCAGCGTCACGCCGCCATCGTCGTCTACGGACTCCGGCGCGGCGTCTTCCCGCTGCTGGCGGCGCTCTGCGGCCTTCTGGCGGCGTTCCTCCCTGCGCCTCGCCTTCCCCATCTAAACCACCGCCCCTGCGAGAGCGATCACGCCCAACACGGCCGCCACGGCGGCCATGACGAGGAAGACGCTCACGACCAGCATCACCACGATCAGGGAGACGAACAGCATCGTGAACATCGCTTCTTCCATCCGGTCGGCCATCAGGGCGCCTCCCAACGGCCCTGCCGCTCGTTCCAGACCCAGCCCCAGCGCTTCATCTCGACATGCTTGGGGTCGTCACAGCGACAGGTGCCGTCCTCGCGGAAGTGCTGCGGCGCGAGGATCCCGAGCGGGCAGGTTGAGAGCCGCACCCTCATCGCCGTGGCCCCAGCGCTTCTAGGCAGTCGATCTTCAGCGTTTCCTTGCTCAGCCCCCGCTGCTTGCCTTCGATGACCAGCGTGGCGCTGCCGCATTCAAAGGTCGTGCGGTTGTCGTTTTCGACGATCAGGAACATGGCTAAGACCACGACGACCATCACGAGCGCGGCGAAGACTGCGGCGCCCATCAGACCGCCGCCGCGACGATGATGGCCGCCCCGATGATCGCCACGCCGATGATCACCGCGAAGAGAACCAGCCCGCGAAAGATCGCGTTGCCGATGACATGGAAGTTCTGCTCGTAGTGGTTCCCGTTGCCGCTGAGATTGACATGGAAGGCTCTCGCTGGCTGCTCGATCTGAACGCGCTGCGGCTCGTTCGCCGCCATCAGCCCGCACCTGCCGGGAAGCGCCAGGTTCCGCCCGGCACGCCGGAGGCGTCTTCCTCGGCCATGTGGGGGTAGCGCTTGACGCCGCGCACCCTTTTGACCGGTTCGTCGCCGTCGCCGACGCCGAACACCGAGAGCGTCACGATCTGATCTTCGGCGTTCTCGACGGCAGTGACGATAGCCGCGAGGTCGCGGCCGTTCTCGGTGCGGTAGATGACCGCCTGGGCCAGCATCAGGCGTGCCTCTGGAACTTCACCTTTTCGCTCAACGCGAAATCCTCCTTGGTCGGGTGCGAGCAGGCTACCGGATTCAGAGACCCCTGCGGCGCATCTCCCGCGCCGGCGGCCAGCGCATCCCGTTACTTGCGGTCTTACTGCCCTTCAGCACGTTGCAGCGCTTGCACATCGTCTGCAGGTTGTCGTCCTTGGAGGAGCCGCCGCGGGAGACGGGGATGATGTGGTCGAGCGTCAGCTCGCGCTTGTCGTTTTCGCCGCAGCGCACGCACTCGTAGCCGTCGCGCTTGTAGATGCGCTCGCGCTTGGCCTTGCTGATCTTGCCCCGGCGCCCGCGCTTCTTGCCTTCGGCCTTGGCGAGGGCTCGCTTCTGGGCGCGGCTGTATGGGCGCTTGGTCTTGGCGCCCTGATCCCCGACTCCGGCGCCCGGCGACGGCGGCTCGGCCACATCCGGGCCGATGCGCCGCCAGCCTTTGTCGCGGTCCTTGGTGACCTTGACCAGCAGGGTTCGGCAGAAGTCGCACTCCGTCGGCGGAAGCTTGGAATCGAAGATCGTGCCGCAGTACCGGTGTTCCCAGCCCATCGCCTGATCAAATCAAGCCGCCCGGCCTCTGGGATGAGAAGACCGGGCGGCGGGGGACTGCATCAGGGAGGAGAGTTACCTCTATGTGGCTACGGTCACCGCAGCAGGGCAAACCTTAGACCGCCTAGCGGTCGGTGACTAGGCCCACTTCGCCTTCCTCGCGCAGGAGCCGATCAACGGTCTCCAGCGGCATGTGGACGATGTGGGGGTAGGCGCGACCCCACGAGTTGAGGATCGGCAGCAGTTCGGAGTCGTCGGGGATCCCCACGACCGCCTTGACTTCCTCGGCGCTGGTCGCCCAGCGGTAGGCGGCGATGCCCTCGCGCAGGTAGGGGCCGTAGTCCTTGCCCGCCCTCAAGGTGACATGGCCCTTGTCGAGCAGGATGCTGAGCGCGGCGCGGACGGTCGAGCCTTCGCCCGGCGGCGTGTCCGGGAATTCGTCGGCGAGCTGGGCTTCGCGGTAGAGCCAGAGCGCGTCGTAGCGCTTGCGGTTGAGCAGGGACATCATCCGGCTCGCGCCGAAGCCCGTGCAGGCACCTTCGCGCCCCTGGTCGTAGAAGTCCCACCAGGCGACGGGATCGCCGAGCGCTGGCGGCTTGGCCGCGAAGCAGTGCCCGCCGCGGACGGTGCCGAGATGATCGACATCGCGGCCGATCAGGTAGATGTAGGCGCCGCTGGCGCTGCGGACTTTGACCGGCGTGTCGAAGTCCGTGTACCAGTTGGAGCCGATCACGATCGGCGAGTTGACGGGCTGTTCGGCGGCGCGGAGGGCGCGGAGGGGGTACTTCTCTACGTGGGCGAAGTCGGCTGGGATGCGGCGTCCGAGCGGCCCTTGCATGGCTCGGATTCTAGGTTCTCCGCAGCAACGAGCCGGTCTAAATCTTTCCTAAGCCGCCGAATGCGGTCGTTGTACAGCACCTTGTTCTGCTGCAGAACCCGTCGCCGCCCGCGTTCGGCAAGGTCGAGTTCGGCTTCCACTATCTCGCGGTCGGTCATGTCAGTAAGCGCTGAGGAGGATGTCGAGCCAACGCAGCATGTGCTGGCGCTGAGCGGAGTCCTTGATCACGCGGCCCGAGCCGCGAGCGAGCCGGAACAGCAGGCCAGCGGCGATGACAGCGACGGGATCGTGGATAGGCTCGGCTGGCCGCTCCGGCGCTAGGCGTAGCTCAAGGGGACCGACCTGAACCAGCGGGCCGCTCGCATACTCGTGGCCCTCGTCTCCCCAGCGGGCCACGATGGTCGGTGGCACCCCTCCGCCGCCTTGGTCGCAGGTGTAGATGTCGTGGCCGACGAGCTGGCCCCTGAACCTGCAGCGCTCGCAGTCGTGCTGGAACTCGGGCATCAGCGGTCCCACCAGAAGGAGAACGGCAGCACGACGACGGCGGCGATGATGATCCACTGCGTCAAGGACAGCGTCGTGCCGATCACGATTTCGACAGCCGTCGCCGCGATCACGATCAGCAGCAAGGAGATAACCGTTCCGAGCCACCAGCGCGGCTCCCCGATAACGCCCAGCGGGTTCAAAGCACGAACTCCTCCAGGGTCGCCGTCACATGGGCCATCTTCTCGGCGACATCGATCGCGGAGCGCGGGCCGTGAACCCGCATGTGTTGGCGAGTCGCGTCGGTCATCTGCCGTTTCGCCTCCTCCGTGCCGACTTCCTCTTGCCAGTCGGAGTAGGCGAAGGGGTCGTCCAGCAGGCTCAGCGGGAACTCCTCGAAGGTACTCATGCATTCGTCCTTTCCAGTAGGCCGCGTATCTCGGTCGCAGCGTTTACTTCGCCCTCGGCCCGGGCGATGTCGTTGGGCAGACCCTCCTTGGTGGCTGGGCCACGATCTTTCTCGATTCGGCGGCATTCGGCAAGCGCAGCGGATATTGCGTCCTCGCGGTCTTTGACCTGGCCCCGCGACATCGCCAGCAGACAAGCTAGGAAGTCGGTCTCCTCGTCCACGGTGAAGAGTTTGGGGATGCCCTTCCGCTCGAGCAGGCGGTTGATCCACGATCTGATCATGGCTCTGCCTTCAATCCCACAGGTGGCCGTACCACTCGTTGAACAAGGCTCTGGCCTCGCCGATCACTTCCGTCTTCTCCCGCGCCTCAGCCGTGTCCTCCAGCGGGTAGCCGCCCTCCTCGGCATAGAGCGAAAAGCCAGCGACGATCTTGTCGAGGATCGCGCCCCAAGCGGCGAGCGCGTCGGCATCGCTGTCGGTGGCCTCTGACAACTGCATGGGCCAGCCGTGCAGGTTGTCCCTGATCTCCTGCACGCCGCCGGCGATGACGCAGGCGAGGTAGCCGTCGAAGTCGTAGGTGTCCTCGGTCGAGTAGCCGCGCCGTGCCCGCTGCGCCCAGTTCGTCAACCAGCGACGCGGCGAGTACTCGGAGGCGAGCCGCTGGATCCGGCGGATCATGCCTTCTCCCCGAAGCGCCGCCCGTACTCCAAGACGACGATGACGCGCTGCCAATGCCAGTGCCAGTCTTCCTCCTCGAAGCGGCGACGAAGCTCCTCGTCTGAGGAGTCCGCGATCAGCTTCCTCCATGCATCGCGTTCTTCGCCTTCGCGGTAGGAGCGCTCGTTGCTGGCTTCCGGCCAGTTCATCCCATCGTCGCCTGACAGTGCGGGCAGCGGCAGGACATGCCGGGTCGCAGGTCGCCGCAGTTCTGGCAGTGGGTGATCATCTTGGCGCTCGGCGGGTTCTTGTGGCCGCAGTGGCAAGTCCACGCGCTCGGGTCGTACTTGCCCTGCACCGTGGCTTTCTCGCTCATCAACTGCGTCAGCGGGTTCTCCATCGTTCCTCCTCGGGCTTGAACTGCCAGTTGTCGATCCGGCCGAACCACGAGGCCAGCATGTAGCCAGCGGCCGCGACCTTGTACTCGTGCGAGAAGGCGAAGCAGCCGATGGTCGTCTGAACGGCTTTGAAGGCGTCTTCGGCGACGATGCCCTCGTAGGGGTAGAACTCGACGCCTTTGGGCAGGCCGTTGCGGAACCACGATTCGACGATCTCCGTCCACTCGTTGCCGTCCCAGAACTCCTTCGGGATGTCCTCCTCCGCAGGCGCCCACTCGGTCGCTCGCGCGGGGAAGGCTACATCGACTTTGGTGATGTCGCTGGGCGGTGGCCCTAGCTCAGCCATCGCTTTTATCCTTCGCTGCGGCTAAGGCTTCAAGCCAGCGCGTTATCAGTGCTTCGGCCTCTTCGTGATCGAAGTCGATTGCCTCGCCTGGGTCGTCGGCTTCCCGCTCTAGCACTGCCGAGAACAACTCGAAGAGCATCAGCGCAGAAAGCGGCTGACGAAGCCCTGCCTCCCACTCCTCCCGGAGGGCTGAGACCTCGGCTACTTCAACTTTCTCCCCCAGCTTGAAATGCACATCGGGAGTTGCGGGACGAACCTCGACGGGGCCTCCCTGCGGCGGACCGACCAGCATCCAGCGCCGTGCCTTGCTCATTGTCTTGACCTCATCCACCCAGTACTCCCTTCAGCATCGGTTCGAGCCGCAGCGCCTCGTCGCGGTCGATCACGAGCATGGTGATGGTGCGCGGGTCGTCGGGGTTAGCGTGGATCCGCTGCCACTCGAACTGGTCGTAGATGACCATCGCCGCATCGAAGTTCTGGGTCTGGAACACATCGTTTGCGCGACCGCCGCCGATGATCGACCCGATCTTCTGGCCCTCCCGGTTCTCGGCGACAGCGACCAGCACCTTGCCCTCCGGCACATCGGCCAGCGAGGCCCCGGTGAAGTCCTCAGCGCCGTGGTCGTTGCGCAGGCGAGCCGCCTTGCCGATGCTCAGGCGGTCGGGCCAGTCGAGGTAGACGCCCATCAGCTTCTCCCCGTAGGCGGCGTAGGGAACCAGCTTGCAGCGCGGGTCGCTGTCGCGTGGACATTGCGCATCGTCAGCATCGCAGCCTTCTGGCCCACGACGGTACTCTCCAACGCCCTGATGTAGGCGTCGATCTGCTCGCCCGTCGCTGGCTCGTCACCCGGTGGCCAGCCCGCTTCCTCGCGGATGCGCGGCAGCGTTTCTTCCTGTGCCTGCTGCAGCGTGTCGCGGAAGGCCATCAGTCCGCCGCCAGCAGGTCGTACCAGTTGCCCTCGGCGTCCTTCTCGAACCCAGCGTCCCGTAGCCGCTGCTCGATTACCTCGGGGTGGTTGGCTTCTAGGTGGGCTTTCTGGCCCGGCAGGTCGGCGGTCGGCAGCTTGAAGCCGCAAACCGGACAGGCGATGTTCTCTTCGTCGTCGGGCATCGAATCCTCCTCCTCGGTCGGGTCGGCCAAGGTTACCGCCCGAAACCGGCAGCGAGGGCGCTGAATGGCCCTCGCTCCGGCTTCGGTCACCTAGGCGTGCGTCAGGGTGTTGAGCGCGAACGCCTTCCAGTCGAGGCAGGCGTCGAGGTTGATGCCGTCGAGCAGACCGTTGAGGTCGTCGATCGCCTTCGGGTCGGGCTTGCCGTTGACCGGCGGCTTGTAGCTGTCGCAGTTGAACGAGACTGCGCAGACCGGTTGTCCTTTGTCGTCGGTCTCGATCTCCCCGACGACGATCCGCTCGTCGAGGTTCAGCGTGTCGATCCGGCGCTGCAGGTCCTTGATCGCCTCCGGGCCGGCGCCCAGGTAGCTGAGGGTGGTGACCAGCCGCGTCGTCGCGTCGTGGTCGAGTTCCTTGGTCATGCCTTCTCCTTCGTTGTGCGCCCAGCCCGACATGCCACGGGGGGCGGGCGTTTCCTTGGTCGGGATGCCAACGAAGTTATCAGTCCTTCAGCAGCCCTCGCAAGGCTCGGCCAGCGATGGCAGGGAGCGCCACCAGCGCAGATGGACATCGGGGACGGACGTATAGCCCCAGAAGGTTCCCGTCTCGGTCGGGATCGCCGGAACCATGAAGCCGATCTGGTCGGTGCGAGCGAAGTAGCCGGGGATCATCCCGTCATCGTCGATCCCCATCACATCCTTGCTTTCGCGCTCGCCGGCGCAGCGGGCGCACAGAAGAGTCTGCTCATCGGCGAAGGTCTGGAACTCGCGCCAGAGCTTCACCCCCTCCTCTCCGCATCCCTCGCAGGCGTAGGGAATCCGCCTCTTGGAGCCCGTGCCGCCGCACCCGCCACAGGTGACGAAGCCAGCTCGCTGCCCGCTGACGCTGATCATCAGCGTGCCGTAGCCCTCGCATCCAGGGCATTGCTCGTCGCCGTCGAGTTGGCGCTGCCGAGCCAGCTCATCGGCCTTCCATTTGATCTCCGGTGGGATCGACATCGCTCCTCCTTGGTCGGGAAGGCGAGCCTAGAAGATGAGGCGCCCGGCCGCTAGCCACACGGCGACCTCCGGCTTGACGGGGCGGGTCTCGGTACCGAGATACCCCGCACCGCACCGACGCTCTTTTGAAGCCCTCCCCGGACTACGGACGGGGGTTGGTGTTTCCCCGCACCGCCTCGAGGCAACTGCTGTCGGCCCTCCGTTGCCAGAGGCCGCAGCCGGATCAGTGAAGCTTCGTTGGCGTACTGAGCTACGGGCGCAGAGCGGTCGACGAGACTCGAACTCGCTACCTCCACCTTGGAAGGGTGGCGTCGCTCCTGTGCGACCTCGACCGCGAGACGGCTCGCCGAGCCGCCGCGTCTTCGAGTCCGAGGAGGATTCGATGAGAGAGGCGACGGCTGCGGTCCGCCATGCGGCGAGACTACCAGCGCCGAGCTACAGCGGGTAGGCCCGGCTCCCGCCTTCCTTCTGGATCGGTGGCCGACTGCGAAGGCGGGCGGTCTTGCGCAGGCGTTTGGCCAGCGCGTAGGCGACGCCACCCCAGCGGTCGGTTCCCGGCGTCCCGAAAATCTCGGCTTCGCCCTGGGCCTGCCGCAGCGCTTTTGCGGGCACCACAGCCGTCAGCCGTTTCCACTGGGCGGGCGTGAGGTCGAGGTCGTAGTCGTCGCGCACGAGCAGGCCCAGCGCCCTGATCCAGTGCGAGGTATTGGCTTTCGGGTCCTCGCGCCAGTGCGTGTTCAGCGTCAGCGTGCGGCGGAGCTCGTCGGGGCCGAGCATCTGGTAGATGCCGTCGAGCGCGTTGACGGTTTCGATCCGGTGGTAGGGCTTGCCCTTGGAGAGTTTGCCGATCTCGAAGTTCAGCCCCTCTGTGATGGCCTTGATCTCGACGGCGACCGGCTCCTTCATCTTCACCCGCTCGAGGAAATGCTCCAGCGGCGAGACGCGCCGGCGGTCGCGGTCGATGGCGAGCTTCAGCGCCGCCTTTTCCTGAACGGAGCGAACCTCCGAGTGGACATCGCAGCGCCACTCCTTGACGCCGCGGGCTTTCCCCGCGAGGAAGCGATGGCGGCCGTCGATGATGCCGTACTTCGGGAAACCGTCCTTGCTCGGCAGCGGCGCCACCACCAGGACGACGACATAGGAGGGATTCCAGTTCTCGATCATCTGATCGACGCGCCGCTCCTCCAGCGTGTGGTCGATCTGGACGTCTGGGTCAGGGATCAACTGCTCGGTAGGGAGAACCCGCAACGAAGGCATCAGTTCTCTCCTCCTTTCTTGGTCGGGTTCCAGCGTTCTAGACGCTGCACCCGACGCAATAGGGCGGCCCGGAATCGAACCGGGACCTACGGGTTATGAGCCCGGCGCTCTGCCGTTGAGCTACCGCCCAGCGCTTATCGGCCGAAGCATTCGTCGAGCCGTCGGCGAACCCACCGCATCGCGTGCGTGTGGGCCGCAGAGCGCTGCTCGCGCTCTCCAAGCCGCACCGCCGAGTCCGCTGGCAAGCGCCTGCCCGTTGCCTCCTCTGCGACATCTAGAGCGCTGGCGCGGACGCTCATGCCAAGCCCCCGCATACGCGAGAAGGCTGGCACCGGATAGCGGTAGTGGTCGGGGAAGTAGGTCATGGCTCCTCCTTCGGTTTGGCGAACCGCATCAGTGCGAGCGCGAGTGAACCGGGCATCCGTCGCGCAGGGCGGCTGCCAGCTCGGGCCGGATGTCGCTGCGCTGATGCGCCTCGAAGATGCGCGTGATCAGCCCCTCGTCAGCGAGCATCGCCGTGGCGCTGTCGGCACAGGTGCAAACCTCGCTCTCGCGCTCGTGCGGGTTCTTCCACGGCAGCGCCAGCCCATCGCCGAGACGGCGCGGCAGGACATGGAAGTGGAGATGGCGAACAGTCTGTGTCGCCTCCTTGCCCTTGCTCGTGATGAGGTTGGCGGGGGTGCCGTAGCTGGCCGACCATTCGGCTGCCCGCGCCGCGACCTTGCCGGTCACCAAGGGGTTCTCGGCGAAGTCCTCGACATGCACCCACGGGACGACGAGGACATGCCCTGCGGTCACCTGGCGCAGCGGCTCGATGACGTAGCAGTCGCCGTAGTCCATCAGCACATCGCTCGGCCCCTCGTAGTCGCAGAACGGGCAGCCGTCTCTCACTTTCCCTCCTTGTCGAAGGCTTCAAGCTCTCGCCGAATCCTGGCCATCTCGACGAGGTCCTTGGCCTGGTTCATGCGGTCGATGATCTTTTGGCGTTCAGCGCGGCGCTGCGCCTTGGCGTCGCTCATCGAAGCAACGCTTCTTCCCACGGCTCCAGCGCGTAGGCCGCCGCAAGCTCTTTCGCCTGCTCCAAGGTGAAGCGATGGTGCCGCAGGAACTCGGCGTCTCGGCTCGCTGGCGGTTGTGGCTCGAGTACCCATCTGCCGTCGTCGCACAGCACGCGCCGCTGCCGTTCGATCTTCCATCGGTCGAGGTCAGCGATGCGGACGAAGCCATCTACGATGGCGCCACTGCGCTTGATCTCGGTGTAGTCGTATGGATGTCGCGGAAAGTCCGGCCCCTCGATGAGGTAGCCGCATACAACGAAGTCCATAGGCGCTCTCCTCTCCTCGGTCGTTGGACGAGAGGAAGCCTACCGGTAAAGAAGAGATACGGGAAACGATTGTCCGCGGCCCGCCCAGACACGGGCCGTCGGTCAACCGGAACCTAGCGCGTGTGAATCCAGGCCGAGAGCGTTGCGATCCACTTGGCCGGATAGGCCCCGTGGCGGGCGAGCGGGTTTTCCGGCGTCCCTTCCTGGCCCGGCACTCGCCAGAACCAGTTGAAGAGCGGCACCCACGAGCCTTCTTCCTTTTCGACGATGAACTTCTCCTGCTTTGGCATGGCGCCGATTGTCCGCGCCGCCTCGGACGCGAGCGTCCTAGCTACGAACCTGGCGCCACAGGTAGCGCCTCGCCGGGTACTCAACCGGCTCGACGGTTCCGGTGTTCTGCCAGAGGCAGTAGAGGCATTTGCGGGTCGTCTGAATCGAGAGCATCGTCAGAGATGCGATGCGCTTGGTCGAGTAAGGGCCAGCGATCTCGTTGCGCTCCAACCCGCGAAGAGCGCTCCTGACTTCTCTCAGTGCTTTGGTCGTCATGGCGATGACGCTACGCACAACAAAAAAGGCTGGCAACCGGCCAGTGACTACCTACAGCGCAAGACGGAAGGCTCCGAGCCGCTGCCACCCGCGACGACTCGGAGCCCTTCCCACCGAAAGGAGAGGCCCAGCCGACCCCTCGACCGGCAAGCTGACGGCGCCCGGTCGATCAGCTTGGCGTCCCCCGTCGCCGCTAGCTTACTCAATCTGCGATCTGCGATTTGCGAATTGCAAATTGCGATCCGCGATTCACGGTTCATGAATCGTGAAGAGTGGCTGCGCGGCGCGATGCGCTCGCCCGCAGGCGATGCCTCGCGCCGCGCTTGCCCGGCCGGAAACTGTGGGGGGCTAGCCGCCGGGCGGCGTCCAGCCCAGCTTCTCCCGCGCTCCCTCGTCGTGCGTGATGAAGTTGCCAGCCGATGCGCCAAGGTCGCGCAGGATGGTGCTGGCCTCTTCTGGGAAGCAGGCGCCCGCCCCGCCGAACCGTTTGTCGGCGCCGTCCCAGACGAACAGGACGAAGCTCACCTTGCCCTCTCGCGCGGCCCTCTCGCGCTCGGCCTTTTCGCTGGCTTCCTGCTCAGGGGTGAAGTCGGTCATCGCTTCCTCCTACTTGTCCAAGATCACGGTGATGGTGTTGACGGCGGTGCCGCTCGCCTTGAAGGAGTTCGCGGCGTTGGGGATGTGATAGCCGTGCTGCCCGACCAGATCGGCGAAGGCGATGTTCTTGCGGCGCTCCCCGGTCAACGCGCCGGCGCCCATGACCGACACCAGCTTGCCGCCCGGCGCGAGCAGCGAGAACGCCTTCGTCACATGGTCGATGTCCTGCTGGCGCTCGAAGGGCGGGTTCATCACCACGCGGTCGAAGAGCAACGGGAACTCCGCCGCCATGAAGTCCTCCACGAGCAGGTTGGGCAGGCTCAGATGCTCGGCGTGCTTGGGCTGAATCTCCACCGCCCACAGGTTCTCCGGCGCCACCCCCATCTGCAGCACCCGCTCGACTATCGCGCCGCGCCCGGCGGATGGCTCGAGGACGGTGTGGTTGGCGTGGACATCGGCGAGGTCGACGAGCAGATCGACCAGCCGCTCCGGCGTCGGGAAGTAGCCCATCTTGTCGATTGGCTCGACCTTGCCCTCGGCGAGCAGCGCTTCAAAGCGCTCGCGTGACTCCGGCTCGGTCAGCACATGGCCGCCCTTGCTGCGGTTCCACTTCGCGCCGATCGACTTCAGCACTTTGTCCACGCGGACGTATTCATCGCGGTCGAGCTGGGTCTTCAAGACGAGCAGGTCGCCGTCGAGCTCAGCGTCGGCGAGGATCGTCAGAATGGCAGGGTCTACTGCGCGGGGCACGGCGCCTCCTTGGTCGGTTGGCGCCAGCCTATCCGCTCAGAGGCCGAGCGGCGCCTTGAAGCCCCGCCACATCAGTTTCTCGCCCACGATGCGGAAGACGATGCCGGTGCGCAGCTCGATCAGGTCGGCGACCTCGGCGAGCCGGGAAGCGCCCAAGTCCTTCAGATGCACGGTGTAGAACTTCTGATGGATCGTGTCGCGTGTGCCGAAGCGGTAGTAGCGCAGCGGGTCAGGCTCGTCTAGCTCTTCCTCTTCGACGCCCCAGGCGCCGTCGCGCTTGAGGATCTCGATCTGCTCCGGCGTCAGGTCTGCCATCGGGATTTCGTCCGGGCCGGGCGGCCTGTACTCAGAGCCGCCTTTCGCGTAAGCCCCTTCCTTTGCCTCGTAGCGCCCGCCGATGTAGGTGAGCCGGTCGGGGTCAGGACTCGCCACGTCGATGTAGACCTTGTGCGGCCAGCCGTACTTCCAGTCGGCGACCTCGAGGCGCTTCGCAGCGCCGGGTTCGCAGAGCTTCACGAAGGTCTCGGGATCGACCGAGCCGCAGTAGGAGCAGTAGCGGGCGCCGGGAATGACGAGCCAGCCATGATCGTCGCGCTCCTCCCAGACAGCGTCCGCAGTGAGGAAGGGGGACGAATCCGCGCGATGGACATTCGGCAGGTCGCTCACGGGCCGCACCCTAGCTGTCCCAACGGCGCAGACAGGTGCTGCACACCGAGTCGATCTCGCTTCTCGTCGCACAGTCCGCGAAGATCACCATCGCTGGCACCTTCCGCAGGCCGCAGCACGCTACGGCTGGCTCTGAGCAACACGCCGCCTTGTCGCTGTCGCTGGCGATGTGCAGGACGGCGGATTTGCGGAAGCGCACGAGCGTCGGGCGCTCAGCGGTGGTGCTGCGGGCAGGCTCAGTCACGGATCGACTCGAAGCTACGCACCAGCACGGACGCCGCCTCCAACTCCCTCAGCGGCGGCACTGGCTCGCCCTCGGGCGGGAGGATCAGCAGATCCATCGTCGACCATTCGCCGAGCATCGGGGATTTCTGATGGAGGATCGCCAGCACTTCGGCCCGCGACATGTGGGTCGCGTAGCGGTTTCCGTTGACGGTGATGATCGTCGCCATCAGGCTGGCGCCTTCTCGCGCTCGCGGTCACGGCGGTTGGCCTCGGCGACGATCTCGGCCATGCTCTTGTGTTCCTCGGCCGAGAGCGCCTGCAGGATCGCGTTCGTCCCCGCCCACAGCGGCGGTTCGCGCTTGCCTTCCTCGGCCCAGATGCGCTTGACGGTTTCGAGCATGTCGAGCGCCGCCCAGAGCGCTTCGGCGTCGAGGACGGGCGCCTGGCTCTCGCCCATGATGTCGGCCGCTTCGTTCAGCACCTTGGCCTCGCGCAGGCAGCCGGTGTAGGCGTCCGCCGCCGCGTCGAAGGTGTCCTGCAGGTCGAAGGGCAGCACCCGTGTCGCCCGCTGCGGCCCCAGCCATGAGAGCGCTTCGCCGTGGCGCTTGGCCCAGATTTCGGCCTTCGTCGCCTCCTCCCTGATCAGCCTCACCAGATCGCCCCCGCCGCGAGGATGACGCCGCAGATGATCGACACGACGACCGCGTAGATCAGGATGCCGAGCGCCGTCACCAGCACCTTCTCGCGGACGCTGCCTTTCTTCGGCTCCCCGCCGGCGACGAGGCCGACGAGGATCACGAAGGCCATGACGAAGGCGACGAGGATCAGAGTCAGGGCGAGCCGCCCCAAGATGTCATCCATCCGTGACCGCCTTCTCGACGAACTTCGCGTAGCGCTTCGCCATCCCTAGCCCGACCGCTGCTGCCTCAAGGTCGAAGTCGATCTCGGCGGCGAGAACGCCCCAGTCGGTGAGCATCTGCGCCGCATCGACCGCGTAGGGGTCCTCGATGGTCGCCTCCATGTCGCGTTCGAGCAGTTCCCTGACGATGCGCTCGGCGTCGGGCGATAGGTAGCGGCGGTGTTCGGGGGCGGGCATCAGTCGCCTCCTCCGAACCCGAACACGGCGCGAGCCTTCGCTTCTGCTGCCTCCCGCTTGCCCTCGTAGGCGAGTTGCGCTCCGCTGAAAGCGAAGGTCGCCCAGATCCACGGGCCGAACAGCAGCACCGCGACGACGAGGCCCGCGATTTTCAGCGGCTTCGGCAACGCGAAGTAACGCTGCACCCACTTCGGCGCGTCCTTGGGCAGGAAGGTCGCCTTGTGAACCTCGTCGATGATCGGTTCGGCGACGATGCGGCCTGCCACCGACCACACCGCGATCAGCACCCAGACTGGCACCACGATCCTGCGCCTCATTCTTCTTCCCCTTCCAGGTCGAACGCCGAGTTGTCCTGACAGACCACGACGCTCGGCGTCCCGTAGCGGTCGGTCGAGATTTGCCTGACGCCGCCGTGGGCAGCGCAGGCGGCAGAGGCATCGGCCGCGTCGGGCGGTCGGTAGCCGCCCAAGCCGCCGCAACCGACCAGCGACCCTGCGAACGCGAGGGCGAGAACCAGCGCGAGCGGTCTCATACGAAGTAGATGAGGACGGAGTTGTCGCGCTCGCCGACGGTCATCATGCCCTCGCGCTGCGCCTGCTGGTTGATGTCTTCCAGCCGCCCAATCTGACCGAGCATCGCCGGCACGGTGATTTCGATCTCCACCTTGTAGCTGCGCTCGCCCCCATGCGAGATGGACACCAGCCGAACGTCGCTGTCCGGGCAGTGGGACTCCAACACGCGAAGCAGGGGTTCTGCTTCTAGGTACTTCAACTGGTCCTCCTTGGTCGGTTCGGTGAAGACTACCCGCTCGCCAGGGCGCTCGGGGCCGTAGTCGGGCGCCGCTCCCGCCGGGGCCACGGCCTGCCTCGAAGGTGGCCGAGCTTTCGTATGTCCCGGCGGCAGCGAACTCCGGCACTAGGCGGACTCAGGACATGCCGCACCCGCGACCCTTCCCCGTCCCTGTATCAACCGCCGGCGGGTAGGTCCGCGCTCGCCGAACCTAGCCGCGCGTGAGGACGGCGTCGATCACCAGAACAGCCAGAAGGCGAAGCTGATCGAACCGCCCATGCACAGACCGCCTGCGGAATAGGCCGCATTTCGCGTCTCGGGGCCGAAGAACCAGACTGCGTTGCCGAGCAGCAGTAGGACGATGGCCAGTGTCAACAGGAGCCAACGTGGGACGACGATGTAAGTCACGGCGGCAGGCTACGACCGCGTCAGGACGGCATCTATCACGAGCGAGCCGTTCTCCTCGTGAGCGCCAGCGATGCGGACGCTCTGGCCGCGGTTGATCAGTACCGCGCCCGGCTCGGTCGAGTACTCGCCCATTGGCAGCGCCGGGGCGCCGGCTGGCACGAGGATGCGCATCACGGCTTTGCCGGTCTCCGCCTGGGAGGGATCGATCGAGGCGATCAGGTAGCCAGCGTCCCGCAGGCGACGGCCCCGCAGCGCTTCTGCGTCCTGGGCGCCAAGTCCCTCGATCGAAGTCGGCACGTAGACGTAGGCGTCTTCGGGCGAGCGCACATCGCGCATCAGCGCGTCCATGACATCGACCGTCTTCGCGTGGTCGCCAGGGTCGCCGGAGCGCAGCGCCGCGTTGATGGCCTCGCCGCCATCCGCCAGGTCGCCCAGCGCGTGTTCCTCCTCGGGGTAGAGGCCGCCGGCCTTCCTCAGCCCGGCGTCGAGTTCGCGCTGTGCGTCCGCGCCCTCAGCGGGGCCGGGCAGGCCCTCGGTGCCATCGGCGATCTCCCCCATGAACGAGACCCGCGCCTTCAGGTTTTCGCGCACCCGCTCGCGCATCGCCTCATCCGCGAAGGGCGCGGCATCGACGAGCGCGTCGATCCGCTGCGGCGTCAGCCGCTCGGCGATGTCCCCAGCCTGGTCGCGGAGCATCTGGTCGTTCAGCGCCATGCGCCCAAACGCCTGCCCGCCGCCGGGCGCCCGCATCGTCCAAGCCTCGGTCGGCACCGGGCCGTAGGGCTTCGGTTTGCCCATCGCCCGGAACTCGAAGGTGCCGCCCTGGTCGAGGCGGATCGGTTCGCCGTCCGGCCCCCAGAGGACGTTGTCCTGGTCGAGTCCGACGACATCCCAGTTGCCGAGCAGCGCATCGGCCATGAAGCCTTCCCCGAGCGGCTGGCTCTCGCCATTCCAGCGTTCGATGTCGCCGTCGCGGGCGGGGTAGGCGACGGCCGTCCAGCTCTTGCCGCCAGTGGGGAAGGCGTGCTGCTGGGCAGTGGCCTTGCCGAGCGAAGCGATCTGGCCGCTCCATGCAGAGTTCGCAGCGTCGAAGTCGGCCTTCGAGACCTCCTGATCACCGACGAAGTAGGTCTTCTTGCCATCAACCGTCTTCACTTTCGGGTCGCCCTTGGGAGGGGGTGACGGCTCCTCGACTGGCGCCTTTTTGAGGGAGCTATCGACCTGCATCTGACCGGCGTTCGGCACGTCGATCCCCAGCTCGCGGTAGACCGCGTTGGCCAGCAGCTCGCTCGCCACGCGGTCGCGGTTGCCGCGGTAGGGCTTCACCAGCCATTTGCGCCCGTCTTTGTCGGTGGCGAACTGGGCGCCGTTGGATCCGCCGGCGGGCTTGAAGTCGGTCAGCCCCGCATCCTCGGCGCTGTAGCTCGGCACGCCGAGTACTGGCGCCGGCGGTTTTTCGGCCAGGCTCATCTGCAGCGCCTTGTCCTCCTCGGCAGGCGCACGCTGCTCAGTCCCGTCGCTGGGCGCCATCTGCGGCGGCACAGCTTTGCCCAGGCGGTCGTCGGTGATGCCGTGGCGTTCGAGTACCCCGACGGTCTCGGCGTTGGCGAGGCGCTGTGGCGTCGAGTACAGCTTGCTCTCGCCGTCGGGCTTGGTGAAGCGCATCGAGCCTTTCGGCCCGCGTTTGATGTTCGAGCCGTCGGCCAGCGTGACCATCTCCGGCGCGGCACTGTTGAACGGCTCGTAAGCGGGCAGCGCCGCCATCTTGCGAAGGAGCGAGCGCCGCGGGTCCGAGTAGTGCCGCGCGTCGAAGAACTGCGGCCCTGACCCCTTCGTCAGCTTGACCGGCTCCCCAGGCGCGTTCTGCGCGGTCTCCGCAGCGATCTGCGGGGCTTCTACCGCTCCCCCCGTGTCCGTGGGTCCATCCCCGGTCTTCGACGGCTCAGCGGCGCTGAGAACGCCCTCGGGGACTACCGGGAGCTTCGTGTCGTAGTCGGGAACCAGCGCACCGCTCTCGTCGGCGATCCCGAGCTCGTGGTCGCGCTCCCCGCGCAGAGTCGCCCGCACGCGGATGCCAGCTTCGCCGGGCGAGATGCCCTGCTGCTTGGCGAGCAGCCCGCCGAGCAGAAGTACTCGCGCCTGATGCCCCTGCCGGAAGCCCATCGTCTCCACCAGTCCGGCGCGGGCCTCGGCCGGTACGCCCGCCTCATCGAGCAGATGCGCGAGCCGCGTGCGCTCCAGCGTGTACGCGCCTTTGGCCGTGGGGTGGTCGGGGTTGGCCTCGGCCCACTTGCTCGCGCCCTCGAACCCGTCAGCGGCGAGCCAGCGCTTGCCTTCGATCCGCCCCGTCTCCTCGGCCAGCGCCTCCTCGAGGGCGTAGCCGTCCGGCGTCGAGTACTCCTCGGGCGTGACCGGGTTTACCCCGTGGCCGACCGCCTCGTGCGCGGCCCGGGAGTAGAGCAGGTAGCCCCGGCGCTGCGCCTCGGCGTTTTCGGGGTTGGCCCGCAGCTCGTCGAGATGGCCAGGCGCGTCCTTGCCGATCTCGCTCCTCCCGTCGAACCAGCGCAGCGCCGTGGTGTCGGGCTCGTTGGGGTTTACGTCGATCCCCTGAAAGACCGCCTTGGCATCGTGCGCCGCGGCGGCCTCGTCGACCCCGTCCTGAACGCGACCGCGCCAGGCGTGGAAGTCCTTGGGCGGCCCGCCAGCGTGCGGATGCGTGTCCTCGTTGGCTGAGACCGGGCCGTGGCCGCCGGGCATCTTGTCCACACCGACTTCGCGCAGCCGCTTCGCCGTCTCCTCGCTCTTCGCCCATGCCCGGCGGTAGCTATCCGGCGTGTGACCGCCGGGCGGGCGCGGCACCGCCACCTTGGCCGAGCCGGCGCGGCCACGCTTCTTGGTGTTCACGGCCAGCAGGTCGCCGACGGCATCTTTCAGGTCGTGGCTGACTGCTGCGGCGAAGCCGCCGACTTTGGGCATGAACTCCCCGCCCTTGACCGTGCCTTTGGCGAAGCGCCGGTCGTAGGGGGCCTCGATCAGGTTCATGGCGACGCGGTGATCCTCCATCGCCTCGACTAGGCGCCGCAGTTCGTCCTCGTCGGTGACCGCCTCGCGCAACTCGGCGAAGCGTTCCTGAAGCTGGCGGGCCAGTGCGATCCCGTCCTCGGGCGGCGGAGGCGTGAAGTCGTGCGGCAGGAAGCCCTCGCTGATCGCTTCATCCAACCCGTAGAGGCGGCAGGGGCAGTTGGGGTGGCGCGGAGGGTGGATGACGTCCAGCACCGCCCACGGCCAGAACTTCCCCGCCATCACCAGGCAGTCGATCGTGTGCGACTTCACGAACGGGCTGAGCCGCCAGTAGGCGCCGAGCGGCGAGGTCCGCTTCAGCGACTCGCGCTCCTGGGCGGAGATGGAGCGGCTGAGCATCGCTTCCTGCCGCTGGCGGATGTAGCGGAACTCGCGTTCGAGCAGTACTCGCAGGGCGGCTTCGGGGTCGTTGGAGGAGAGCAGCGCCTTCGGGATGTCGCGCTCGAGCCGCGCTTCCATCTTGCGGATGAACTGCGCCCCGCGGTCGGCCTCCTCCTGGGCCAGCTTGCGCAGCAGGTCTTCTGGCTCGGCCGGGAACTGCCGGCGGAGCGTCTGCCACAGCCAGAAGATGTCGTCGGAGCCGTTCCCCCAGAACTTCCGCAGCGCCTCGATCGAAGCGGCGGTGGTGGCGGCGAGCGCGGCTGGCTCGAGGACGGCGGCCCCGGTCGCCGGGATCGCGGTCGCCGCCGCGGCGGTTGCGGCTCCTGCACCGGCCGCTCCGGCGGCCCCAGCGCCCGAGCTGCGTGGTTCTTCGGCGCGGCGAGGCTGCGGCATCGCAGCAGAGGATAGGCGCGGGGGCGGGCTCTTACCTCAGCCGCACGCTACGCAGAGTACATCCGAGCGCAGTGGCGAGGCGCATCGCTTGCAGACGCCGTAGTCCGGCTTGCAGTCCGGGCAGAGCCATTCGCTGTTCTCGACTCGGGCGCAGATGCCGCAGACCGGGCGCTGGCAACCGAAGCAACGGAATGCCTCGTCGTGGTCCTCGCCGTCGCCCTCGCGGTGACAGATCACACAGGGTCGCCCTTCCAGTCCGTCCCCTCGACGGGCCGCAGGTCTGTGCTGGCCTTCGCCGCGCATCCGGCACACCAGATGTGGTAGCGGCGGTGCGGTTTGGCGATCAGGTACGGCTCGCCCTCGGCGAGTCCCTTCAACTCGACGCTCGGTGGCAGTTTCGCGTAAGAGCCGCAGAGCGTCGGGAGCATGGCGCGGCTGTTGCGCCGCCCGGCGAAGCTTGGACTGCCGAAATAGGCCGGGTCGGACGGGAGGTGGATGACGATGGGGTCATCCACTGGGCGCACACCTCGGGCAGAACTCGCCGCGCTCGTTGGTGGTCCAGCCCTCCGGCAGCGCTGGCTCGCTGACGCGCTTGATGGAGCCGCAGGAATCGCACATCACGCTCATCGTCTCGGAGCCCGCGCCGGCGCCGCGGCGAATCGCCTCGGCTCGCATAGAGGCGAAGCGCTCCTCAACCGTCTCCTCGCCGGTCGCCTTCATCTCGATGGTGCCAGTGTCTAAGTGGAGGATGTTTCGCTTGGTCGGCATCGCGCTATCCTAGCCGCCATGCTCCTCAGCTACGGAACCCGGCCCCGCTCCGAGAGCGCTCCCGGCCCGCTGGAACGCTAGCGCGGCTCGACCGCGCTTCCTCAGCAGTACTCATGCGTCCGTAGCTCAGATCGGTTAGAGGCACGGCAACGTGTCCAGAGCGTCGCCCTTTCAAGGCGAAGGTCGCGGGTTCGACTCCCGTCGGGCGCACTATCCTTCCTTCTCCCGACCAAGGAGGAAGACGAATGAGCGAGCAGTACCGCAGCTACACCGAGAAGGCCAAACTCTTCGCGGCGACGCTCTATGACGGCAGAGAGGGCGAGGATGACCCGCTGCCCCACGCCATGATGATCACCGACGACGGCGAGGTCTCGATGTTCGCCATCGACGGCGCCTTCATGGCCAGCGCAATCAGCAAGAGCTTCATGGTCGCGGCCATCGCCCATGATGTGGAGAAGCACAAACCGGCCTTCTTCGCTTGGCTCATACCGATCTGGGCAATTCAGGGTCACCCCAGCGATGAGCCGCCAGCGCCGGACTTCTCCAAAGACCCGCGACGGCGCGAGTACATCCAGGTCATGACCTTCAGCCCAGAGCAGGCTGAGGTCTGGATCGCCGAGATCAAACGTGACCCAGTGCGCCTTGAGCCGTGGAATGCAGACAACGGCGGCAAGGCTGAGACCAAATTCGATGGACGCTTCGCCGACCCGATCATCGAGTCGATTAGCCGCAGCAGTTAGGCTCGCCTGCGGGCGATGGTGTAGCCGCGCAAGGTGGAACTGGGCTTGGCGGCCCAGCACACGAAGCGTCATCGGTCGGGCCAGATGTGAGGCGCTGGGCGTCGATCTGCTGGCACAGCCACCGACCGGAGCGGCAACCTAGCCCCTTCTTCGTCCGCAGCATGTAGCTTGCGAATCTGCTCGGTGGTGGCCCATACTCCCGCCCGCCGCCACCGAGCAAAAACCTACCCGCCCGGCAGGACTCGAACCTGCGATCTACGGCTTCGGAAGCCGTCGTCTTCTCCTCTGGACCACGGGCGGAGAAGAGGGATTGCCAACCGCCGGACTAGTCGCTCATCCCTCAAAGGCGGGACTTTTCTCTGTAGCGGCGGCAATCCCAAGCGCCCGGTGGGACTCGAACCCACATCATCCCGACTTAGGAGGTCGGTGCTGGTCCTTTCAGCTACGGGCGCAGGAACTACGCGGCGATGTCGGCTGGCTCGCCAGCCCTCTGCCGTCGTCTCTCCATCGCCTGTGCCTCGGGTGCGCCGAACCCAGCGCAGTCGCCATAGCGCAGCCGGTCGAAGTCGATCGGAGCGAGGTCCGCCTCGGCGCCATGCTCGCGGCCTTCGTCACGGCGCTGCCGAGCGGTCACGGGCTTGCCAGCCATGCGCTGTTCGGCGCGGCGGTTGACGCCTTCGACTCGGTGCTGATGGCGGATGCGCTTCATATGCCCAATCGAGGACTCGAACCTCGGCTGACCCGGTATGTAACACCGGCGCTCTCCCAAACTGAGCTAATCGGGCGGGTCGCCTTCGATACCCCGATGGTCCCCGAAGGGAGCCAGTACCGAAGGCGAAGGCGAGTGTAGCCGCTGCACGGCTAACTGTGTGAGCGCCCCCGGCAGGAATCGAACCTGCGATGTGGGCTTCGTAGACCCATGCCTTGTCCTCTTGGCTACGGAGGCTGAGCGAGGATAGCGGGCGACGAAAGGACGAGCAAACGCCGCCCGCCTGCTGCACTATGCCTTAGCGCTCGGCCGCCAGGATCAGCTTGTGAAGCACGCCGAGCAGCCCGTGCCACGCAGCCTTGTCGCCACCGCCCAGCGCCGCGCCGAACTCCTCTGAGACCGGCATCTCGATCCGGTACCACATGCGGCTTCCTTCCTGCGGTGGCGCGAAGACGTAGATCGTGCGCCTAGTCGCCTGATCGCTCATCGGCCAGGAAGACGCCTAGGACGGCGCCGATCATGCACCAGGAAATGCAGGACTCGTCGTCCGTGAGTTGGGCGATGCGACGCCGCAGCTCATCGTGTTCCCGCTGGCTGAGGCCCGCGCCCTGAGCGAGCAGCGCCACCGCCTCTTCGACCTCGCCCTTCGGCCGGCCAGCAGAGACATGGATGAAGTCCTCGATCCGGCGGATCGCCTCTCGAACGTGCTTGGCATCCTCAATCGCCAACCGCGCTCGCCCTTGCGGTTACCTGACCCTCGGCGATCCCGACTTTTTCCTCGGACTCCCATCGGTAGGGCCAAACGCCCGATCCATCCACGCTGAGGTCAACGTGGTAGGCGCCAGCCGCCGAGCGAACAACCTCGGAGTCGGTGCCGTAGGCCAGCGTTTTGCGGGCCTCGCCAGGCGGCACGAACAGGAAGCGGACCACTGGCGGGTCAACCGCAGCGCCGCTCGCCAGGTCGGTGAAGACGCACGAGATACGCACCAGCTCGCCCTCGGCGACAGGCGTGCGCGGCGAAGTTGCCTCAGCCCTGATCGCTTCCATTGCCGTTCGCCTGGGTGAACCGCTTCAGCGCTTCCTCGGCGGCGGAGATGACCTCGACGCCGAAGCGCTGCTCAAGCTCATCGACCCGCTCGTTGCTGGCGTCCTGGGCGGCTGCCGGGAGCTGGGCGAAGTTGGCCTCCGCCAGGCGCCGGGCCTCCGGCACGACAGCGGGGACGGGGCGCAGGAACATGGGGATCCCTCCGCGGCCGAGAACGATGGACTCGGCGAGCATCGAGCCATAGGGCCGTTTCGCCGCTTCCTCCGGCGTCTGGGATTTCATCCGGCCCCCATAGGGGTTTTCGGCCCCTTCTTCTTCGCCGCCGCCTTCGCCAGTGCCGGGTTCTGCGCCGGGCGGCGGTTCGCGCTGCGCCGCCATGGCGGCCGCGAGCGCGGGGTCTTCGTAGCCCGGCGGGAAGACGCGCTCGACGATCGCCTGGGCGTCTTCGACCTCGAGGCCATCGGTGAGCGCGACGCCGAGCAGGACGCGGCTGAGCTCGGTGTTGGTGCCGTTGGGATCGAAGGTCTTGGCGATCCCTTCCACGGCCGTTACCAGTTCGCCCAGCATCCGACGCAGCGGCGAGGGCATCGACAGCTCGTAGGACAGGTCGCGCTCGGTGTCTTCTTCGTCTTCGACCGCCTCGGCATGGGCTTCGGTCAGCGACAGGTTGCCCTGCTGCTGAGGCGGGCCGCCAGGTGCCGCCATCTGCGCCTGCGCCTGGGCCGCCTGTGCCGCAGCGCCTTCGCGCTTGGCCTTCTTGGCTTCCTCCTCTTCGCGCTTCTTGGCGATCTCCTCAGCATCGAGTTCTTTGCTGATCTTGCCCGCATCGACGGCCCGCTGGATCACGCGGTCGGTAAACCAGCGGAAAAGTCCCTCGAAGACCTCCTGCCGTCCTTCAACGGTCTTCAGCACGGGAAGCTCCATCGAGGTCGCGGTGGCCAGGTTGGCCGATCCGGCGTCGCCCAAGTAGTGCTGCGGGAAGTGGGTGGCGGCGCTGATCTGCGAGCGGATCATCTGGCCGTCGGTCTCGGCGTTGCCCGCGCCCGAGTCGAGCTTGAACGGTTCCATCGTGACCGTGTCGTTCTCGTTGAGGATGCTGGCCGCCTTGGGGCCGGGCGGCACTTCTGCCAGCCGGTCACGATCGACTGCGGCGCCAAGGGTCGAGCGGCGCGAGAGCGCTTTCATCGCCATGCGCTCGATCTGGTTCGGCGTCCCCTGCGCCTTCCGTTTCATGATCAGCGCCGCGGCGGCCCGGGCCATGTCCACCCGCGCCTCCATGAAGTTGTTGTAGGCGGTGAACCAGCGCAGCGTCCGGTCCATCACCGGATGGCCGAAGCCAGCCTCGGTGGTCTTGTTGACGTAGAGGTGGAAGACCTTGCCCTTGCCGGTCTTCGCCGGCGGCGCTTTTTCGAGGGCGGCGCCGCGCTCTTCCTCGGCGACTTCGACATTCTCCCAGTGTTCGTAGTAGCGCACCGGCCGGTTCTGGATGATGTCGCGGTCGCGTTCGAGCTCGACTTTCGCCTGGTCGTTGACGAAATCCCATTTGACGATCTTGCGCCGGGCGACGTAGTAGAGGATGCGCTGCCGGAACTCCTCGTCCCGCACCACGTTCTCAACGGCGTCGTGTTCGAGGATGCCGACTTTGACCTTGCCGTCGGCGCCGTCGTCGAAGAGCAGGAAGAAGATGTTGCTCTGGGTCGAGAGATCGACGCCGAGCGCCATCTGCGCTGCGTAGGTGGTCAGGATGAGCTTGTTGTCTGGGTCGTCCCAGGCTTCATCCACGATCTCCTGCACCTTGGGGTCAGCGCACTTCGGCTTCGGCACGCCGCGGCCGAAGGTGAAGTCGTTGAGGAGATCGACGGCGCCACCAGCCTGCGGGTCTTTCTGCCATGCGACGCGGCTCCGCTGCGCGAGTTTGCGGCGCTCGACCGCCTGCAGGTCTTGCTCGTTGCCGCCGAAGTAGTCCAGCGCGGAGTAGGCCAGCAGATCCATTTCGCGCTGCATCGCGCGGCGCTCGACATCGCTGGCCTCGAGCAGCGCCAGCTCATCTCCGCGGCGCAGCGTGTAGCCGGTGCGCTCTTCGGCGGCCTCGCGCAGACGGTTGAGTGCGCCGCCTTCCCTAGCCACCGGAGGTCACTGCCTGCCGCTTGACGCGCCGGCCGACGCCATCGGCGCCCTGCTCGGCGAGGTCTGTGAGGATGCTCGCCGCCTCCTTGAAAGCGGTCATCGCTGGCTCGTCATCGACGAGGTTCGCGGCCGCCAGCAAGCCCGCAGCGTGCATCTCCAAGAGCGCCTGCCGCGAGCTGGCCTTGACGCCCTTCTCGTAGCCAAGCCGTTCCCCTTCTTCGCATCCCTGGTCACGGGCCTGTTTGAGAACCTTGCGGGCGTCCGCCGCGATCTGCCGCTGCGCCTCAGTCGCCACGTTTCCTCCTCTTCACTGGACGCCAGCTCTTCGCCGCCTCCTCGGTCAGGGTGTCGGTCTCCTCGGTGACAGCGTCTTCGACCAGCAGCGAGCCAGCCTTGTTGTAGCCCTTGACTTCGACCATCCGCTTCCCGTTCTCGAGGAAGTCCCCAGCCTCGGGTTTGCTCGCGGTCGCGGTCATCGGACGGGCGTCTCCCCAGGAACCAGCTCGCGCTGCCGCGCCCACTGGCGCTCTTTCTCGGCCCGCCAGGTCGGGCAGTCGGTGTAGCAGTTCAGGCAGAAGGCCGAGAGGGTTCGCGGGTTAGTGGCGGCCCCGATCAGGCTCTTCTCGACCCTGCACTCGACCGTCGGACCCTCCTCCGTCTCGGCTACGAGGCGGCCTGCCGGGCACTTGACATCGAGCTTTGCTGCGGCCACTTGCCGGAGAGACTAGGGCAGCAGGCGGTCGAACGCAGCGGCTACTCGCCGAAACCGGCCTGGTACTCCTCGTCGCGGAAGCCCGGGTCGTAGCGCTGGGCGTCGTACTCGTCGAGTTCTGCCCGCTCGAACTCCAGCATCTCGTCGAGCGGCTGGAAGACATCTCGCGTGTCCGCATCGACCCCCTGCCGGTAGTGCCAGAGCTCGGTCGCAACCACGTCGTAGACCTCGGCGTGGGTGTAGTCGTTGGGGCCGGTCTTGCGGTAGTGGACTTTGGTGCGGCCGAACTCGTCAGTTTCCGCCTCGCGCACCTCGCCCTGCAACTCGTCCTTGTAGCCCTCCGGCAGCGCTTCGGGATCGCATTCGCGGCCCCCAGGAAGCTCGTTGAGCTGGCGCCGGATCAGGTCGTAGGTCGCGTCGATGGCCTCGACCCTGCGCACCGTCGCCAAGATCAGCTCCTCATCGACAGCGAAGACCTGTTTCTGGTTCTGCGCGTAGGCGACCAGATAGACCCGGCCAGGGAAGCGCTCGGCCAGCCGGCGGCTCATCCGCTCCTCGGGCGCGTGGTCGATCGCGCACATGTTCACGTTGAAGCGCCGCATCAGCGACTCAAGCTCGTTGAAGGTATCGACGCGCCCGATCCACAGCGCCCGCTTGCGCTGGTCCTCGTAGTGCTCACTGATCCGCACGTTCATCGCCCGCGCCGAAGCGACATCGACGCCCATCGTCACGAGGTTGGCCGTCTGCCGGCCACCGTCCTTCGGCTCGAGCGAGTAGGCACGGCAGGCGGCGGCGATGGCGGCATCGGAAAGGCGCCCCTCCTCGTCGGCGTAGGCGAGGCCCAGGTCCTTGTTGAAGTGCGTCTTCTTGTCGGTCGGGTTCGTCTTCTTCGAGGCTTTGATGATTTCCCGAACGTTGGTGTTGGGTTTGACTAGGCGCGGGATGTGGTAGCCGCGAATGTCGATGTCGGGATGCTCGGCGACCCATTCGCCCTGCCGAACATCGAGCGGCTTGCGGCACTTTGAGCAGATGACCGTGGCCGTCTCTAGATCGACGTTGTCGGGGAACTCGATGTGCTGCCAGTTGCGGCAGGCCGCGCACTTGACCATCCAGCGCCGCATGTCCGATTCCTCGTAGAGCCGGTCGATCCCCCAGTTCGGGGTCGAGGGGACGCCGACGCGCCGGATCAAGGCGATGTCAGAGCCGGAGATGCGGCGCTCGGCGTCGGGGATGTTCTCCTGCGTGAGGGTGTCGTACTCGTCCAGCGCGAGGACATCTGCATCGACCGAGTCCAGCGCGGTTTTGGTCTCCGAGCCGCGGAAGTAGACCATGCCCAGCCCGATCTGCCGCAGCCCCTTGTTCTGGACATGCGCTGGCGGCACGCGGCCACGCAGGTACTCAGACCCTAGGATCGCCTGCTTGACGCGAGCGTCAGCGAAGTCGTACATCTGGGCGAGTTTCGGGAAGACGTAGAGCGCGACTAGGGCGCCGATGTCGGCGTGGTACATGACCCAGCGGGTCAGGTAGGCGGAGATGCCGAGCTGGGTCGCCTTTTTGATCACCATCTCCTTCTCGTAGGCGCCCTCGGCGTACAGCTCGCGCTGGAAGGGGAAGCGGTCGAAGTCGAGCGTCCCCGATTTCGGCTCAGGTACGCGCAGCGCCCAGTCGAGGAACGGCGTGCGCTGGTTCTTGCGGTCAGCCTGCTGGGTTTCCCAAAGCTCCAGCACCGCCTTCAGCGGGTCGATGTGGGGCGCCGTGGTCGCGCCCGTCGCCTGGGCACCGAAGCGCGTGGTCAGGGGGCCAGCCATCAGTTGCCCGCGAACTGCGAGATGGCCGTCATGACCTTCTCGACGGTCTCCTCGGGAACCTGCTCCTCGGTGAAGACGCGAAGAACAGTCGCAGCGAAGGCCCGGACATCCATGTCAACCTTCAGCGTCCCCAGATCGTTCGGCAGGACGCCCGTGGCCTGCATCAGCGAGGTCATCTTGTCGAGCGCGTCGATCCTCGCCTTGATCGCCCCCACGCGCACGTTGTCGTTTTTGGTCGTCGACGAGACGAGCGCCAGCTCCTCGATCGAGCCGCGCAACTCGAAGAGAACCTGCTCGACGACCTCAATCGGGTCGATGGTCTTCAGGTTGGGCTGCGACTCCCGCCACTGCGCCATGACTTCGCGGACGGTCGACTCGTCCACGTTGAAGGTGTCGGCGACAGTGGCATCCGAGAGAGACCGCGCCTTCGCCGCAACGATCTGCCTATCCCGCTCGACTTTCTCGGCGGCGTTCTTCGCTCGGGCCACGCTGCGATGTTACGCAGCAGACCCGCCAGCTACTCCGCCGCAGCCTGCTCCTTGATCTCGCGGAGGAAGGGGCAATCGTCTTCATGGCCCAGCATGATCTGGCCCATGCCCGGCAAGAGGCGTTTGAATGTCACGGTCGGATTGGCGCAGGTGCATCCGCGCTCTTTGGCCGCCGCCACCATCTCTTTCGCCGCCTGCTTCTGACCCTCAAGACCGGCTGGGACTTCGATCCCGCCGATCTCGGGGTCGGGCGTAACGGCCGTTCCGCGAGCCAGCAGCGCCGATGCCTCCTTCGCCTCTCTATCGCGCCGGATACGCGCCGCCTTGCCCATTAGCTCCTCCTCGGATCGACGGGACGCCCGCATCGCTCGCAGCGAAGTCCCTTGGTTTCATGGCCCCAGCGATCACAGGTCTTCTCCGCCGCGCCGGCGTGGCCGATACGGGCGAACCAGAAGAAGTAGTGCGCGAGAGCGCGGAAGCGCAGGAACGCTCTATGCGTGTAGGGCTGATAGCCCTCGCCGTCAGCGAAGCGCTCCAGCGCCTCCGGGCTCGGCTCGCGCAGGTTCTCGTAGGTGTCAGGCACCGAGCATCGGCGGCTTGTCGGTGTCGCCTCGCTTGGCCGCCACAAGTATTTCGACGGTGGCTCGGCGAGCCTCCGCAGAGTCGAGGATGCTGACCTCTACGTCGAGGAAGCCGTCACGGTGCTGCGGGTCCTTCTTGACCTCGGCCACCGTCACCGTGGCACCGACCTCGAAACGCGCATTCTCAGTCGGTGCCTGGACGAAGCGCAGGATGTCGCCCTTGCTGATCGGCTTGTCCTCGAACTGGGCGGCTTCCAGCGACAGCACCGTGACGACAGGACTCATGCCGCCTGCGCCTCCTCCCACGCCTCCTCCAGCGCCTCCTCGGTCATCGGGTCGCCATAGCGCTCGGAGCCCACGAGGGGGGCCATCGCGCCAGCCATCTTGAAGACACCAGCACCGCCCGATTCTGCCTCCGGCTCAGGCCGCAGCCAAACCAGCGCGAGCGCGTAGGCGAAGTCGTAGGTGTTGCCGGAGTGGTCGTCGGAGAGGTCGGGCATCAGATCACGGCGTTTCTGCTTGGCCTCGGGGGAGTAGTTGAACTCGGCGCTGCCGAGCGCGTTCCACCAAGTCAGCCAGATCAGCTCCGGGATCGGCGGCTTCTCCAGCCCCGCATCGACCTTGCCCTGCCAGTACTCCTCGGCCTCGGAGATGTCGCCCTTGGCCGCCTCCATGGCCGCCCTGCCGAAAACTGCGGCCTGCTCGCAGCAGAACAACTCGTAGCCGCCGAACTTCCAGCCCCAGCTCGGATCGCGCATGTACTTGGCTATGCGGCGACGGAACTCGATGGGCAGAGCGGCGACCCGCTCCTCGAATTCTGCTTTGCCACCGCGCTCCCACTCCAGCGCTTTGGCCAAATCCTTCTGCCGGTTCTCCTCCTCCTGCGCTGCGTAATGCTCCTCGGGGGTATTGAAGAAGACGACGGTGCCGCGCAGGGCCATGCCGAGAATGAGGCTCCCGTGCACCGTGTAGAGCCGCACCCGATCACCCTTCTCTGGCGGCTCGATTCCGGGGACATCCGGCATCCCGAAGCCGGTTGAATCCTCGGTGGTAATCGTCCAGCCACCGCCCGACGTGTACTCCTCAGCGCTCTTGATGATGAGGTCCTTGGCTTCGTAATCGCCATCGGCCAAGCGGTCCTCTGGTAGGCCGCTGCGAGGGAAGTCAGTCTTGTCTGGCATTTCGCATCCTTTGCATGTTCATCGTCTCGTTGCCGCACAGCTCGCATTCGGCCACACAGCGCATTGACTCGTGGATGAAGCGCCGCAAACCCTCGCTCTCGCCAGCCCTGACTCCACAGCTAGTGCAGACCCGCTCCTCGAAGTAGCGAGCCTCGATGCCCTGCTTGCGGTCGGGTTTCAGAACCCTCGCGCCCGCGCCAACACCGATCTCGTTGAACTTCGTGTTGCTTCTCGGCCTAGCTCCGTCGAACGGTCCACCGACGAGTTCGATCACTTGCGGTCTCCTTGGTCGTCGCCAAAGACTACGCCATTTTCTCGTAATCGCGGCACAGCTTCACGAGCGCTTTGGCGCGATCTCCGGTCTCTGCGACAAGGTGGCCGATCACGCGCTCGACGACTTCGTGGTCGCGCTTCATCAGCACGAACTGGATCACCTCGGGCGCCTCGCGCTCCTCGCGCTCGACCGATTCGCGGACTTTCTCCGGCAGCGCGTCGGTGAAGCTGGCGAGCGAGAGGCTGTCCTTGATCGCCGCCGAGTCCATCCCTAGGCGCCGGGCAAGCTCGTCCTCGGGAATGCGCTGGTTCAGGTCGGCCAGCAGCAGAGCCAGTTTGATCGGGATGAATTCGCCCCGCAGGTTGTTCATCGAGACCATCGCCAACGCCGCCTCGTCGTCGGTGTCGGGGCTGACGACGACGGCGGGGATAGTCTCCGCCGCGAGTTCGCGCAGCGCCCGCCAGCGATGCTCGCCGTCGATGATCTCGTAGCGCTGCTGACCCGACGGCGCCTCGCCGACCTCGTGGTGCATGACCTTCTCGCGCACGAGGATCGGCTGCTTGAAACCATGCTCGCGGATGTCCCGCTTCAGCGTTTCCATCTTGTCCTCGGGCAACTCGTTCGGGTTGCGAGGATTGGGGTCGATCAAGTCGATCTGCAGCGTCTGAACCTCCAGCTCGACATGCCGCAGATCCTCAAGGCTCTTAGCCACGCTTCCTCCATTCGATTTTCAGCGGCTCAGCCGCTCGGTACTTGAAGCCGGTCAGGCCCTCGTCATCGGCGACCAGCCAGTAGCCAGTCGTGATGAGCAGGCCCATCTCTGGCGGTTCTTTCGCTGGCGGCGGGAGCGTGGAGATCCCTGCCGCCTGCTTCACGACGTAGGGACGGCCACTGAGCCAGGGACAGACATCGAGGGCGAAGGCCATGCAGTCAGGGTGTGCGGGAGGCTCGCCGAAGGTTCGTCGCTCGATGCTGTACTCGGTGCCGACGAAGGCAATCTTCCTGCCCAGTCCCTTGCCGCAGAGCTGGCAGAGCCTCAGCGCACCGCAGCGGGCACGGGCAACCTCATCGTGAACCTTGAAGTCGGGGATGCCGTCGATGACAGCGGTCACCACAGGCACTGGGAAACGCCCGACATGCGGGCGCTCCCGAAGTGCCTGTGGCTCCTCGACCATCAGTCGTCGGAACCGCCGCCACCGGCAGTCGCCGCCGGCGAACGGCGCTGGCGCGTCCCCACCGTCGATGCCTGGCCGAACTCGTCGACGATCTTCGTCGTCCGGTTGCGCGGCACCACCGGGAAGTTCCTCTGGGCCGGTGCAGCGTAGGTGCCGCCCTTTTCCTCCTCGCCGAAGCCCTCGGTCGCGGCGACGATCGCGTCGTTGCCGTTGGCCGCAGTCTCGGCCCCGATCTCGACCCAGACCCGCTTGCCCTCCGCGAGCGCCTTGGCCACGGCCTCTTCGTCGCCCTGCTTCAGCACCACGTACTCGGTGTCAGCCACCTTCTCGTCCTTTCGTTGTGGCTCACGTCGCGCACAAGATGTACTCGTGGCTCGTGGCCTTGGTGTGGTCGTTCTCCTTGCTGGTGATGTGGCCGTAGCGGATCGCGTGCATCTGCACCGTCCGCCCGCGCTCCCTCATCAGCTCTGCAAGCTCCTCGGCGTCAACGCCCTTGCCCCCGACCGAGACGACCCAGGCGGCGATGTGCCCTGCTGCATCGAAGACCTCGGCGAGGTGCCGCCAGCCTCCGGCGCGGCTGAAACGGCTCGGGCCTGTGGGCGGCGTTTCGTTCTGCAGGATGCCGTCGAGCGCCCAGTAGTTGCGCTCGTACGTCTCGGTCTCCGGGTAGGGAGGGTCGAGGTAGAGGACATCCGGCGTCTCGGGAAGCAGGTCGAACAGGCCCAGCACATCGGCCCGGAACATGCGGTTGTCCTGGCCGTTGGAGAAGACCCCCTGCCCCATCGCAGCGAGGGCGAGCAGCATCATCCTCCGGGGCCTGGTCAGCGCTGGCACACGGTCGATCTGAGTTGGCGTCATCGCGTCCCACTCGCCCTTCCGCGCGTGGCTGACGCCGAGCGAGCGCACCTGGCCCCACATCGAGAGCCGAGTCGCAGTCTTCAGCATCAGCGAGCGCATCAGCGCCGCCCGCGCGGGGTTCTCGTACTCCAGCGCTGCCTTGGCGATCTGGGCCAGCAGTTCGCGGGCGCCGTCGGGCCACGGCAGGTCCTTAACCGGCGGGAGCCACCAGTCGTTGACGTTCTGCTCGAGCGCAATCGCAGCGTCGCTCTCGGTCAACTTCACGCTGTCGTTCTCGACGAACGCCTGGCCCACAGCCTCGCTGCGGCGGCTGACATCGTTGGCGAAGACGCGGTAGCCCAGGCGCTTGCCCGTCAACGCCACCGAGCATCCGCCAGCGAAGGCATCGCACAGCACGTACCCCTGGCCGGGCGGGAAGCCAGCCTCGGAGATGGCAGCGAAGATCGGCTGGGCCAGCTCACGCTTGCTGCCGAGATACTGCGGCAAGGCATCGAGGCAGGCCAACGCTGACTTAGGCATCCATCCACTCCGCCGTCCGCAGAAGAACCGCTGCTGCCTGGATCAACTCCTCGCGCGTCTGCGACCAGTCGGCGTGGTCGCACATCGGCGTCGGGCACTTGCAGCGCCCCTTCCGCCACGCTTTCAGCGCCTCCTCGACCTCGTCTTCGGCGGCGGCGATACCGAGCCGCACGCCGTCCCTCGTCGGCGGATAGCCGCTCGGGTGAACCTCGTCCTGCCGAACCATCTCGGCCATGACCTCGCCGAACAGGTCGAGCCTGTCAGCCATCAGGGTCTCTCCTTTCGTCGCAGGCCGCGATCCGCGACCCGATGAAGCTGATCACCGGCACGGTCACTGCGTCGCCCATCGCGGCGTAGCGGTGCGCGTCGGGCTGTGGATCGTGCGGGACGCCGCCAGCGCCGTCGGTGACCAGCATGTCGGCCTCGGTCGGCGGGTGGGAGTTGTTGCGCGGGTTCGACCGCAGCGTCGGTGCGGCGTCAGCCACGAGCGGCGTGCCGCGGCCAGTGCCGTCCTCGCTGGCATCGTGGCCCTCGGAGGTCAGCGCGTGTGCGACCGCGCCGGCGCCTGTCTCGTCGCAGGTCGGCGCGACCTCTGCCTGAACGCCGATTCCATTCGCCCCCTGCTGCGCGGTGCGGATCGAGTGAACCGGACCGACAGCGTGCGGCTTGCCAGTCATCAGGCCGAAGGACTGGCCATCGTCGCGGACACCGATCCCTGCATCGCGGAGACGGATGCGCCCTTCGGCGTCGGGCGATGGCGTCAAGGAGTCGCCCGAGCGCCCGATCGCGTCGGTATGGATGCACGACGGCTCGACGGCAAGCGTTCCGTTCAGCCTGCCATCGACGAGCGTGCGGGCATGGTCAGCCTCTTCCCAGCTCTCGTAGTCCTCGTCGTGGTTTGCAGCATGGCGCTTGGTGTAGGCGACCAGCTCCCAGTTCGGCGGATACCCGAGCTGGTAGTAGCTCGGCGTATCGGCGAGGCTCGGGCCATCAGGGATCGTCCAGCCATCCGGGAAGCCCTGCAGCCGCTCGCACTCGGTCGGCGTGAGACGCCGCACCTGAGAGCCAGCGGCGAGGCGCGTGTCCTGGTGGCTGCCGGGATCCGCTGACAGCGACATCGCCTGATCGACCTCGCGCACCTCCTCGCGCTGGTTCTGGACGAAGGCGGTGGGGGCGGCCGCGCCCTTCCCGACCCGAAGCGCGGGCGACATGTCATCGAGGGGCGCAGCGTCTCCCTGGGTGCCGTCGAAAGCGACGAGGTTGACATCGTCCTCCTGCCGTCGACCCGGCTCTGAGACGCCATCGCCTGTCGCGCTGCCGCGGGTCAGCGGCGCAGCTACCTCCGGCGATCCTTCGACGATCACGGCATCGTCCGCGTCGGAGGTGACGCCCTTCTGGTAGCGCTTGGTCAGCGCCGGGGCGATGGTGAGTGGCTGGCTATCGGTGCGCGACCCCGGCTTGCCGTTGCGGTCCAGGGAGCCGTTGGCCAGCAGCGTGTCGGCTACGTCAGGCTCATCTGCGACGAGCCATCCGGCCTCGGCGTCTGGGAGGTCGGCGCCGCTGTTCCCGAATCGGCTGGTGAGGGACTGGCTGACTCCTCCGGGGGTACCGACTGCGCCAGCGCCCTTAGGCTCGCCTCGAGGGCGGCGGGCAGCGCCCGGTCGCGCTTCTGCGCTCGCCGCAGAATCCCCCTCGCCGCCCGCCCGCTCAAGTAGAACCTCGGATGGCACCGGGCCACCAAGACAGCCGACAACGAACAGGCGATGGCGTCGTTGGGGGACTCCGAAGTGTTGAGAGTTGAGGGTGCGCCATACGGCCCCTCCCCACGGCCCAGCGGCCACACCTGAGCGTGTCCATCCTCCGGCGGGAACATGGCACTCGGCGCCCACGAAGGCGCCCAGGACGAGTGCGAAGTCCAGGCCGCCGTTCGAGGAGAGGGCACCTGGCACGTTCTCCCAGAGGGTCCAGCGAGGAACGAGGGAATTGCGGAGTCGGATGAAGTGCCAGAAGAGGCCCGAGCGCTCGCCTTCGAGTCCACTGCGCTTGCCGGCGACGCTGAGGTCTTGGCAGGGCGTTCCTCCGACGAGGCAGTCGATCGGGTCGAGGGCATCTGGATCAAGCTCCGTGATGTCGGGGTGGACAGGGATGTCGGGCCAGTGGCGGCCTAGGATCGCGCGGCGCTGCGGAAGCACCTCGCACATCCACCGCACGTCGAAGCGGGCGGACGCACGATGAAGGCCGAGCTCGAAGCCGCCAACGCCGCTGCAGACCGAGCCGACGCGCAGTTTCTCCTGGTCGGACACTGGGCCGGAAGCTACCTAGGGGAGCGGACGCGGGACGCCGCTGATTCCGCATCTTGCGGCGTCAGCAGTTGACCTTGACCGCCGGCGTGCAGACATGCGCCGGAAGGTTGCCGGGAAGGGCTTCGATTTCCACCGGAGCGCCTTTTTCCGGCAGGACTTTGATGCCGACCGCAGAGCTTCCGGGGCCACCCTGGGAGTCGCCGTCTTCGTTCTGATCACCGCCTTCGCTGGGGGCGGTGGCTGGCGGCACCGCTGGCGCAGCGGCGGGCGGCGGGCTGGGCACTGGCGTACTCGGAGTCGGCTGGTGGTTCTCGCCGCCGCCCTTGGAGCCGCCCTTTCCGTTCCCGCCGCTTCCGCCGCCAGCACCGCCGCCTGCGGGCTGGTGAGGGCTACTGGTCGCGGGATTCTCGCTGGGCGCCTGCTCGGGAGCGCTGGTGGCCGGGCCGGCGCGGCTGTTGCCAGTTCCTTCACTCGCCGAAGTGCTGCGCGGAGACGCTGGCGGGGGCTGCGGGTGGATGCATTCGACATCGACCCCGTGCCCGTTGATCAGCATCACCTCAGCCGCCTTCTTGACGAGAATGCAGCTCTGCAGGCTGGTCACGAGGGCGATCGCCTGGGAGAAGTTGCGGTGGCACTGCTTCGGTTCGATCGGGCGCCCGGTCTTCTCGTCCGGCGTGCAGGGCGATTCCTGCAGAACGCGGATGTTCTGCTTGGTGACGTTGATGTCGTGGCCCTGCTTCTCGACTTCGGCGCTGAGGACGTATGCCTTGATGCCGGAGTAGACCGCGAAGCCGACGAAGACGACGATCAGCAGGCCCGTGATGGTCACATGGTGGCGGTCGTAGAAGGCCGCAGATTTCGGGAAACGCTCGCGGAGACGGGACTGGAGTTTGCCGAGCATGGATCAGCTTCCGAACCAAGGGAGGGGACTGGGAGACGCCGCAGCACAAGAGATAGTGACACCACCGTACGTCGTCTGGAAGCCGGTTTCCGCTGCAGATTCGATGAGCGCTTCGACTCCCTCTTCGGCGGCTTCAAGCGCGTTGTTCCAGGCGAAAACCTCGGAGCGGATGCCCCGCTGTTCGTAGATGGCGATCTGCAGCTTCGCCTGGGCTTCGTCGGCCTGGTGATCGCGCAATGCCCCGAGACGCGCTGCATTGCCGCGTTCACAACCCTGCCGATTCAGATCGACGAGCTGGGTGGAGATGCCAGCGAGGACGGCGTAAACGACCAAGCCGAAGAGCAGGCTCAGCGTGAGCCGGCGCATCGTTGTCGGGTGCCTATCAGCGAAGCGGCGCAGCACCTAGAACCTCGCGCCGAGCAGCAGGGCGATGAGGTAGATGACGCCAAGCGCCAGCGCGAAGCTTGCATGGCTCAGTAGCCACGCCGTCGTTCCTGGGTAGCGGACACGCGCCTTCTTGACGCGCTCAACGGCTGGCGTCCTCATCTTCGTCGTCGCCGCCGAAGTCGATCGTGATTCGTTTACGCCGCTTCTTGCGCTCGGCCCTCTCGTCAGGAGAGTCCCCGCTTTCGCGCCGGCGCTCATCGGATTTCAGCCAGACTGGCAGGCCGATGAGCGCGGACGCGAGCGTGGCGATGAACGGCACCGCGCCCGTGGCGAACTGTCCGCGGCCCAACTGGTAGACGAGGAAGAGACCCGCAACCGGGCATACGACATCCCTGATCAGACGCCGGACCCCGGCGACTAGAAGCTCGAGGAACCGTTCGAGTCCGCTCACTCACTCGCCCGCCGCCGCAGCTCGCCCGTCCATGAAGGACAGATTAGATGCCGCAGCAGCAGGCTCCCGCGAATGAACTTTCTGTCGCTATTCGGTGATACCGAGCTTTTTCGCCATTGCTTCTACGTCCCTGCGGAGCCACACGGTCGTCGCCTTCAACTCCTGCAGCGGTTCGGGCATCTTCCCCGCCTTCTGCCATCGACTGATCTGTGGAACCCCCTTCTTCAGGATCTCCGCCGCCTCAGCCGCGCCGACGATGTCCTTGCGGTTCCTCCTGATCTTTACTTCCCTTTCCATTCCTCTCCTCTGCCCGGTCCGACGACAGTCGGCCCGCGATCAGACTCGGCCCAGTCGTAGATAGCCACTGCCGAGTCGGTGACTTTGTCGACGACGACGAGGTTTGGAACCTCCGGGTTCCACGGCCCCCAGACCTCCGGCCACCACGCGATCTCATCGAACTCCTCGCCGACCTTGGGCGGCTGCGGGGATGGCTCGTCGAAAACGATGGCCCTCGCTTCCTGCTCACGTCCCTTCTTGCGGGCGAACAGGTAGACGCCGAGCAGCAAGCCGATCCCGCAGATACCGATTACGCCGGGCATCAGCCAGCGCCCCCCTCAAGCAGTTCCAGAGTCCGCAGATACTTCCTGCTGAGGTGCGCCGCCTGCTTCGGCGGCAGCTTGCCCTGGCGCTCGGGGGAGAGGTTGTGTTTGAGATCGGCCACCTTGACGACGCTCGCAAGGAAGTTCTCTCGCACCCGCAGGACGTAATCCTCGTAAGGCTCGCCCGGATTTTGCGTGATCGCGCGGAGCGCAGATGCCTGCTTTGGGGTCAACCAGCGGGGGTCTGCATAGGAGACATTCGGCCGCTCGAAGTCAACGATTTCGAGTTCGGTGTCCTCGAAGACATCGTGCAGCAGAGCCACGACCCGATAGTCCTCGCCGAGTCCGCGGACGGCTTCCTCGACAGCGACCGGATGGAACAGGTACGGCTCGCCGACCTTGTCGGTCTGCCCGGCGTGGGCATCGAGCATCAGCAGGTAGGCGTCCCGGCGATTCACAGCGCGACCTCCTTGGCAGCGTCGTCCTTCAGGTCAGGCTCGGCGACCAGCGCCGCCGCCAGCCTCGCTCCGACCTTGCAGCAGGCGTCGTAGAACTCCTTGCTCAGGTGTTCCGCTGCCCACTGGTGGGCAAACTCGTGGATCAGTAGTTCGTGGGCGCGGTCGGAGACCTGCGACCCCTCCATTGCCTCCTCGAAGAAACGGTAGCCGAGCGCGGTGAAGTTGAAGGTCAACTCCGCCCTCGTCGGGCTGATCCTCTTCCAAGTGGCGTTGAACGGCCAGTCCCCGCGCTTCTTGGGCTGGGCGATCTTCACCGTGAGGTCGCTGACATCGAGGATGCGATGCGCCAGCTCCTTCGCGTAAGCAGCGAGTTCGGCGACGTAGGTCGGCCAACTCTCCTCCGGCATCAGGTTCAGCAGGTCGTCTCCGGCGTCCGGCTTGGGCGACGGGGTGACCTGACCAGCAGGCAGCGCGGAGGCCGAACCCTTGACGGCCTTCCAACCCTCTTTCGAGAAGGCGCCTGCGGGGATGACCGTGTAGCCCTTGCTGACGGCGATCTTTTCGGCCTCGCGGTCGCTCGGGTCTGCGGTGACCACCTTGGCGCCGTACCGGGCAGTGACCACCGACTGAACCGCTGCTGGCGCGACAGCCTCGTCCTCAAGAGCGTCATCAACCCAGCGCTCGCTTGCGGTCTCTGCGTCGAGTTCGGCGTGTATCGCGTTGAGGACTGCCGCCCGCACATCGCGCAGGTAGCTCGGCGGCACGTTGTCGCGGTCGGTGTTCAGCGGCACCTTCTGGCTCACGTTTACGTGGTAGGAGTCGCCGGTTTCGACCACCGGTATCCCGAGCTCGTAGAGCATCCCCTTCTCGTCTCCGGTCGGCTCGAAGACCTGCACCCAGGTCTTGCGCGTGGTCGGACGCAGGTAGCCCTCCTCGTCGGCCCGCTCCGTCCGCAGGCTGATCTGAAAGCTGTAGCGCGACTCCCTAGGGGGGATCTTCTTCCCGTTGAAGGTCGTCTTGACACCTGACGGCGGTATCAGCCGGAACATCAGCCGCTCGACCGCCTTGACCTCCTCGGGCGTCAGCCGCACGAACCCCCGGAAGGCGCTGCCTTTCGTCGTCGGGCGCGTCTTGTCCATTTCGCGGCCCTCGGCGGTGAACTTGACCAAGCCGGTCGTGGTCTGGATGGTGGCCGATTCGCACATGGCGATGACCAGCTTCTCGCCGAGATTGAAGCGCCCGCGTTTGGTCGGGTCGTCCTTCTTCTTGGAGTCGGCGAACAGGGTGTAGGCGTGGGCGATGTCGGCGAAGCCGTCCGGCGAGTCGTCGGTGACTTCGATCAGGTAGATCGCGTCCTCGCTCTCGGGAACGCCCTCTTGGAAGTCCAGCGCAACTTCAACGTTCTCGACCTTCTCGTCCCAAGCGTTCTGCACCAGCTCGGCGACAGCGAACTCCTTGCCTTTGCGCTGCAGGAGCTTCGCCAACCCCTCTTTATCGACCTCGAAGGTCGGCAGTTTCTCAGCCATGCTTCCTCCATCCCATTTTCTTGACTCGAAGCTTCGCGTTGATCGGCACCCATTCCTCCAAGCTCTCCGCGAGCTTTCGCCGCTGGCGCCAGTTCAGCCCCCGCACGTAGAGAGTCGCGTCGCCCTTGAAGGGGTCGCCGTGAATAACTTCCGCTTCGGTGGCACCGACGATGAACGCCTCACGCATCGCGTCTTCCGCAGTGAGAACGCCCATCGTCGGTCTTGCCCCGAAGAGGTTCCGCCAGAACTGCTCTCGCGTCGAGCGCACCCTACTCAGCCGCGCTCGCGGTTCCCTCGCCCTCCTTGTGGCGCTCGATCAGGTCGTAGACGCCGGGGCCGGTTCGGACGAAGGTGTCCTGCCGCGCCGCGCAGGTCGCCAGCTTCGCCGAAACGCTCTGCGCCGGGGTCTTGCCCTTGGTCACGACCTTGCCCTCGTCGAGCATCCGTTTCGTGATCTCCTGGTAGTGGAGCGGCCCCTTGGCCCGCGCGATGACGCGGCGGGCGCCCTCTTTCATGTCGATGCCTTTGGTCGTCTTGGCCTTGGCTTTCGACGGTTTCTTGGTGGTAGGCATGTCGGCCTCCTTGGTCGGGTTACTGCTGCACAGACTACACGATCCTGCTAACTTTGTTGGCGCTTCACCCCGACCAAGGATCAACGAAAGGACGAGAAGATGATGAAGCGACTGATGTTGCTCGTGATCGCGGCGCTGGCGGTTCTCGCCGTGCCGGCGACCGCATCGGCGGCCAACCACAAGCCGAAGGTCTGCCCGGCGGGCAAGCACCGCAACGGCCCCAAGTGCGTCAAGAACCACACTACGCGCGGACCCGCTGGCCCCCAAGGTCCGGCTGGCGCCAACGGCAAGGATGGCAAGGACGGCTCGAACGGCAAGGACGGAGCCAACGGGATCAACGGCAAGGACGGAAAAGACGGAGCCAACGGTGCCGATGGACATGACGGTGCCACGGGCGCTACTGGCGCCACCGGTCCGGCCGGACCTACTGGGCCGACTGGCCCTGCGGGACCGACTGGTCCAACTGGCCCCTCCGGTCCTACCGGACCCGCTGGCCCTACCGGGCCGACTGGCCCCACGGGTCCGACCGGCCCTACCGGTCCGACTGGGCCGCAGGGTCCGCCCGCACCCCCGACCTACGGCAATAACCACTGGTCGCAGGTTGATCGCAACACCGAAGGGGACGCCAACGCCTTCCTGCGCGGCGGCCCTCTCGGGGGTGGCTTCGGCGCAAGTCAGGCGCCGCCGCTGGGCGAAGGCTCGCTCGGCTTCAATGTCGCCAACGGAACCAGCAAGGTCGATTTCGGCAACGAAACCGACTACAACGGGAAGACGGTCGCCAGCCTGACGAAGGTCGGCTACTGGGTCTTCACGACGGCCGAAAACATCGGCTTCGCTGGCGGCGCTGTGAACATGCCGTCGATCCGGTTCGAGATCAACCCGCAGGGCGCTGGCAGCACGACGACGACCTACTCGACGCTCGTGTTCACGCCAACCGCCAACTCAGCCCCGAATACGTGGACGCACATCGACGCGACCACCGAAGGGCTTTGGGGTCTGACCGGTGGCCAGTTCAACTCGCCCCCGACCTCGGCGAACTGCGGCCTCAACGGGCCGCGCTGCACCTTCGCCGAAGTCCAGGCTTTCCTTGCGACCGGAACCGGCGCGACGATCTACACCGCCGCTGTCGGCAAGGGCAAGGACTACCAGTTCCACGGTGCCGTCGATTCGCTCGAAATCGGCAACGACACCGTTAACTTCGAGCCGAACGGGGTGCTGGTCGAATAGACCGGCACGGCTCGAAGAAGGGGAACAACAGAGAGGGGGCCGCATGGCCCCCTCTCTGCTGCAGGAACTAGCCGTTCGACTTGTCCTGCCACAGCACGAGGATTTTGCCTTCGCTCGTGTTCGTGGAGGTTTTGAACTTCCCCGCCGCCGGGATCGTCGGGGAGGCGACAGCGGCGAGTTCCGACGCTTTGCCTTCTTTGCCGACGAGGACGGCACCGACGATGGTGTCCTCGGTGGCGGCGCCGGTCAGCGTGAGTTCGGCGTTCGCCGCCCCGCCCGTCACGACGCTCAGTTTGAGGGAGCCGGGGAGGAACGCCGCGAGCGACGCTGCCACCTGATCGGGCAGACCCTCGGTTACCAGTTTTGCCATTACTTCCTCCGTATACGGGGGTGGTGTCTAGACCGCAGCAGGGTCTCAGGAGCCGCGGACGCGCTCGATGCGGACGGGATGGTCGGTGTAGTACTTCATCGCCCGCGATAGCTTGTGCGCCTCTCTCCGCGCCTCCTTGAAGCGATCTGGGAAGGACAGAACCAGCTCGCCGTCTTCGAGCCTCGGTCGGGCGGAGAGGATCGCGGCCGCCGCCACCGGGAAGTCGGCCTCCATGCGGAGCGCGAGGCCGCGCTGCACGTTGACCGCCTCCTTCTCAGGCGGGGAGGTTTCCCTTTTCACGCTGCCGCTTGACATGGGCCGCCAGCTTCTTGATCCGGTCGGCGCCGTCGTCGCCCGCGCCTTCCAGCAGGGGACGGTCGGGGTTGACCATCGGTTCGCTCTGCATCCGCTTCAGGTTGTTGACCTCGGCGAGGACGGGGTCGCTGCCCTCGTTGGAGATGAGGAAGTAGGCGATGGTCTCTTCGATGTCCTCGTAGTCCAGCCCGGCGTCCTCAAGGCGGTCGCGGCGCAGGCGGCCGATGTCCTGGTCGTGGACGCCAGGCGACCAGTCGAGCTCGCCGAAGACGCAGACCCGGCACACGTTCTGGATGCCATTCAGTCCGGCGCCCGCCCGCAGCGACATGATCAAGACGCGGCTGGCGTTCTCGTTGGGAGCTTCGTAGACGACCTCGCCGTCCTCATCGACCTCGACATGCATGTTGGGTTCGATGAACCGTTCGGCCGAGACCTGTTTGACCTTGTTGGTCTCGTTGCCGGTGTAGAAGACCGGGTTGTAGTCGGCCAGCATCTCGCGCCAGATGTCGTAAACATCGTGATGCCAGCCAAAGAGGACGACCTTCTCCTCGGAATCCAGCAGCATCTTCACGAACTCGGCGACGTAGCGAGCCTTGGCCACGCCGGTCGCGTGGCGCATTTTGATGTCGATTTCGCCGGATGCCCGGAAGACCTCCTTGTGGTTGTCCGACTGCAGGATCGTGTCGGCGAGGTCGATGACGCCAGCGGTCAGCTTGAAGAGGATCTTCGGGTCGGTCTCGACGGCGTGGACGATCCGCTGCGTCTGCGGCAGTTCCTTGCCGACCTCGGCGCGGGTGCGCCGGAGCAGGATGCCCTGGTTGCGGAGGTAGGAACCCAGCGCCTCCGGGTCGCGCACCTTGAGTTTGTCGCCCGAGTCGCCCGCGCCCCACTCGGTGATGAACTCCTCGCGGGTGCCAAGGATGTCGCGGTCGAGGATCGAGACGACGTTGTGAATCTCGCCGCCGTAGTTGTAGACCGGCGTCGCGGTGCATCCAGCCCGGTAGACCGCGCCATCGGCGATGCGGGCGGCCGAGTCGTACTTGGCGGTGCCGTGGCGACGGAGTTCCTGAATTTCGTCGAACAGCACCGTCCTCACGACGCCGGACAGATACTCGGCCCAGCCAGCGATTTTCGCGTAGTTCATGATCAGCACATCGGGCTGGCGGCCAGCCATATCGCGTTTGGTCGCCGGGTCGTAGGGGGTCGTCTGGACGACGATGTGGCCGAGCAGGTCGGGGAAGGCGAAGCGCAGCTCGTCGAGCCACTGCTGCGTCAGGTGGGTCAGCGTCACCACAAGCGCTGGCAGCGCGTCTTCGGCCTGGAGGGTGAGGAGCAGGCTGAACGTCTTGCCCAGCCCCAGGTCATCGACCAGCAGCAGGCGCTTGTTGGCGATGATCAGGTTGGCGGCGGTGCGCTGGTAGTCGTAGGGCTCGCGCTCGGGAACGCGGCTGCCCAGTTTCGGTTCGCCGCCGGCGAGGATGCTGGTGACGACTTCCTCCTGCTTGATGTGGTCGCGCGTGCCTTCCTTCAGCCGCGAGCGAGCCGCCCCGTTCATTTCCAGCGGGTAGCGCTGCATGACCCAGGAGAGGTCGCGGCAGACCTCGTCGCTGTCGGCGATGAAGATGCGCCCGCGTTTGCCGCGGTCGATCCGCATGAAGACGCGCTTGATCCGCATCATCACATCGGGCGTGGCTTTGATCTCCCAGTAGCCCCGGTCCCGCACGAGGACTTCCTTCGGGTAGTAGATGAGTTCCCCGAAGGTCTTCCGCAGCACGGCCCGCTGGGCGCGGGTCGAGTCGAGCGAGATGACCTCAGCCACTACAGGCCCGCACCAGCGAGGACGACGACCTCCACGGGCTTGCCCGAGATGGTCTCGGGGATCGCGCCGTGCTTCGGCGTCATGGCGACCACCAGCACGCCGTCCACTTCTTCGCCCTCGATGTAGCGGCGCACCTGGCGTTCCACGCTTGAGCGGGAGCAGGTCACCTTGACCTCGATCGCCATGCCCTCGACGAGGAAGTCGAGCCGACCGCCGCGCACGCGCACCTCGCGCTCAAACGGCACCTCGGCGAGGCGCAGCGCCTCGGCGATCCCGTCCTGCAGGTCGTACTCATCCGCAAACCGATACCGGTTTGACCGGATGATCTCGGCGAGCTCCGAGAGCGTCATGCGATTCGAGCTGGCCGGAGGCTCCCAGGCCCCCGGCCCGCTCCCTTGGTCGCAAGTTCTAGGCGGCGAGCAGGGTCTCCTGGCCCACCGGGTCGGTCGGTTCGGCCAACCCCGCCTCGAGGGCCGTCTGCGCCTCCATCAGCCCGACATGGATGATGCAGCAGGCGTGGGAGAAGTAGTCCTTCCGGTCGGCGCCATCGACGACCAGCTTGTCGTCGAGGTACACGACGCCGGTCAGCGCGTCCTGCACCGCGCGGCGCAGCTTGTCGGAGTCGCCGGTCTGCGTCCGGTGCGGATAGGCGGGCGCGTCGGGCCGCAGCAGATGCGAGAAGCGCCCGGTACGGTAGTGCGACTTCGGCCGCGGCTCGAGCGAGAGGATTTCCACCCAAACCGCGCCGTCGAGCAGAGGTCGGTTCCCCCAGGCCGCAGCGGCCTGGTTCGCCACCCTCTCCATCCACGGCTTCGTGTGGCTGTTCGCGTGGCGCTGCCGGAAGATCGGGCGCCTGGTCTTCGGGTCGAGGACGGGCCGGACGACGCCGTCGCCGTCCTTCCTCATCACCGGGTCTGCCGTCTTCGAGCCAGCCGGAGCGGCCTGCCCGGCGACGGTCATTTCGAGCAGTACTGGACCTCGCTTCATAGTCAAAAATGGTGATTGCCGCAGCGGACACCATCAGCCTTCCCGCCTGTCTTCGCCGATGATTCGCCTGCCCTGGCAGTAACCCGCGATCCGAGAGGCGATGGGCGAGCCGAGCAAGTCCTTCAGTTCCGGGAAGCGCATGTTCGTCGTCAGCAGCAGCGGTTTGCCGTCGCTGGCACGGCCGTCGATCGCCTCAAAGAGCAGGTCAAGGGCGAACTCGGTCGGCTTGACCTTGTCGATCTCGTCCAGCACCAGGCCCATGCCGCCGGCGATGACCTTCTGCGCGTCGCGGCGAGCGTCGGAGTCGAAGTCGCCTCGGCTGTTGCGGATCAGCTTCGGCACCGAGACCCAGCGGATCGGCATGATCGGCTTGGAGTCCAGCGGCAGCGCGTTCACGCGGTGATAGATCAAGCCCTGGGCCGCCACGGCGGCCAGCCGCGACTTGCCGACACCGACGCGGCCAGCGAGAACCAGCCCCTTGATCTCGCCCCGCGCCCACGCTTCCGCCGACTCGATTGCCGCCACGCGGGTCGCTGTGGCTTCTGCAGCGGTGGCAACGACGGTCTCTTTGCCGGTGCGCTGGTCGCGGTGGACGACATCCTCGGGCTCCTCGCGCTCCATGTCGCGCCAGCGCAGGCCGCGCATCCGCTCTGGGAAGCGGGCATCGGCGACAGCGGAGGCGTAGATGCCGCGCTTCATCTCGCGCAGTTCCTTCGCCATGCGCTCGCCGCCGTCGTCGCACTCGTCGCAGACGAGGACTTCGTCGAGCATCCGCTTCCACGGTTCGACGAGCGTGTCGTAGTCCTCGACCTCGACGGGCTTTCCGCAGCGGTTGCAGACCGGCACGGACTCGGCGGCCTCCTCGATCACATCGTGGACGCTCACCAGTCCGGTTCGCTCCTCCGCCGACCGGGCGTGTCGATGCTGCGGCGGGCAGTTCGGCTCGAGCGGGCCACGCCGTCGTTGACCACGGCCCCCTGCCACGCCTTCGGCCCGAAGATGTTGCCGACCCGGGCCGGGCCGGTCCACCAGGGGTTGTCGAAGTTCCGATCAACGATGGCCCGAAGCTCCTCGGCCGTGATGCCCTCGGATTCGCGGAGACGTTCGACGATCCGTTTCAGCGATTCGGTGGCGCCGTTGGCGCGGCCAAGGAGTCGGAGGCGAGAGCCATTCCGCTCGTTGAACTGCTGCAGAGCAGCATCGGCCAGGGCCAACTCCTCCTCGGTGACTTTCAGCCTGCCGACAGTCGGCAACGGGAGGTTGCGGCGCCGTTTGCCAATGGCCGACGCCGTGTCTTTCAAGTCGTCTTTCAGGTTCCTTTCAGATGCCTTATTAGTGCGCCCCCCAGAATTTGGACTTTGCTGCGGGTCAGATTTGGACTTTGCTGCACCAGAATTTGGACTTTGGTCAGCCGACGAAGGGGGGTGCGGGAATTTGGACTCTGCTGCTTCTGAGTGGTTGGAGCCATTGCCGTTCGCTGCCTCAAAGGGGTGGACGACGATCACATCGTTGGCCCTCCCTCGGCCCTCCTTCTTGGACTGCGGGCGTTTGCTGATCGCGCCGATCCGCTTCAGCTTTTTCAGCGAGTTGATGACCTGGGAGCGGCTGGCGACATTCTCATCGACGAAGCCCTGGATGCCGTGCCAGCACTCCCTGTCCCCGTTGGCCCAGAAGGAGGCTTTGAGCAGCACGACCTTGTCCGAGTCGGTCAACTCCGTTCCGCTCTTGATCAGCGCCCATGCCTCTTTCTCCACCGCGAAACTCACGCGCCTCTACCTACCTGCTGCGGGTAGACGAGGAAGGACATGATCGCGGGATTTGCGCCGGGAACCTGTGCGTCTACTCCTCCTCCATGAACTTCGCCTTGTGGACCCGTTCGACGCCGATGATCCCCGCGCCTTTGGCCTTGATGTCCTTGAAGTTCGGCAGGCCGACCTCGAAGACGCCGCTGGCGATGACGGTGCCGTCGGCGTCGGCGACGCTGACCGTGAGCCGGTTGCCAGCGTGGAGGTCCTTACGCACCGGCAGGTCGCCAGCGAGCTTGACCGAGCCGCTGATGAAGGCATCGCGCTCGCTCAGCTCGGGCCGGTGGCGAACCTCAAGGGAGAGCTGGGTCGGCACTCCGCTGTCGGGGCCGCGCCAGCGCCGGCGGCGCTTCTCGGCCAGGTCCTCGATTGAGTCGGCGCCGGGGCGGTCGGAGTCATCGGGCATGTTCTTCCTCCTCTGTGTGTTCTCTTTCGAGCGCGTAGAGGAGATCGTGGATCTCCGCCACGAGCAGGGCATTCGGTGCTTTTGCGGTCACGACCGCAATTCCGAGACGACGCATCCCGGAGTGATGGTCGCCGTGACAGGTGGTGCAGAGAGGCATCCGCCATCGCGGGTCCCAGGCGACCGCGAAGACCTCCCATTCCGAGTAGCCGCGGTCTCGCAGGATTCGTTCGATGACCTGTCTCCGCAGCACATGGTGGGCGTGCAGTTTTACCGCTGGCGCAGCAAGTCCGCAAGAGGCGCATTGTCGTCGCCGCGCATCTCCCAGGAACAGCCCCATCAGCGACCGCTCGATCTTCGTCAGCTTCGGTTTCGTCTTCCGCCGGAGCGGCGTCTTGCGCTTCAAGGGAGCGCCCCTTTTGAGCGGCGTTTTGCGCTGGAGGGGTTTCCCTCGCCGGAGGGGGCCGGAGCGCTTCACGCGGGCGCTCCGTCGCTCTCAGGCGCCTCTGCGGGGACGTTCATCAGCGGCGCGTCGTCTCGCAGCCGCTTCCTCGCCTGCTCCGCGTACTCAGGGTTGAGCTCGACGCCCACGAAGGAGCGACCGAGCCGCAGCGCCACGAGGCCCGTCGTACCGGCGCCAGCGAACGGGTCGAGGACGACAGCAGGCATGGTGGGGGCGGGTACCCAGTCAGGAGGGTCGACTGGCTCCAGCCGCCCCTCCTCGATCAGCGTGGCGAGGACGCGCTGCGGCAACGGTCGGCCACCGCCGGCATCGAGCCGCAGGTAGTGCGCCCACGCCTCGTAACTCAGCTCGAAGCGTTCGCGTAGCGCCAGCGCCTCATCAGCCGAGAGGAGTCGGAGCTGCCTGGCGTAGCCGCGCTGCTGGAAGCGGGTGATGGTCGAGCGCCCGGCGCCCGCCCCGCGTGGCCGCGAGAACCCCGCCCGCCCCACATCGAGGGAGGGATCGTCGGTGCCACCTTCGCCAGTCGGTGACTCGATCAGGTCGAGATCATCCGGTTTCAGGCCGCCGGAGCCGCACGAGCATCCCGGCCGCCAGCCCAGCGTCTCGACCTTCGTCTCGTAGCGCCAGTGGCCGACACCCTGGGCACCGATCCGGCCAGCATCGTCCTGCGCCCAGCCACCCTCGACTGGCTCGCTATCGACCGTGCGCTCGCGGGCGACCATCCGCACCCACGGCGTCCCGCAGACGACGCAGACGCCGCCTTCGGGCGTCCCCGCCCTCAGGCACGGCTCGACCAGCTTCGGCGGGAAGGTGGCGAAGTGGGCGTCCTTGTAGGGGACGGTGGCGATCTCCCAGACCGACCGCTTGTTGCGGCCACCGGGCGGCAGCGCCTTCTCTGCCGAGTTGGCGAGGTCGTGGCGACCCGGCCCGTCCTCCCACTTGTGGCCCTCGTTGTGCCATGTCCGCTGCACGCGCTTGACCGAGACCGGCTTGTGCGGCTCGCGGATCGCATCGCGGTCGTAGAAGTAGCAACCCGACTTCGCCAGCAGGAAGACCTGCTCGTGCGCCTTGGTCGGCCGGTCGCGCACGGACTCAGGCATCGGGTTCGGCTTGGCCCAGATGACCTCGGAGCGCAGGTACCAGCCGTCCTCCTGGAGGGCGAAGGCGACCCGCCACGGGATGCCGATCAGGTCCTTGGGCTTGAGGCCGGGGACGTTGGCGCCGCTGCGTTCGATCCCGTCGTGGCGTGGCAGGCCGGCCTGCTTCGACCCGCCGGCGTGGCCCCCGTCGCGCCCGGCGTTGTAGCTGTCGCCGATGTTGAGCCAGACGGTGCCGTCGTCGCGCAGGACGCGGCGGACCTCGCGGAAGACGGCGACGAGCTCTGCGACGTACTCGCGCGGCGATCCCTCCAGGCCGATCTGCTCGTCAGCCCTGACCGCGCCGCACTTCCCGCAGAGCTCGCCGTAGGCGACATCCTCAATCTCCGCGACCTTGTGGCCGCCGCCGCGCGTCGATACGGGGCTTTCGGCCAGCCCGAGTCCTCGCCGCATCTCACCCTTGATGTGGTCGCAGTCGGGGTCGCCTCCCTCCCAGGAGCCGGTTCCGTAGTCGCGCAGACCGAAGTAGGGAGGCGAGGTAACGACGCAATGGACTGATTCGTCGGGCAGCGCCCGCAGTGCCTCGCGGCAGTCGCCGACGATGATCCTCCACGACTGCTCTTTCAAGCGAGCGCCCTATCGGTTGGCACGTAAAGGGTGCGCTCGCTGCCTGCTTCGACGGTCGTTCCCGCCGGTTCGACCCAGCCACCGCGTTCCAGCTCGCTCATCCTCGTGCTGATGCTGTTCAGCGGGATCGTCAGCTTCTCGGCGATCACGGACGCGGTCATGCCCGCGAAGAAGACGTAGCGCGACCTTTCCTCGACCAGCATGTCGAGGATGCGCCCGCGCTGCGATTCGCGCTTGGGCTTGTTGCGGAGCGCCGCCGTCTTCGAGGTCTTCGGGTCGCTCGACCGCGCCTTCGGGGTGTCCAGCAGCGAGTCTTGGCCCGATGCTTCGGGCGAGATGACGAAGCTCTGGCCGTGTCGAATGCCGAGTTCTTCCAGCGCCCGCGCGAGGTCGTGCCGGTAGGTGGCCAACTCTTCTGGGGTGGCGCCGCGGTCAGGCCGGCGCAGGGTTCGATGCTCCATTCGTCTTCCTCCTCAATCGAGCAGGCTTGCTTGGCCCGCTGCTTTCGCCATTTCCTCGCGCTCCGCCGAGCGAAGCGCGTCCTCCGTCGAGAGTTCGTAGCCCGCGTAGGGCGCCCAGCGCTCAATCCGGGCCTCGGCGATCCGCACGTACTCCTCGGATTTCTCGAAGCCGATGAAGTCGAAGCTGTCCAGTACTGCAGCGATACCGGTCGAGCCGCTGCCCGTGAAGGGATCAAGCAGGAGGCCGCCTGGCGGCGTGACCAGGCGGCAGAGCCACCGCATCAGCTCGACCGGCTTCACCGTCGGGTGGGAGTTGCGGGCGTAGCGGTCGGTGCCGTCGGCCTGGAAGGTTCCGGGCGACTCGTCGCCCGATGACCAGCGCAGCATCTTCTTCTCGAAGTCAGCGAGGCCAAGGTCGCGCTCGAGGCGACCGACCTTCGGGCAGAAGAAGAAACGGCTCGCTCCGCCGACATCGCCCATCAGCCGGGGGCCGCCGTTGCCGCCGCTGGTCACCGAGTCATAGACGGAGTTCGAGCCGCGCTTGTCTGGGTAGCCGCCGCCGCTGCGCTCACCGCTCTGGACATCCAGTTGCTCTGCCGCCCCTTCGTCGAGGATCAGGTTCGCTGGCCAGCGCCCCTGCGCCTCGTAGTTCTTGCGCTCGACCATCGAGAAGTCGCCGTAGACCTGATTGCCGCCCGGCTCGGTGCCGAAGTCTGCGTGGCGGTTCTTGTCCTTCGTCTCCCGTTCGTCGCCAGCGGAGGCGAAGGGGATGCGCGAGCGGTCGATGTTGATCGCGCCCGTGCCGTGCGCGGACACGTTGTCGATGACCGTTCCCTGCAGCGGCTTGCGGGCGACCACGATTGGCTCGTGCGCGGGCTTCAGCGCCGTCCCGCGCCCCTCGCCCGCGTCTTTGCTCTTGGGGAAGCCCTGCGCGTAGAGCCACATGATCGTGTCCCTGATCTCGAACCCGGCGTCCTCAATCCCCGCTGCGAGGCGGTGGTAGGTGCGCGAGCCGCCGAAGGCGAGTAGGTGGCCACCTGGCCTCAGAACCCGCAGCGACTCTTCGGCCCAGCGCCTATGCCATTCCTGCATAGTCCGGGCACGAGCTACGGCGCGGTCGCCCTCGTTGAAAGCCTCGCCCCGAACGCGCCAGTCAGGAGCCTCGCACTGACAGCGTTTCTTCCCACGTCGACGACCGCCGCAGGCTGCACAGGTCGGGTTGGCGGTCTCGCCGCCGAAGCTCGGCCACTCGGTTGGACGCTCGCCAAGGCCGGGCTTCGACATCCCGCCTCCGTCGCGCCATGCGTCGATCCTGTCCCAGTCCTTGCCCATGAACTCCAGCCCATAGGGAGGGTCAGTGACCACGGCATCGACGGAATCCTCGGCTAGATCGGCCATCCCCTCGACGCAGTCGCCGTTGACGATGCGCCAACTCATCTCTCGTCCGGGCGCAACTCCTCGGGCGGGATGAAGTCGGGGACGATCAGCCGATCTGCTCCCCCAGTCCGCCCGGCGATCGCATCGCCGATTTTCTCCGACATCTCCCCGATCGGCACCGCGATCTGGGCAACGGGCATCTGGAAGATCGGGTCGAGCGCCTGGATGACGCGGAACTTCACGCGCTCCCCCTCGGGCGACTCGCTCTCGACTTCCCCGATTCTGATGAGCACGGCGATCCTCCTTGGTCGGTAGGCGGCGAACCTACTCGGAGGACCGGACGGCGCGGGGCTGCGATCCCGCTATCTGCGGCTAGAAAGGCGGGTCGTCATCGTCGGTCGCAGCGGGTTTCTCGATCCGCTTAACTGACTCCTCGAGGGCGTTCATCAGCGAGGCATCCTCGGGCGTCTCCTCGACGTTTTCGGCGGTGTGCTGCGTGAACTTGGTGAAGGGCTTCTCGACGTAGAGTTCGTCGAGATCCACATTCGGACCGGCGAGCGCCAGCGCCGCCTCCAGCTCCTCCCGCGTCGGCCGCGACTTCCGCTTCGCTGGCTTGTAGCCCCAGACCCGGTTCGGATCCTTGGCGTGCTTGATCGGAATCGGCCCCCGCACATCGCCCCATGCCTTCATCGCGTTCTGGCGCTGCTTCAGAGCCGCTTCCGCCACCAGGGCCTCAGCGGCGTACCTTTCGGCGGTCTCGGCGTCAGTGATGGCGCCGCGCACGCGAGCGTCGGGGAAGATCGGGCACGACGACGGGCGCGGGCAGAAGGAGCAGTGCTTGCCCGGCGAGGGAACCCACAGCTCCAGCCGCTCACGCTCGCCCGTCTCCTCATCGACCTTCGGCGGCCAGTTGCCATGCTCGACCGCCCGGTCGAAGCGCTCGACCAAGGCGGCGATTTCCTCGCGGATGTCGGGCAGGTCGTCGCGGGTGATGGACGCCTGGCGCGTGTTGCCGGTGCCGACCGTGCTGCCGGGGTCATGGCGGACGTAGTGCTCGCGCAGCGTCACCTCGCGCACCGACGGGTAGCGTTCGAGGACGAGGAAGCCGTAGAAGCGCTGCTGGAAGTAGCCCTGCTCCGACAGCTCCTTCGGCGCCGGCAGCGCCCAGGTGTCTTTCCAGTCGAGGACGACTGCGTGGTCGGGTTCGGGCAGGAAGAGGGCGTCGATCTGGCCGGTCATCCGCCGCGGCACCATGATCAGGCCCTCAGGCGAGTCCCACTCGTACTCGACCACCGCCTCCAGCCGCTCCTCGACGCTCGCCAGCTTGTCGATCTCGAAGGCGTTGTCCTTGGCGAACTTGATCACGACCCAGCGCAGGTCCTTGATCTGGGAGAAGGGGATGTTGATCTGGTCGCGCGGCTCGACATCGTGCTGCCGCAGGCACTCCCGCAGAAGCTCCAGCGCGACATCGGGCGGGATCGAGTTTTCGCCCGCCTGCTCCATCGCTTCGAGGGCCTTGGCGGCGAAGCGGTGGAAGAGGATGCCGCGGCCCTGGGGGTGGCCGTTCCAATCCTGCTCGTGGTCGATGTAGAACTTCGACGAGAGGGCGCAGTCGTCGAACTTGCTCAGCAACGACTGGCGGACAGTCGGGAACTTCTCTACAGCAGTGGGGTAGGGCAGGTTCACGGCGGCTCCTCGGTCGGTTGAATGCCATCCAAGGCGCTGCACCGGACGTACTGCTGCGGCAAGAAAAAGGCCCGCCGTCTCGTGGATCGGCGGGCCTATTTTTGTCCAGACTTTGGATGAAAAGCTACGACGCAGCGGCAGCTACGGTGGCCCCCTCACCCTCCTCGCCGACGATCTCGACCGCGTCGCCGTCGATCGGCTCGGGAGGAGCCTCGCCGCCGAGCTCGGCGATGAACGACGCCAGCTCATTGACCAGCGCCTCGGGATCGGCGGCGAGGGCCTGCAGCTTCGCCGGGCGATAAGAGCCGGGCTTGAGCTGGTTGGCCATCTCGGCCAGCGTGGCGATGTAGCTCGCCCTCGGCTCGGGGCCGAAGTCGATGTTCGAGAAGGCCAGCTCGCGCGTCTTGCCGGTCTCGACATCGGTGAGCATCTTCCGCTCCTTTTCGATCTCGTCCTCGCCGACCACGCCGCTGATTGAGAAGGCTTTGCGCAGCGCGTAGGTCTCCGCGCACTTCAAGATCATCGCGCTCGGCGTTTTCTGCCACGGCCCCTCGCGGTCCTGTTTGTACTCGCCCATCGGCGCGAAGAAGTAGGTCTCCCCATGTCCCTCGCGCACCACCCGCGCCCAGGCGCCGATGATCGGGCCACGGCCCACCGGCTCCCCGTTGGGGCCGGACTTGCTCGGATCGCTCTGCGTCGAGTAGCTGTGCTTGATCGACCGCTCGCCGTTCTCGAAGACATTCGAGAACTCGTCGTTGGCGTGGACGACATCGCCGTCCATCCGCACGAAGCTCGGCTCCTTGTGGGCATGGGCGAGCAGCCCGTCGCGCGAGACGATGATCTGCACGCGGCCCTTCATCTTCGCTGCGTAAATCTGCCTGGCGAAGGGGTCGAGTTCGTAGCGAGCGGCGACCTCCAAGAACATCACCAGCTCGGCGTTGTTGCAGTCGGCGGCGACCGTGTTCCTGATCGCAACAACCTGCTGCTGATCGAAGCCCAGGCGGGCTGGCACCGTGATGGCGGAGCCACCAACCTGCTCGAGCGCCTGCCGCTCCTTCGGCGCCTCGGCCTCGGTGACGCTGCCATCCTGGGCGATTTCGATGTAGGTGTCGTCCTTCGTGCGGGCGAGGATGTTGTCGCCCTTGCCGCCGGTTACGCGACCGGCCTCATGCTCCGCGAGAGCCTTCTTCTGCTCCGCGTTGGCCTCGATTACATCGTCGGCCATCGGTCCTCCTTGGTCGGGGGTAAGGAGGCACCCACACTACGCTGCGGCCCAGACGAAGACGGGCCGCCTCATGGTGGTGAAGGCGGCCCGTCGGATGAAGACCGTGGAGCGTCTGTCCCTCGGCGTCAGGTCTTGCCTGCCGCCGTCAATGTCCGACCAAGGACGGGGCATAGCTCGTCTCCGTTCTTCCTGCTCACAGGCTAGCGAAATACCTCGGATGGTTTGACCAATTGCTCAGGAAGAATCGCCTGCTATTGGGCGAGTCTGTGGTGCCGCAGGCCGACCAGCGTCGCGTTCGGCGTCAGCTCGTAGACCTTCAAAGCGAGGCCGCCAGTGCCCCAAGAGGACGCCTCGACAGCTTCCAGGCCGACCCTCGGCTTGGCGTTGACATGCAGGGCGTGGCGGATCGGGCGGTAGCCGAACTTGTTCGCCCGGGCGCCGTCGTTGAGCGTCTTCGCGGTCGCGTGGACGCCGTCCATGAAGGACTGGTAGTTCTGCACATCGGCCCAGTTGAACCGCGTCGAGCCCGGCATATGGAGCGTCGTGTTGAGCGGGTTGAAGCGCCCCGCATCGCCCTCCGCCTGCATCCAGCTCATCAGCATCACGAGGTTGTTCGGCGTCATCTTGGCGCCGATCAGGGGCAGCAGGAAGTGGGCGAACTGCCCCCGCGTGCGAGCACCGCTGAGCGCCGTGCCGGCGCGGCTGAGCAGGCGCGGCTTGACTGCCGGTTCCAGCGGACGTTCATGCAGTTCTCGCTGGCGGCGCGGGGGGCCGCTCTTAAACGTCACTGCGTCCCCCGCGATCTGGTCGGAAGTGACGGCGCCCTCGGCGATCTTCTTGGCCGAGACAGCGTCGTCATCGAGCGGCTTGCTCATCGCTTCAGAACGGTGCGGTGGCCGTCGTTCCCGACGTACCAGATGGCGATGACCGAGAGGCCGGTGCCGATGATGGTGATGATTTCCATTTCCAGCGACGGGTTCTCGATTCCGAAGAACTTGAGTAGCGAGAAGACAGCGCCGATTGCTGCGGTGATCGCCTTGGAGGCATCCTGCTCGGAGAACTGAGGAGCCATGAAGACGCCGACCACCATCAGTCCGTCAGCCGTGAGTACCTGCACGGCGTGGGCGAAGCTCGGGTCGTAGTGGAGGATGTAAGCGAGGGCGGTGCCGATGAAGAGGGCGAGTGCGAGCAGCGTCTTCCTCACCTTGGGAAGCGGGTAGCCGAAAATGGTCACTGAGTCTCCTTGTCGGTGTGGGGATTGGTCGGCTTTCCATGCCGAATCTGAGCGGCTGTCTCGCGGATAGCGATGCCGAGACGCCGCTTGCGCTTGCCCTTGCGGGCGATGTACTGCTTGTGGAAGACCTCGCTGATCTTGTGGGCGGTCTTTTCGCCGATGACTCCATCGACCTTCAAGCCGTGGTCGCGCTGCAGCCTCCGCACCGCGACCTCGACATCGTCTTTGAACTTGCCGCCGGGCCGCCCCGTGGGACGTTTCAGGTAGACAGGGCCGCCGGGCCGGTGGATGAAGGCCAGCCGGCGGTTGTACCAGCGCACGCGCTTGCCCCTGTCGCCCTTCCGAAGCGCGATGAAGGGAGGGATTTCCTTGCAGGAGACGCTGCCGTCGTAGTTGACATGCCACCACTCGCTCCAGGCTTCGGTCTTGCGCCAACCGAACCGGCCGCCGTGGTCGTCGATCCACGCACGCATCCATTCAGCAGCGAGATCGACCGCGAGGCCCCAGCCGTGGTTGCTGGTTCCTGGCCGGGCGGCGAGGTTGCCACGCCCGGAGATGTAGAGGTTCCAGAATTCGACCTGCTCGTCGTAGGTGCGGTAGCTCGAGCGCGGGCCGCTCGGCACGCATCCGGCCGAAGCGGGGCCGCCGGGTTTGTTCCAGCAGGCGGCGGCGGGCTTCGCCAGTTCGCCACCGGGGATGGGCGCCAGTTCGGAGGGCGCCAGTTTCCCGTTTGAGGCCATCGCGGGGAGGCTCCCACTGCTGCCGGACGGATTTGCTGCGCTACTGAGAGAAGACCATGTAGGCGAAGCCAGTGGGGGCGAAGGCGGCCTCGACGCCGCCCGTGCCACGCGCCCTCAGGGTGATCGTGTGCGAGCCTGAGGCCAGCGCCGCCCTCATCGAGATACCAGCGCCCGTGCGAACGATTCCCGGCACCGTGGTTGCCTGTTCCCAGCCGAAGTTGCCGCCGCGCCCCTGAGCCACGCCGTCGATGTAGAAGTCGTAGAGAACCTGGCCTGCGTTGTTGAAGCCCCCGCGCTGGCCACAGTGAACGACGCCGCGGAGATGCACGGCGCTGGCGGTTGCGAGGGTGAAGGTGGCGGAGGCGAAAATCGCGTATTCGCTGCTCAGCCACGCTTCGCCGCCCGTGTAGATCGCCTCGCCCTCGGTGATCTTGATCTTGCGGGAGGTGACGGCAGCGTCTTTGACCCTCGTTTCTTCCACCGCCGAGGTCGCCAGCTCGGATGCACCCACCGCTGCGGCCGCGATCTCCGGCGCCCCGACCGCGTCGGTTGCGATCTCGCTGGACCCCACCGCGTTTTCGGCGATGTGTTTCGCTTCGACAGCGTCGGTGGCGATTTTGGTCGGCCCCACGGCGCCCGCTGCGATCTCCGGCGATCCGACAGAGTTCGCCTTGAGCTGGGGTACCCAGGCAGCGCCTTCGCGGGTCCATTCGATGTCGCCACTCCCAGAGAGCGATCCGTCCTCAAGCTGGGAACCATTGACGGACGAGACGACCTGGCGGAAGGCGGCGATTTTTTCCGAGGCGACGATGACGTAACCGATCAGCCGGTAGATCGCCGTCGATGGCGTTTCGCCGGTTTTTTTGATCTGCAGGCTGAACGTGTGAACCGTTTTGTCGGGTTCTTCGATGCCCCCGGTGAAGTCGTTGTCCGAGGCCGTGACGAAGACCGGGTGTTCGCCGTTGGCGAGTCCACCGGGCAGCACCGCCGTCGTTTCGGTGGTGCGGTAGCGGTAGCGGCCGTCGATGGCGATGCTCTGCTGGTCGTCGCCTTCGCCAGCGGTGATCTTCAGCGTCGTGTTGTTGAGGATCAGCACGCGGAAGTTCGGCGCTGCGCCTGACAGAAGCTCCTGAATCGGAGCGGTGAAGCCAGCGTGAAGGATGTCGCCGTGTTTGAGGTTGATGTGCTGGGTCATCTGCGCTCCTACATGAGGTCGCCCAGCCGCGAGACACCGACGATGAATCCTTCGTCGTACTGCAGGGCGAGGTTGAGATGGGCGGGGGTCACAGCATCGGCCAGTGCTTCCACCTGGCCGACCGTGAAGGATTCAGCCGCGTAGGGGATCGTGATGCGGAGGTCGTAGGCGCCGGGATCGTTCTCCTGGTGCTCCCAAACGGTCGCGCCGAGGGCGATGTTGAGCAGGATGATCCAGTCTTCGCCGGACCCCGACAGCCGCGCCTTCTCGTAGGCCGCGACGATGTTGCGGCGCTGTTCGAGCGAGACCCCGTACGGTTCGACCGGGATGCCAAGCTGCTCCTCTCGCAGGCCGAGCTGTCCGTAGTCGTCCGCTGCGTGCTGCGGAAACCACTGCTTGCGAACGACATTCATGAACTCCTCAAGGCGCTGAAGCTCGCGGGCCAGCGGGTCGATGATGGCTTGGGCCGCCGGGTCGTCGCTGTAGTAGTGGGGCATCATCCCCATCAGGGCCTCTCCGGCGTCTGAGAGTTCGGCGGGCATCAGACTTCCAGGCTCACCGTGCCGAGCTGGGCCACTTCGCTCGAGCCGATGACGACCGTGCCAGCGACTTCGTTGAGTTTCACCGAAACGATGTCGTGGACGCCTTCGACCAGGAAGAAGCGGCTCTCGGTCTTGTTGAGCAGGACATCGTCACCGGGGGCGAGGCGGTCGATGTATTCCGAGAGCACCCTTTCGAGGTCGGAGCGCACCGCAATCGTGCCGCCCGTGCCATCGAGCGTGTAGCCGTTGCTGAGTTCGACTTTCGCTTTGACATTGACCGTTTTCGAGGTCGGGGTCGCCACCGTGACCACAGCACCGACCGGCGCCTTGCCAGCGCCCTCGCCAGGGATCGGGTCGAGTTCGTTCTGCAGCGATTCCACAACGGAGGCGCTGACCGGGTTGTTTTCTTCGTCGGTGATGACCACCTTCACCGTGCCGGCGCCAGCCCACAGAGGGATCACGGTCACGAAGCCGATGCCTTCATGGGCCAGTGCCCAGCGTTTGTAGTCAGCCACGTTTCCAGCGCCCTGCGCAGCGCCGAGCTCAAGCAGGAGTCGGGCGCGGTAGGAAGCATCGCTCTCCACATCGGCGCCCCCCGTGATTGCTTCGTCGTTGGCAACGCTTTCTACGCCTTCAATCGGCGAGAGCAGGAAAGCGGCCGCGCCCGCAGCTACATTCGACGCAGCCCCAGCTTCCTCCGCTTTGACCGGTAGCGTGAGTTCGCCGCTGGCGCCGATGGTTCCCGAGCCAGTCGTGAGATAGCTCGGAGGATCCTCGTCTGGGTCGGTCTGCGCGGTGCCGATCTGAGCACCGACGCCGATGATCGTCCCTTCGTCGCCTTTGAAGGTGACCTCGCCGGTCGCGTATGCCTTGTCTTTGCGCGGCACGTCGATCGTTTCGCCGTGATCGTCGAGGTTTTCGCCCCAGGAGTAGGCGACATAGATCGCCGCCGGTACCTCCGCTGAGGCGAAGTCCCAGAGACGCGCGATCTCCAGCACGAGAGGCTGCGTGAGGTCGTAGTAGAAGCCGCCCGGCGTCGTGTCGATGAAGCGGGCATCGTCTGGGTCAAGACCAGCGTTGGCATCGGCATCGACCCGCGCCCGCACTTCGGCGAGCGTGACCGGCACGAGGGGAATCCGGGTCGTCAGATCAGGCACTAGAGGCTCAGTCCTTCTTCGATGGCGAGGGTGGTCGCGTCGTCAAGGACGACCTCAAAGCGCACAAGCAGCGCCTCATCGTCTTCGGCGTCCTGTTCGGCCTGGAAGTTTTCGATGCCGCTGATCGCTGGGTGGAACAGCAGTGCGTCGGCGATCCTTTCCTCGAGCGAGGCGATGTCGGCGGAGTCGAACTGGTCGCCGAAGACATCGGTGGGGCTATCGAGGCCGTAGGAAGGCGGGTGGATGACGCAGCCGCCGCGGGGCGAGCGCAGGCACTTCTCGATCCAGTAGCGGAGGGTCTGGGTGCGCCTAGTCTCGATCGGCTGGTGGCCAGCCATGACGAAGCGGTGGGCAGAGAAGTCGAATGCCCAACTACGGCCTAGCGGCGTCGGGGCAGGCTCGGTCGTGACGACGAGATCGTCGGCATCGACCGCCGCTTCCCCAGCTTCAAACGCCTCGTCGATCGTGGCGGGAAGCTCGTCCTCCGAGAAGAGTTCGGGGTTGGCTTCGCCCTGTTCGACGGTTTCCAGCTCGTCAGCCATGCTGCGCCTAGTCTAGGTGCGGCTGCTGCGGAAACCCCCAGTCGAACATCGTCAGGCAGTAGTGGCGTCTTCGCCGATGATCCCGATTTCCTGCAGGATCGTGATGAGGCTCGACATCGCCGTTCCCGTCGAGCGCGAGCCGGTGATTTTCTTTTTCGCCTGCGGTCCGGCCCCGTTGATCCCGAGTTTGCCTTCGACTTCGAGGTCTTTGGAGACCGACAGCTTGGCGATGATCCGCAGGACTTCAGCGCCGTTGCGCTGCAGGAAGGTGTCGGCGCCCGTGGAGCCCGGCCCCCACCCCATCTGGCCACTCGTTTCGAGCTGGAACCGCGAGTGAGCCTCTGCGGCTTTCAAGGTCTGCAGCGCGATGGTTCCGGTTTCGGCAGTCTGGATCAGCACTGGATTGCTGGCAGAGGTCGGCGGCGTGTAGCTGGCGCCGCCGTAGACCTTGAGGTCGATGGTCGCCGAGGTGGAAGGCGTGCCGACGATGACCGAGCCAGATGCCTGTTCGACCAGCGCGGAGATGCGCGAGTTGCCCGAGTCCCCCAGGGTGAAGTCGAAGGCGCCTTCGGTGCAGCCGACTACCTTGACCGCGTTGATGATCCAGTTGTAGCCCTTGCCCGTGGCCCACTTGAATCCCTTTTTGCCATGCGCGGATTCGTCAACGAAGACCTTGCCGCCCAGCCAGAGGCCGTTGTCGCCCTCGAGGAAGACATTTGCGGTGACAGCACCCTCCGCCTCGCAGTTGACCGCCTCGACATCGGACTTGATCTCCATCGCGTATTTGCACTCACCCCAGGCATGGACATTGGTCATCTTCGTCGCGTAGCCCGTGGTGTCGATCAGGATGTTGGTCAGCGTGTGGCTGGCGTCCTTGGCGATCGCAACCACATTCGTCAGGTGCCAGTCGTGTCCGGCGATGCGGATGTTGCGCCCGCCCGCGAGCCAGCTCTTCGTGTTGGTGATGAAGGAGTCCATTCCCCCTTCGGTGTCCACCCCATCGACCGTCTGCTGCAGATTGATGTTGTCGGTGGCGCAGTTGTAGACCTGGATGCCGTCGATGCGGAAGCGGCTTCCGTCGATCTTCAGCCCAGAACCCGAGGAGTTGTGCGCCTTGTTGCCGTCGATCGTGAGATCGGTGATGGAGAAGTCGACGATGCTGGCTGAGCCATAGCCTTCGCTCGTAATCACATCGGTGTTGGCGCCATCGGGGAGCGCGAGGATAGTCGCGCCAAGGCCAACGCCGGCGAGATGCACGCCGGACTGCAGCACAACATCGGCGACGAGGAACCTGCCTGCCGGGAACAGGAGCGTGCCGCCGGTCGCGGCCATCGCTTCGATCCCGCTGTTGAAGGCTGCGGAGTCGTCGGTACTCCCGTCGCCCTTGGCGCCGAATTCCCGGACATCCGCCGCCGGCGAGCTTTCTTTCACATCGGCGAGGCTCAGCACATCGTGGGCGATCCAGTCGCCGTTGTGCAGGCGCGTGACGATCAGTCCGTCGCCCGCCGCGATCCCGATCTTCCGGTCATAGCGACGCACATTCTGAGTGAAGAGCAGGTCGTCTTCTGTCAGCTTGTGTTTGGAGTCGGTGAGTACCGCGATCAGCGGATTGGTCTTGCGGACGACCGCGACCCGGATGCCCGGCTTGCGGTTCGCAACGTCGTGGGCGTTGCGGCGGATCGAACGGGCCAGCTCTCGGCTCGCTTCGCTCATTCTGCGCCCGCCGAAAGCACTGCGACCCGGACGTTGATCGCGTCGGTAGAGAGCGGCGCAAGCTCAAGGAAGAGGCGCCGCGTCAGGCTGATGTCGTCCTCTTCGTCCAGTTCGGCTTCGCCGAGGACGTAGGCGTTGACCGACTTGCCGAGGAAGGTGGAGACCTTGACCCGCTCGCCGATAAGTTCGGCGAAGCGCCCGTCCCGCTGTACGAGGGCGAAGGAGCCGCGCTCGGGGTTGAGCAGCGTTCCGTGCCAAGAGCAGGAGGCGACGGTTGAGGTGGCGTCCTGGGGCGGGTCCATGCCCAGGATGCTCTGCGCGTACTCGAACGGGTAGCGCCCGATCTGGATGTCGTCGATGTCCGGCAGCTCCGGCGCGGTGAAGTAGGTGGCGAAGATCCTGTACTCGCCCGCTTCGGAGGTCGGTTCTTCGGGCTGGTTGCGGATCACAGCAGCGCTCGACTGCAGGACTTCGGAACTGGCTGGGATCACGCCAGCGCCGCCCGTGACCCCTTTCAGCTTCGTCGCTTCCTTGCTCGTGTAGTTGATGACCTGGCCGCCGACCGTTGCCCTGCCAGCGGAGTCAAAGCCAGTGGTCGAGACGACTTTGAGTTCGGTGACTGGGAGGGTCACTTTTTCACTCGTCGTCGTGTTGACCGGGCCGTACTTGTCGGTGCCGTGGGCGCGGGTGCCGATGCCAGAGATGGTCGAGATGCGGGCGGCGCCCGGCGAGCCTGCGATGACACCGAACTCGTAGTTGCCCGGAGGCAAGGCGACCGGCGCAGCGAAGCGCAGGTCGAACCATGCCCGTTCGGCGCCGAGAGGGACGATGGCCTCCAGACTTTCCCCTGCCAGCGCCCCGCTGCCGTTGTAGATGATGCCCTTGATCGGCTGGCCGTCGCCGATGGCGCCAGGGGCCTGTCCGTCGAGCTCGGCCGAGAGCTTCGTGATCAGCATCGCCTTATCGACCGTGAATGAGGTCAGGAACTTCTGATCTGGCGTCAGGACTTTGGTGCCAGTGAAGCCCCTGCGAAAGCCGAGGATGGGCATCAGGCGGCCCTCGCGGGGAACTGGGTGCCGCCGTCCTTGCGGTTCTCGGCCCGCGTCGGCTGCAGGCGCTTTGAGCCACCGCAGAAGCCAGGCGGCGTGCGCCCGTGCTTGCGGGCTTTCTCGCACTGCTTTTCCTGAATTTCTTCGCCCTTCTTGTCGATGTAGGGGTCGGAGAACTTGCAGGTCACGGACATGGTGTATTCGCCGTTGGCGACGGAATGGCTGACGCCGGTCACATAGACGAGTTCCGTCAGGCCCATCTCCGGCAGCCGCAGCTTCACCGCATCGCCGCGGAAGAGGGTGGAGATGCCCGGATGGTCGAAGGTGACTTCCCGCAGAGGCCGCATCGACTTCACCAACTCGGCCTTCCCTTCTTTGCGAGCTTCGGTCTTCGAGTTGACGGGGTCTTCGAGGCTGATGTTGCGGTGGATGTAGCCGTAGCGGGCAGCGGCCTTCTTGGCGACCACATCGACTTCCAGCTTGCTCACCTTCGTCCCCTTCTTGGTTTTGTCTTTCGAGGACGATTTTTTCTCGGCGCCTTTGGTCGTTCCTCGCACATGCGCTGCGGTGGCGAGATTCTTGCGCAGGCTCCGCTGGATCGTCGCCTCGAGGAGCGCCTGGCCCACGATCAGCATCGTCTTGGAGCGCCGCAGCGCGACGACCTGAAGCTCCCCGCCGCGCATCCGCACGACGAATTTGCGGCCGGAGTAGTTCCGCTCGAGCTTGTACGCCTTCATGATCACATCGAGCGGGCTGGCGTTCATCTCGGTCAGGTTGTTGATCCGCTTGAAGCCCTTCGCCAGCTTGCCCACCTTCACGCCGTAGGTGCGGCAGACCTCGCGGGTGATCTGATCGGCGGTCCAGCCGGTCGCCCGGTATTTGGTCGCATCGCTCTGCTTCTTGCCCTTCGACTTGCGGAAGGAGAAGTCGTCACGCGATTTGGCGAGCCAAGCAAGCTCATCGGCGAGGTTGAAGACATGGGTGCCGGTGCTGCCGGTGATGTTGGAATCGAGGATGCGCATGTCCCAGATGCGCCGGTACTTGCCGCCCTGACGCGGCGCTGCCTCCAGCCGGATTGAGTGGCCCTCGTAGACCGCCAGTGGCTTGCGGCCCTCCGACTTCTGCAGCGTCAACGTGCCGCGCAGGATCGGCGAGGCATCTTCCCAGGTCACCGCATCGACGTACTCGTCCAGGCCCACTTTGCGGTCCTTGGGATCCTTCATCTCGCCACGGAAGACGGTCACGCGGAAGCGCTCCTCGCCGTAGCGGACATCGGGGGCGGCGGCCTGCCAGTAGTCCGGCAGGGCGTCGCGCTTGTTGCGCCCGCGCCCGCTGGCGCCATTGTCCTTGCGGGCGAGGCTCTTGGCCGGGCCTACCGCTGCACTCACGGCGCTTCCACCCCCCCAGTCTTGTGATCGACGAGCCTAGGGATGTGGAGCTTGCGAACCCGTTTGCCGTTCTTGTCGAGCTCGTTGAGGTCACGCCCAGGGGCGAAGTCCTTGATGCCGTTGTCCATGACGATTGCACGCCACAGGGTCGGGTCGCCGTAGTAGTAGAGCGCCAGCTTGGAGAGCGTCGCGGGGTTGCCAGCGACGACCTTGCCCGAGCCTTCCTCGACGCCCCTGCCGTCCTTTTCGAGCTTCACCGTCGCCGGCGTCTTGTCTCCCTGCCCGTCTTCGCCCGAGTAGCCGCGCTGTTCTGCGGTCTGTTCACGCCACTCGACGAAGGAGAGGTCGAAGTAGCGGGCGTCGATCTCCCCAGCCCTCTCTTCGACAGCGACCGAGCGCAGGGTCACCGGCAGCCGCAGGTCATTTCCTTCCCACCAGCCCGAGCGGGCGACGAACATCATCGGCGAGCCGAGCTGGGCGAGATCCTTGAGTTCCTGGGCGACCCGCTGCGGATGAGGGGCATTCGGCCGCGCCCGCTCCCAGCTCACCCAGGTCGGCTGATAGTCGACGACGATGGTGCGCATCTCGAAGGAGAGGAGCTGTCGCCCCCCGAGCCGCGAGAACTGCCCGCGGGAGAGCGTGTCGAAGTCGTTGAAGGTCGTCGCCTGCGTCCAGCCGAAGGCTTCGAGCGGCGCCACCTGGAAGTTGAGCGGCTGTTTGAGGACGCCCTTCTTGGTGTGCTTGAAGCGCTGCAGGGTGACGCGCAGACCATCGGTCTGCCAGCGGCCCTGCCGAGAGAGCGGCGGGCGCGGCATCAGTCCAGCACCTCGTCATCCCCGGTGTCGGGCTCGAGGTCGAGGTCGGAGGCGAGGTCGTTGAATGCCTGGTTCACCTCGCGCACGATCTGCTTGCGGATGTCGCCGGGTCGGTGGTTGTGAACGGTCACGCTGCCGATACGCAGGCCGCCGCCGCCCGCCGTACCCCGGCCCTTCGGCCGCACGCTGGCGACCTCAGCCCCGCCGTCGCCGATTCCGAGCAGGGTCGGGCGGTGCGCTTCGACGGTGCCGCCCGTGCCGAACCAGCCAGCGAAGGAGGGCAGACGTCCCCCCTTGCCGAAGCCCTGCCGGAAGGCCACGCGAGCGCCAGCTTCGCGGTCGCTAAGCGCGGGGATGCCAGGCCGCTCCCACTCGTTCATGAAGAGGGCGGCTGCGGCCTCAGGACTCGCCGATTTGTTCAGCGCCGGGATCAAGCCCTGGCCGCCGTGGGAGAGCATGAAGAGCGTCTGGAAGATCGGGTTTTCCCATTTCGATCCGCCGGCGGCCTTCAGATTGGCGAGGCTGATCGCGCCGCTCGTAAAGCCCCACAGCCCGCCGCCGCCCGTTCCTTCCGCACCGGGGTCCATGCCGGACTCGCGCCATGCGTTGCCGATGATCCCCGCTGCGGCGATTTTGTTCGCGCCATGAGCGAAGAGCACCTGGGCGATCGCCCGTTCCACGGCGGCGCGGGAGCCGCCGATCTTGCCGCCCGCGCCGAGCATCACTTCCGAGCCGACGCCTTTCAGGCTGGCCGCCTGGGCGATCCTGTGGTTCAGGCCTGCGGCCATCGCGCTCATCCCCGCCTGTGCGAGGGCGCCGGGGACGCCGCCGAGTTTCGAGCTCGGCGCCTTGACCCGTTTGAAGCCGCCGCTGGCGCCCATCATCAGGCCGCGCACCGCGCTCGCCCCAGTCGGGCCGCCTGGGTAGAAGCCGATGTGGACATGGTCGCTGTGGCCGCCGATCGAGCCGGGGTGCTTGGTGCCTTCGTCGATGAAGTAGGGATAGGGGTCGTAGAACAGCTCGTTGAGGCCGTGGCCGAGGTAGCGCTGCTCGGCGGCGCGGCGGAAGCTGTACATCAGGTTCGGCGCCCCGGATACGTCGTAGGCGAGGCCCGAGTAGTGCAGGGAGTCGGAGACATGGCCGCTGCTCGGGATGCCGCCGAAGCCAGGGCCGCCGCTAACGCTCAACCCCATGCCCGCTGCGTAGCGACCGACCGATTCGATCCCGCCGCCGAAGGCCGGGCGCCGACCGCCGCGGGCGTAGGTGAGTTCGGAATGCGGGCGTCCCTCGCCCGCGACCATGTGGCCGAGGCTCGTGCCGAACGCTCCGAGCATTTCGTTGGCACTGCGCTCGGTGTGCTTGTTCACGACCAGCTCGCCAGCGGCCCCAACGCCGCCGCCGCCGAGCGCGTAGCGGTCCTGGTTGCCGAAGCCGCCGATGCGGTAGCCACCGTAGGCGTAGCCGTGTGCCTTGTTGAAGGCGCGTTCGTTCTGGGACGGGCGGGCACCGTTGCCTGACGGGCCTTTGGTCGCGTCGGAGCGGGCTTCGCGCCCGGCGGAGCCACCCTGCTCCATGCCCTTGACGATGTTGGTCGCCTGGGTGTGGTTGTAGCCCATCGCCATCAGGGAGCCGAGCGCCTGCTGCTGGAGCTTGGTGAAGGAGGTCGAGACTTCCTCCTGCGCCCTCTCCGCCTGGCTCGACATCGCGTCGGCGATGCCCTTCCATTCCTTCGCCGTGCCGCTGTAGATGTGGCCATTGATGATTTCGACGTTGTGGCCCATCAGCGCGAACTCGGCTTCGATGGCAGCGACAGCGGATTCGTAGAGGCCCTTCAGTTTCGGGTTCTGTTTGGCGGCTTCGCGGTACCAGGACAGCTCGGCGCGGGCGAGAACCTTGGCCCCCTGCGGCCCGATCTTCCCCATTTCTTCCATGATCGGGCCGAGCATTTTCTGCCCTGCTTTGCGCACGCCTTCGTTCTTGGTGCGGATCTCGAATGCTTTGGAGAAGTCTTCGACAGCGGCGGCGCCAGCGGCGGCTGAGCGTTCATGGATGACGCCGTCGAGCCGGTCCATGACCTTTTCGATGTATTCCTGGGCCGGGCCGAGGTCGCCGCCCTGCTTGCCGAATTCTTTCGCCACTTTCCCGAGGCGCCGCTTGGTGGCGATGGCACCGCTGCGGGTTTCCGGCACTTCACCGAGGATGCCGCTGACCCGTTTCTGGGTGAATTCGAGGACTTTCTGCTGCCGTTCGCTCGGCGGTTCGGGCATGGGGATGATCCCGAAGCTGGCCTGGGAGAGACCTGCGGCGGCCCTTTCGGGCAGGTTGCCGTTGTAGGTCAGCGCCCCGATGCCGCCGAGGATCGCTGACGCTGGCGCCAGGAAACGTCCGGCCGCACCGATGCCCGCCATCAGGCCGCGACCCGCTCCGATTGCCAGTGCTCCTCCCTGGGCGGCGGCCGATGCGCTCGTCGAGTAGCCCGCTGCGCGGGCCTGCTGGAAGGTGGTGCTGTAGCCCGGCGTCAATCCGCGGCCCCCGAAGACTTTGGGCAGGCCGAATCGACCCGCCACGCCGCCGGCGATGCCCGCCACTACCCCGCCCCTGCCAGCCCCGATCGGCCCGCTGCCCACCGGAACCGTCCCAGCGCTGCGCTGCGCGGCGGTGGCACGGCCCGCTTCGGTGGCGATCAGGCCCCAGTCGGCCGCGATCATCCTCAGACGCGATCCGAGGCTATTCAGGGCCACGGCGCCCAGCACCCCCACAATCAGGTTGCTGAGGCCGGGGATGGCTTCGAGGAGGCCGTTGACGGCTTCCAGCAGCATGTTCATCAGTTCGAGGACGCTGAGCAGGGCCGAGGAGCCGCCGCCGAGGGTGTCGAAGAGCCGGATGAGCTGTTCGAGGGTCTTCGCCAGCGCCGGTCCGTACTTTTCGCCGATCGTCTGGAACAGGTCCTCGAGCGGTTCGAGCGCCTTGGTCAGCATGTCCATCGTGTGAGCGAGGCCACCCCCAGTACCGAGCCGGATGAACGCCTTGCTCAGCTCGCCCACGAATTTGAAGATCGAGTCGAGGTTGGCTTTCAGGCTGTCGAAGTAGTCGCGGAGCTGGTTCTGACCCGAGAGCGAGTTGGCGAAGTTGTCCCAGCGTTCCGTCGCCTTGTCGGCCGATTCCCAGAGTTCATCGCCGAGCGGCCGCGCCGCTTTGCCGATCCCGCGCAGCGTCCCCCACAGGTTCGAGAGGATCGAGCCGAAGGTTTCCAGCGAGGCGCGGGTGCGGTCGAAGTAGGAGCGCAGTTCGCCCGTTCGCCGGCCAGTCAGCGCCGACTGCTCCAGCATCTGCGACCAGCCGAGGATCGTTTTCGAGAGCCATTCGGTGAACGGCTCGGCGGCGACGGCGATGTGGCGGAACGCCTCGACCACGTTGATCAACGCCGAGCCGAGCCGGTTCAGGACAGTAAGACCCTGCTTGCCGACCGACTGCAGGTCGGAGAGGAAGCCTTTGGTCGTGAAGGCGCCAGCAGCCCTTTCAGCGATGCCGCCTAGCGTCGAGCCGCCCTGACGGAGCAGGTTTTTCGCCGTCGGGACGCCCCGCTGTAGCTGCGAGAGAGCCGCCGTCAGGCCTGGGAACAGCCCCGCCTGGGCGCTCGATTTCAGTTCGTTGGTGACCGGTTTCAGTTCTTTCAGGACGCGCACGAATTCGCGCCCCTGCGGGGTCAGCGCTGCCATCGCGCCTTTCGTCCCTTTGAGCGCCCTGTCGATCCCCGAGAAGGCGAGTTTGGCCGCGCCCACAGCGATCCCGATCCCGAGGAAGGTCGCGGGGAGGGCACCGGCAACGCCAACGAGGTCGGTCAGTTTGGGGATCAGCGCCGCTGCGCCGCCCGCCAGCGCACTCACCCCCTGCACGAGCGCCACGACGCCGCTGATGATCAGCGGCAGTTTCATGGCCTGGAAAATCTTGCCGATGGAGGCCAGCGAGATCCCGACGCGGCCGAGTTTCGTACTCAGCCGGTCGGAATCGTCGCCAGCGCCCTGCAGCGTCTTGCGGAGCCTGCCGCCGCCGCCGCTGTCGCCAGCGAAGGTGCGGGAGTCGCGGTCGATCGTCTTGATCTGGCGATCAACATCCTCCATCTGCTTGAGCTGCTTGTCGCTGCCGACATTGTCGAGACGGCTCCCGAGTTTGTCGATCGCATCGTCGGTTTTTTTCGCCTGCAGCTCCATTTTCCGCATGGGGCCGCTGGCGCCGTCGATGATCTTGAAAAGCCCCTCGACCGTCGCTGCCATCAGCTCCCCCTCTGCGCGGTGCGGCTCGGCTTGTTGCCGCCTTCGAGCTCATTGAGACCGATGGCGCAGCCGTAGGTGAACGCCTTGACCCGTCCGGGGTAGGGCGGCAGCCGCGGCTCGCTCAGCTCGTCGGTCGGCAGGAAGATGAAGTGCCGGTTCCCGCACATGGCGCACTCCGTCGCCCCCGGTTTCAGGGGCAGCGAGTAGCACGCCGGGCACGGGTGTGGCGCCGTCGTCCTCCGGTACTGATCGTCGAGGCCGTTGTAGAGGCGGTAGGGGTCGTGCCCTGCTTTCCAAGCCAGTGCCAGGACAAGTGCCTCTCCCCCCCGCATTACTAGTTTTTTGCGGCCCTCTCCGCGTCGCGTACGTCCTCGTCGTTGAAGCCCGAGAGCGTCATGATCCGGCCGGCGATCTGGGCGATGTAGCCGGGCTTGGACTGGAACTTCGCCCGCAGAGCATCGACGGGGTCGCCGGGGAAGCGGCCCTGCTCGTTGAGGATGCGGGTCGCCTCCTTGATGTCGGGATCGACCGTACCCTCGACGACGATTTCGAGGTTGACCTTGTACTCGTCGCTTTCGCCGGTCGTCCGCGCCAGGCGCGTGTTCTGGGCCTTTTTGCGGATCGCCCGCATGACCTCCATCGGCACCGGCTTGATGGTCCAGGGGATCATCCGCTCGTTCTCCTGGGTGCCGAAGTTGAGTTCGAGCGTCTGCGTCTCCTCACCGACCGCAGCGGGGTCCTCGTTGAGGAACCAGTCCAGCGCCGAGGCCGCCTCGCCGTCGCGCAGCTTGCGGTCGTCCCGGGCCGCCGCCACGGCGGCCGCGCCGGCGCGGCTCTCCGCCTCGTCCTCGCCGTCGCTGAGGTCTTTCAGGCCGCCCTGCTGGTTCTCGTAGGCCCTCGCCAGGTCCGCGTCGCTCGGCGCGTCCTGCGTGGCCGTGGGAGCCTCAGAGAGGTCTAGCGCACCGCCCTCAGCGGTGCTGTCGTCGGTGTCGTCGATCCTGGTGGTGATGTCGTCCATGAGTCGCCTCCTTTGGCGGCTGGTGGGTCGTTGGAATCAGGCATCGACTCCGACGGGCCAGTGGCAGCGTCAGGGTCGAGTGGCCGTGCATCTGCGGACGGTTTCTCGGGACCGTCCGGCCCGTACATCGACTCGATCTCAAGGTCGGCCATGACCTCAAGAAGCTCGCGTGCGCCGTGGCTCCGCTTGGTGCGGATGTGGGCGCGAAGGTGCAGCCATGCCCGCTCGTAATCGACGAGCTCGCTCATGGCTTTGCTGAGCGCGAGCCGCTACGCGGTCGCGCCCGTGGGGACGCCTTTGGAGTATTCGTACTGGATGGCCGGGAGGCCGGTCGTCGCATCCGTGGTGCCCGTCCGCACGAAGGCGGTGATGGGCTTCTCGTTCTCGAAGGTGAACGGGAACTCGAGGTCGCGGATGTCGTCGCCGATGTTGAACCCGAGCGGCAGACGCCAGAGCAGGCAGCCATCCAGCCGCCATTTCTCTTCGCCCAGCGCCTCCGGGTCGTTGTAGCCGACCAGCAGCGAGAAGGGTTTGAGAACGGAGTTGACGGTGCCGCGCATCGCCCGCCGTTCTTCGATGTTGGTGGAGATGAAGTTGTAGACCTGCAGCTCCCACTTGGCGTCGATCTTCTGGACACGGAAGGTTCCCTCGCGGGACTCCCGGCCAGGCTTGTAGCCCTGCTTCGTCGAGCCGACGATCGGCACCTCAAGGCGGTTGACCTCGACGGTGGCGCTGACTTCGGTGACCTCTGCGAGCAGGTTGCCAGCCGCGTCGAACGCCGCGCCCCACATCCCGCCCATGCGGAAAAGCCCCTCGTTGTTGACCAGTGGAGAAGGCATGTAGTCAGATTCCTTTCGTGATCCTTGGGTGCGCGGCTCTAGCCGATCGTGAGGGTCACGTAGACCTGCTTGAGGGCGCGTCCGAACTTGAGTTCCATCGCCAGGGCGACGAACTCGTCATCGTCGGAAGGCGGCGGGTCCTGGTCGATGCCGACCTTCCATCCGGGCTGGATCACTCCGAGCTTTTCGCGTTCCGCGAGGAGGCTCTTGGCCTCCGATACCACCGCGTCGCGGGTGTCGTCGTTGACCGGCCGGCGTCCGAGGATTTCCCTGCGGAAGTAGGCCGCGAGGTCCGTCTGAATCCCGTGCATGGTGCGCACGTACTTCGGCTCGCGGTAGATGAAGTAGGGCTTCTTGGGTTCGCCATCAGCGTCCACTTCCGTCCAGGTGGAGTGGCCGACTTTGATGTGAGTCGGAGCTTCGGGGTCGTCGTCGCGTGCGACCACGAGAACGCCCGCGTCGTAGGCCGAGGCGATCTCGGCGTCGGTCGGCCCGGTGACGATTTCGAGGGCCGCCAGCCGCGCGTAGGTGAGCGCTGCGTACTCGCCCTTCGCCGCGAGGATGCCCGCGATGCGCGGGGCAAGCTGCGAGGTCGAGAGTTCGATCTCGGTCCCTTCCGGCCCGAGGTCGGGCGAGCGGTAGGTGCCGACGCCGAAGACGATGACCTCCGGGTCGGCGATTTCTTCGGCGCGGTCTTCGGCGTCTTCCAGCGTCTCGCCGAGTTCACCGCCGATGACGGCCATGAAGCGCTTGTTCTTGTTGTCGTTCTGGTCGCGGAGCCAGGTCTGCAGCGAGACCTGGATCGCGTTATCGACGAGATCGAAGGGGGCGATGACGCCGAACGGTTCCAGCGCAATCGCATCGAAGGCGTTGGTCCAGTCTTCGGCGACCGGCGTGTCACCGTCGTCGCCGCCGGTCAGCGCGGAAGCGGTGACGGTCGTCAGTTTGGTGCCGGTTTTCTGGACTTCGGCGGTGACCCAGTTGGACCGTTTGTTGATCAGTTCGCCGAGGCGAGTGATGTCGGTCGCCGTGTAGGTGTATTCCTCAAGGACGCTGGTGCCGTCGAGGAGCAGGAGGTCCTGTTTGCTGGCGTCGCCAGCGTGGGCGCGGGTCGTGACCGCGAGGCTGTTGGCGCGGGTGCCGTTGTAGCGGGCGACCAGTTTGAGCGCGTTTTCGGGCGCTTCTTTGGCGTTGGTGAGCTGTTTGCTCGCCTTCGCGGCGCCGCTGTCGCCGAAGCGGTAGACGAGAACGCCGCCCGCCCCGTAGCGGCCTTTCAGGCCCTCGCCGATGAACGCCTGCTTGACCGCCAGGTAGCCCGGCGTGTCGTCGGAGTAGCCGTAGAGGGCCTGGTACTCGGCGAATGAGCCGACCAGACGCGCCTCCTCGAACGGACCCCAGTCGTTGATGATCGGGATCGCAACCGTGGCGCCGGGCGCCGGCGGCACGACGCTCGGCGTCGTGACGTTGAAGTTGAAGTAGCTGTCGGGCAGCTTGGGGCGGTTGTCCTTCGAGAACGGCACGGGCTAGGCTCCCTTCTTCGCCTTGCGCTTGAGGAACTTGTCGATGGCGGCCTGCGCCTCCTCGACGGTCAGGTCGGAGTCGCCGTGTCCGTAGTCAGCGAGAGCGCCCGCAACGACATGGGGGCCGACGCCGAAGAACTTGTGGGCGGCGGCGATCAGCCGGTCACGGTCGACCTTTTCGGCCTCCGGCTCAGCCTTCGCTTTCGCTGCTTTCTCGTCTGCCATGTCGCTCCTGAAGTTCGGTTTGACGTTGCTGCGCTGTCGCAAGCGAAGGTAGCAGCGCAGCAGCGGCCAACCCTGGAAAAAACTTCTCCCTCAGGAGCCGTCGATCTCAGACTCAAGCGACTGCGTGATCCGCAGTTTCTGGGCCAGCCGCGAGCCGGTCGGAAGCTCGGCTGAGCGGCGCCAACCGACCCTCATCTCGCCCGTGACGGTCCATTTCTTCTCGTCTTCGGGTGACTGTGCGCGGTTGATCGAGAGGTCGAGAACGCGGAGGTAGTCGGGGTAGCGACGCAGCAAAGACCCCTCGTCGATCGCCACCCCCTCAAAGTCGTAGAGCGGGATGCGGTAGGGGCGGCCCGCGCCGATCCCCACCTGGATCGCCTGCCACAGGCGCTCCTCGGCGGCCATGACGTTGTCGAAGGTGGCTTCCACGCTCTCGCCTTCGGCGGGGTAAACGTAGACCGCGATGGGCTGGGTCAGATCAGCGGTGTGGCGGCTGCCGCCAGAGAGCAGCGGGCCTGCGGTTCGCACCGCGATCCCTGGCCGCGAGAAGGCACCTTCCTGGGCGAAGAAGCCGACCTCCCAGTCATCGCCGAAGGCTTCGGACATGTAGCGGGAGATGCTGCGGAGGGCGTCGCGGACGGTTCTCATGTCAACTCGGCGTAGGGGTTCTGGCGGGCGGTCTCACGCGCCCAGTTGGATAGCGCGGGCCTGACGATGCCCTCAATCTCGACTTCCAGCTTCGCAGCGGACTCGGCCAGCATGTGATGACCCTCCGAGCCGGGGTGCATGACCGACTTGGCGAAGACATCGGCGCCGTCGGCACCGACCCAGTGCAGCGTGCCGCCAGGGGTTTTCGGCAGGATCAAGTACTTGCGATGCTCAGGCCCCCAGAGACCGGTGCCGTGCTCGACGTAGGGCGCGTAGTCGATCTCGGTGTACCACTCGGCGCCGTAGCCTGCGCCGGGGTAGGTGGTGCCGACGACCTTGTGGGCGCGGCTCTCCTTCCACGAACGCTTCAGGTCGCCAGTCTCGACCGGCGTGGCTTTCGCCGCCTGCTCCTTGCCGAAGCGCACGCCCAGACGCACCATGTTCTTGATCGCGCCATTGATCGGGCCGGTGTCGAACCAGGGGTGCAGCTTGCCGCCGATGTAGGCCATCAGCCGGTTCTCGCGGGCGAGGCGGGCGACTCCGTGACCCGTTTGAGCCGGAGCTGCCAGCCGATTACCTTGCGCTTCTTGCGAATCTGTTTCGGCTCGCCATCGACCATGAAGATGCCGACCTCGTTCCAGCCGCGGTCGGTGGACTCGGCCAGCTCCCGCGATTCGACGACGATCTTGTCGTCGATCTGGAAGCGCAGCGGATTGCGCTCGGCGTCTACTCGATCAGTGGTCAGCGAAGGCACCTCGACCACGCTCACGCTCTGGGCGGCGTCGCGGCCCTTGGGGGCATCGGTGATCTCCAGGCGGCAGCGGAAGATCGGCTGCTGGCGGGGGTGGTAGATCGTCCGGCCTTCGACGCGCTTGGCATCGGCCTCCTCGCGGACGATGCGGGCGCGATCCTTGAGCGCCGTCCTCAGCGCCATCGTCTACGCCCCGAAGGCCCAGGGGTCGATGCGGTCGAGGATGTCGCCCTCGTGCCAATCGACTTCGCTGACGCTGGTGTACGGGCGGTGAATTCCAGCCAGGACTTCCTGCCAGTATTCCCGTTTTTCTTCGGTCATCAGCAGCTCCAGCAGGTTGTTGAGATGCGGCCAGGGGTTCAGCGGCTTGCCCGCGAATTTGGTCGCCCGCTCGCTGTTGACTCGCGTCTCCGAGTAGGAGCCAGCGGAAAAGCTCTGCACCATGTCGATGTCACCAGCGGTTTCAGCCTCGTCCTCCTGGGACTTGATGACGAGCTGTTCGGTGCGGCGCTGCACCGCCTCCTGGGCCGTCGTGACGAGTTCTTCGGGCATCGTCGCATCGAGTGGGCGACCGGTCACGAAGACGATGTAGTCCCTCGCTCGAGCGACCTGGAAGTCGAGCGGGTCTTCGCCGGTCGCCGGTTTTTCATAGCCGAGTCCGTCGAAGTCGAGTTTCGACCAAGCCCTGATCTGTGTCGTCGTCGGTGCTTCCACTTCTCCTCCTAAACGACGAAGGGGCCGGGCCGCAGCCCGACCCCTCCGGGTTCAGCTATGTACCGGCGCCTAGCCCTTGGCTTCGGCCCTCGCGGCAGCGGCCTTGGCGACATCCTGTTTGGTGTACGTCCCCTTGGCGCCCGAGCCCTCGGCGACGTACTGCCCGATGATCTCGGGCGTCAGGTTCTTGTCGTCGGCGAACTTCTCCGCTGCGTCAGAGGAGAAGAACGGGGTGTCCGTGACCTCCTCGGCCTCGCCGACATCGAAGGCGCTGCGGGGCAGCTCCTCCTTGCGGACGCGGCCATCGGCAGCTTCGATGACAGCGACGACATGGGCGCCGCGCACCGCCGTCGAGACGATCTTCTGATCGCCCTTCAGGTTCAGCGCCTCAGCGACATCGGCATCGTCCAGCAGAGCCGTGGCGTTCTGATCGACCTCCTGCACCTGCGCTGCACGGAGCGAGTCCGTGTAGCGCTGGCGCGAAGCGGCGACCATGTCCTCGGCTTTGCCAGCGCCCTGACCGAACTTGTCGGTCAGCTCGGCGTATGCGGCCTGTGCGTCGTTTCCGCGCGGCACTAGGCGACCACCGAACGGTAGGCGCCAGCGGGGTCGATGACCCCGACGCCGAAGTCGAGCCGCACCTTGAAGTCGACCGAGTCGAGCTCCCAGGTGTAGGGGTCCGGGCCGTCGTACTGCGAGGAGGTCTCCGGGTTCTTCTTGAAGACCTGCGGTTCCTCACGGCCCCCCAGGAAGCCGACAGCGAAGGCCGGCACGTCGCTCGGGCTGGCGAACATGTACCAGTCGTTCGAGTCGCTCCAGTAGGGGTCGCGGATGACGGCGTCTGCGGGGAGGATGCCCTGCAGCGGGTTGTCGCGGCCCTTGTCGAACACGGCGCTTCCGGCGCCGGCCGCGCCCGTGTAGGCGCTGCTCACGCCCGTTTCGCTCGAGCCGATGATGCGCTTGGCGATCAGCTCCATGCGGGCGTTCTTGACCGAGATGAGCTGCGGTTTGATGACGATGTGGCGACCGTCGCCGTCGAGCTGGTTTTCCATCGTGGAGATGGCCGTCGCCAGCGAGTCCTCGGAGAGGGCCGTGGTCACCTGATTGCCGCGGGCTTCCGAGAATGTCGGGTTGCCGTCCGGCGCCGTCGGGTTGCCCTCGATGTAGGCCGTGACCGCCTCCGACACGAAGATCGCGGCGGCGTAGCCCATGTCGGCGGGGTTGCTGGAGAGCAGGTCGCCGGATTCGTCGTTGATGATCGTCTGCCGCGTGATCGCGTAGACGCCCCCGTAGGTGTCGATGACGAGGGTTGCCGACGGACGCTCGGTGCGCGTCAGTTCGGGGTACTCGCCGTGGTCACCCACGTAGCCGATGCCGTTCAGACCCCACAGGCCCTTGATCCGACGCTCACGGAAGTCCGTGGCGTTCTCGATCCGAGCGTAGCGGCGGTACTGAGGGCTGACTTTGGTGTAGCCCTGGTAGACCGAAGTCTTGATCGGGCCGAACAGGAACTCCGGGAAGTCCGCCTTGGAAGCGGCCTCCTGCAGGCGTCCTGAATGCCAGTCCTTGTACGCCTCGAAGAGGAGGACGGGCCGACCGTAATCGCCGTATTTGGACATTGGGTTGAGTCTCGCTTTCTTGCTTCCGGCGCCGGCCTAGAAGCTGTCCTTCTTATCCAGGTCGATGCGGACCGCCCCAGCGGGGGTACCGCGTTCGCCTGCGACCTCGACGACCCGCCCGAACTTCTGGTTCGAGCCTTCGGTCTCGGTGAGTTTGTTTTCGTTCGTGATGAAGACTTTGTCGCCGACTTCGAGGCCGGAGATGGTCGTCACCTGAACGACGCCCTTGACGATGAGGAGGAATTCCTCATTGTCGGCGATGACGTTCTGCACCGCCATGCCGTCAGCGAAGCTGGGCGCTTTCTGTTTGACGGCAACGCCTACGAATTTGCCGTTGCCGAACGGCTGGCCGTGGGTCAGCGTGCCACCGGTTTTGTTGGTGACGTACTGCGACTCGCCGGGACGCTTGTAAGGCATCTTGGTCTTGCTCCTTCTGGGCTAGGCCAGCACCGCTAGGCGGTGTAGACCTTGTCCGGATCCTTGACGCCCGCCTCCTGCAGGAACTCCTGCCAGTACGGGGTCTCGCTTGCCTCGGCGGAATCGCCGCCGTCGCCGCCGTCGCCGTCGCCCTGACCCTCGATGCGGGTCGGCTTGGCCTCGGCGAGCCGGTTCTTCGACTTCTCGATGTCGGCCTCGACGGCCTCGGTCAGGAACGCCTCGGCGCCCTTCGTGACCTCGCCCTCGTCATCGACCTCATCGACCTGATCGAGCTTTGCGGTCGGCTTGCCCTCGACGAGCTTGTAGTCGTCTTTGAGGTCGGCCTTCCAGGTGTCGGGAAGATCGGTTGCCTCGATCATCCGGTGCGCGGTGTCGCGCAGGTCGCGGAGCTGGACCTGACGGTCGGCTTCGGCCTTGGCCTCGGCACGAATCACATCGGCTCCCTCGCGCAGACCGGCCTCCACAAGCCCGGTGACGTACTCCTGCACGCCACTCTTCGGGTCCTGCAGCGCCTCCTGCAGCTCCTCGGGGGTGATTGCCACTTCGTCGCCTCCTTTGGGCGTGTTGTCGTCGCCGGCGGCCTCAAGCAGCCCCGAGCGCTTGTCGCGGAGGTAGTCCGCAAGCTCTGTGTCAGTCAGCGCCTCCAGCACGGAGAGCGGGTCGTCGCCCTCGGCAGCGCCGAGCTCGTTGATCGCCGCCTCCATCAGCTCGACGACCTTGCCGCCAGCGCCGCCCTCGGACACCCAGTCGACGGAACCGCCGTTCTGGATTCCCTCGACGACCCAGACCTGCTGCCCGTCCACGTTGCCGGGATGGACAGCGGTGGCGTCAGCGTTGATCGAAGCCTCGAGGATGCGCGGGTCCTCTTCGAGGAGCTTGCGCACCATGCCGACCGGCCGAACCCGCGCCTGGATCGCGCCCTGGCCGAAGCGGCCTTCGGCGGGAACATCCGGGTTCCACCAGCTCTCCTCAATCCGGCCACCGATGTGCCGGATCGGGCGCGGCAGGCCGTTGCGGGCCTTGATCGCGCGGGGATCCTCGTGGTCGGCGAACATGCGCCAGCCAGGTACGCGCTCGCCGCCCTCTTCGTGGTCGCCGAAGATGTGGGCGTAGTCCTCCAGCATCTTCGCCTCGTAGAGATGGCGGCCGCGGCCCAGGCCAACGGTCGGCCGGATCACGTTGATGACGACGGTGCCGTCGTCCTGAAGTCCGCCGGGTACCCCGGCGATCGACTCCTGAAGACGGAGGGCAGAAGCGGGGATCGAAGCTGCTGCGGAATCAGGCATGGGGCGAAGGTAGCAGCGCAGCAGACCCCTACCCTGAAAAAAACTTCGAGGTGAACTACGAATCGACGCTGGCCGATTCGACCCACAGGGTCGTCTGTTCTCCGCCAGTCGCCGGTTTGCCGATCACACGGAGTTCGGGCCAGTAGTCGGACACCGACAGCACTTTCGCAGCGCCGCTGGCGACCGTTTCTTCGTTGCCGATGTTCACGAAGTCGGTGCCGTTGATCGTCCCCTGGAGCTGGACTTTCGCCGATTTCGCCCCCGTGTTGCGGATCAGTACCGTCGCAGCGCGGGTGTTGACCTTGCGAATCCTGAAGGAGTAGCCAGCGTCTACGGTCGCGTGACTCTCCTTGGTGGTCGTATCGAACATCGGCCCTCCTAGACCGTTCCAGCCGTCTTCAGTTCAGACGGGCTGAGGTTTGCGGCCTTGATGACAGCAGCGATGACGGACGGCTTCTCGTTCTCGCGGTCGAAGACGATGCCCTGGGTCTCAAGCTTGTCGAGGGCGGCGCCGATAGAGGTCGCAGTCCAGGGATCGCCGAGCTGGTCGGCGGCGTCCAGAAGGTTGACCTTCTCCTTCGTGTTCTCGGCAGGACTCGGCGTATCGCTCGATGTAGGAGACACATCTTCGGCCTGCAGCGCCTTGACTTTGCCAGCAGCCTCGTCCGGCTCCCAGAACTCACCAACCGTCTGCCCGTTCTGGGAGACAACGTAGCTTGAGCCGATGCCGTTCTTCTTCTCCGAGCCGTAGCCCGTATGCGGTTCCTTCTTGACCGTCACGTAGTTGGGGAAGTTGGCGGCATCGCCGTTCTTCATGCCCTTCAGGTGCGTCGTTGCGGGGTCGAGTTCGGAGGCAATGTCCTCGGGCGGCGGCGGGATCGGCGTCCCTTTCGGTTCAGGCTTTCCCTGCTTCACGACCACCGGGCCTTTGTCGGCTGGCTCGGGCTTCTTGTTCGGGTCGCCACCGACCCGTTTGATGCGGAATTTCGCCGCCCGCACCTGGGCGGCAGCCTTGGCCTTCGTCTGCTTGTCGGCATCGGCCGGGAGGTTGTCGAAGTCGGCTTTCTTCTTCTCGTAGGCGGCCCAGGCGGAGGCGATCTTCTCCTCCTTCGACTTGCCGCTGACAGCCTTTTTCGGCGCTTTCAGCTCAGCCGTTTTCTTCGCCTGCGAATCGCTGCGGCTGGACAGCTCGGCGGTGATGGCCTTGATCGCCTCCGTGTCATCGGGGTGCGACTTCATTTCCACCGCGAGTTTCAGCAGCTTCTCGTCGGACATCGCCTTGAAGTTGCGGAGGTTCCCGGCCTTGGAGCGGGCGGGTGAGCTGGGCGCCATGCCAGCGTTCTCCAGCGAGCCTTTCAGCGCCGAGTAGAGGGCGTCATCGTTGGTGGCGGCGGGAGCTGGCGTCGGTGCCGAAGAGGATGGAGAGCCGTTGGGGTTGCTCGGACCGATGAACGGCGGTGCGAACTCCCTGTGGAAGACCTTCGCTTTGCCGCCATCGACGGGCTTGGCGACGATGAAGTCGCCGCTGGTCGGCTTGTGCCATACGTATGCCTGGTCGTGCTTGCCGACGTAGAAGGTGTCGCCGGCCGACATCTCTTTGAGCGACTTTTCCCCTGCGTTCGGCGCGTAGCCCTCGGGCGGCGCGTACTGGACGGCGGGCTGCGGCATCAGCCGCTCGCCCGTGACCTGTGCGTAGTCGTTGGAGGCCGCTTCCTTGGCAGCGCTCGAGCGGGAGTTGTCGAAGGCCAGTTTCGCCCGCCGCTTCTTCTCGGCGATGGCAGTCAGGAAGACCGAGCGGTCACGGCCCGACTTCGGCAGACCGTTCGCATCAACGGAGTCGGAGATGAGGCTGTCGAGCTCAGCATTGCTCGCGCCGTGGAAGTCGATCAGTGCCCGCTGCGGAGATTCATCAGCGGCGCCCGCATCGCCCGTGCGAAGGAAGCGCTCGCCGCGTTCGGTGGCGAGGTCGTAGTTGCGGTTCGCGGCGCCGTAGCCGCTCTTGTCGGCCCAGGCGCGATCCCCGCTCATGTCATCGAGGTGATCCTGAACGGCACCGTCATCGCCGCGGGCGATCGCGTCGTTGATGTGGTCGAGGTGGTTCTGAGAGACGACCTCTGCGGTCATCGCGGCCTTGTTCGGGTCGCCAGGCGGGAGCGGCGAGCGGCGGGCGGGCGGCTCCGGGAAATGCCGCGCCTTGGAGCCAGCCGGAGCGGCGGTGCGCACGGACGCGAGTGCGCCCTTCTCGGGGCCGTCGTTGATGCGGGCGATGCCCCGACCCCCGACGCTGTGCTCGACCGTCGCGGAAACTTTGCCGCTGCCGCTGCGGTGGGGCAGGTTGATCTTCTCGCCGGGCTTGAGAATCTGGCCCCGCCCTTTCGGTGCGAAGGTGCCATCGGCCAGCCGGTAGAAGTCGCGGACTCCGCCGAAGAGACCCCGCAGAGATGCCTCCACGAGGGCGGCCTGCCGCAGCGACCGCTCGGCCGCGAGGGCGACCACGTAGGCGCCAGTGTCGCCCGCGCCTTTCGCCGCCATGCGCCGCAGAACCGCCTCGTTCAGTTCGCGCTCCGCCTTGGTGCTGTCCTTCTTCGGCTTCTCCTTCGCCGACATCCGGTCGAGCAGACGCCCGGTCTTGGGCCCGACGACGCCATCGGCCTTCAGGCCGTAGCGCCGCTGCACCGCCTTGACCTTGCGCTCGGTTTCCGGTCCGAAGCGGCCATCGACCTCGGCGCCGATGGTCTTCTGCAGGTGCTTGACGCTCGCGTCCGGCTCCTCGTCGGCGACGCCGGTTCCCTTCGTCAGCACGCCGCTGGCGAGGCTCGGGGTGTCTTCGTCCTCCTCCCCCTCGGCATCCCCTAGTTCCTCGTTGGCGCCCTCGTCCTCTTTCGGCGGGGCTTCGCCGTCCTCGGTCTTCCCCTTCGACTTCGCCTCCGGCTTTGCCTTGGCTGGCGCCGCAGCTTTCCTGTTCTCGCCCTCGTCGCCCTCCGGCGCCGGCGGCGCCCCTGCCTCCTCAGCGTCTTCTTCATCGACCCCGCTGGCCTTCTGACGCGCTTTCGAGACCTCTTCGGGATCGGTGCCGCGCAGGGCAACCTTCGTGGCGCTGCCGACCTCGCCGTCGTCTTTCAGCCCGTGGTCGCGCTGGAACTCCGCGACGGCGCTCTGGGTCTTCTCTCCGTAGCGCCCGTCGTTGGCGCCCGCGTCGTAGCCAAGCTCGGCGAGACGGTTCTGCAGGAAGCCAGTCGCCTCGTCGGGCTGACCGTTCATCCCAGCCCCGTACTTGCGGTGGAAGTCGTCCTGAGCGACCGCCTCAAGGATGGACTCGCGCATCTTTTCTTCGCGCTTGCGTTCGCGCTCGATCCGCGCCCGTTCTTCTTCGCGCTGCTTTTCGGTGCGCTTCGACGCCTGGCGCTGTTCGCGCACTTCCTGATGCTGAGCCTGGCGCTGGTGGCGCTTCTTCTGCTGCCCGCCTGCCTGGTGCTGGGTGAGCCAGTCCCAGTCGGACTGCGTGAAGGCGCCGGGCGCCGGCGGCGTCTTGTCGCCGCGCAGGGCAGCGAGCGTCTGCGTGCCGACGATCCCGTCCACCTCAAGGCCGTGGTTGCGCTGGAATTCTTCGACCCGCGCTTTGGTCTTTTCGTCGTAGCTGCCACTGGTGGCGATACCGAGTTTGCGCTGGATCAGGTCGGCGACTTTCGTCGGCAGCGAGGAGCTTTCGCCGAAGACCGAGCCAGCGCCACCGTTCGCCGAACCGCTCGTGGAGGAGCTGGCGGAGTTCGATGACTTCGAGGAGGAGGAGGAGGAGGAGGAGGCTTTCTTCGCTTCTTTCCGGGCTTTGTTGGCCTTGTTCCGGGCCTTTTCGGCGGCGTCTTCGGCGGCCATGTGGCCAGCGGTGAACCGTGCCCGCGTCTTGCGGAGGGCCGAGCGCTGGTGCGCCAGCAGCGGCCCGCCGACAGCGGAGGTGCCGTTGATGGCGCCAGCGGTCTGAGAGCCGACTACCCCATCGACACTCAGGCCCTTCTGCTTCTGGAAGGCTTCGACCTTCTTCTTCGTTTCCAGCCCGAAGCGGCCATCGGGTTTGGCTCCGACCGCACGCTGCACGCCCTTGACCTCCGGCCCGGAGGATCCCGAGCGGATGAACTGGCCACCGGTCGGCTGGCCCCGCCCGGCTCGAGGATGTTTGCCCTCGTCAAACGGAAGTGGTGCCCCGCTGCGCCCCTTCGCCTGCGGGCCGCGCCGGCCCGGCGCTGGCGGCCCGGCCTTTTCCGGGCGAACCAGCGGCGGCACGCCCAGCGCCTCGAGGACAACTCGGAGGTCGGCGATCTCCTGGCCGAGCATCGACTGCGCCCGCGCCAGCTCGCGCGAGTCGGCGTTGCCGCGGCCAAGCTGCATCCGTGCGCCACCCTCGACCAGCGCCAGCGCGGAGGCGACGCGGGCGGCGCGGTTCTTGGTGCCACGACCCTTGAGGCCCATCGCCATGCCCTCGGCGAGGCTCAGGCGATGGCGGAAGTCACCGACCAGCGACGCGACCTCATCGGCACCGAGAACCAGGCTGTCGTCTTCGCTGGTGGCCTCGCTGAGTTTCGACTTGCCCCGTTTCGCCATCCATTCGGCGACAGCCTTCTGCGCCTTGGCGACGGTGTCCGGCTTCAGTTTCGAGCCGTTGTGGTTGACACCGGTTGACCACTTCTTGACGGTGTTGACGGCAATGGCGATCGCCGTCCCGATGTCTTTGCCTTTCTCGTAGTGGAGATGTTTGGCGATCCGTTCGATGTAGTTCGGCAGGCCGCCAGCCCGATCCACCCAGTTCTGCTTGCCCGGCACCCTCTCCAGCTTCGGGTAGACGGTGGAGCTGACCTCCTGCAGCGAGTTCTGCTCCGCAGCGGGCATGTGCTGCGAAGCGTAAGCGATCTAGCGGCTGCTACCCCTCGTTGGACTTGCCCTGAATCTGGCCCACGACGAAGCGGACGATCCCGGAGAGGATGACGTAGATCGCGTAGACGACCAGCGCCGCGACCAGCAGGATCGCCGTGAGGAAGGCGTCTACCGCTCTGGCGAGGAGGTACATCGTCACTCCTCGGACAGGATCGGCTGGATGAAACGCCGGTCGTAGCCATCCTCCCAAGGGAAGACCCCGACCGTGTCGGGCCAGATGATCTGCAGCGCTGGGAAGTACTCGTAGGCGTTCCAGCGCAGGGCGCCCTTCATCATCGAGTCCCTGTTGGCATCGCTGACCTCGCGCAAGCAGCCATCGTAGTCACCCTTGACCCCTACGAATAGCTTCTCGTAATGCCGTGCCTCCAGCTTCTCCCCTTTCTCCGGGAACCGCGCGATCAGGTCGGCGATGACGGCGTGGGAGTTCTCCCCGCTCATGCCGGTGATGATCAGCTCGGGATGATCGAAGGTGCGCCACAGGCCGACCGTGTAGGCGAAGGGATCAACGGGCTGATTCTCCGTCGGCATCACCGCCAGCACCGTCCAGCCGACCCGGCCGATGTCGCGGGCGATCCTCGCCTGGATCGGGTTGTGCGGTGCTGGCGGTGGCTTCGACGGAGGCATCAGGCGGGGATTGCCTCGTAGCGGCGGCCGGTCTTCTTGACCTTGCCTTCCTTGCGCAGGTCGCTGAGGACGCGGTAGAGGTAGCTCGGTTTCATGCCCTGCTCTTTGGCGAGCTCCATGCCCGTGAGTCCGGGATTCTCCTCGATCACCCTCAGCGTCTTGTCGCTGCGACTGCCGCCTTTGCGCGGGCGGCGGCCCCGTTGCTTCGGGGCCACGGTTTGCGGGGCCGAAGATGCGACCTCCGCCTTGGCGGTTTCGAGGGCATCTAGGTCTGCTCGCGCCTTCGAGATCAAGGCGTCGAAACCGTCGATGAGGCTATCCATCGTTGTTCCTTTCGTCGTTTTCAGACCAGGCATTCGGCCGGGTCTTTGTCGGTACGCCAGCGCTTCCATTGCGGGTGGCGGTAGCCGTCTTTCATATGCCCCATATGGGCGACCTCGATCACGGTGCCGAGGTACTTGTCGGGGTCTTTGGTGACCTGCAAGCGGGTCTTCATGTCCATCCCCGAGCAGCGGCCGACCTCAACGATCTTGCCGTCGCGGTAGCCGCCGAAGATGATCGACCCGACCAACCCCTTCCAGCCGTGGTCGCCGGGTTTGTAGCCGATGACCACGAAGTCTTCGGTTTCCTGCGGCTTCAGCTTGTACTGGCCCGCTCCGCGCCCGCCGCTCTGGTAGCGGCTGCCCAGCGATTTCACGACGGCGCCCTCGAAGCCCTGCGCGAGCAGTTGGGCCAGCGCCTCGTCTGAGGGCGGCGTCTGCGGGGTGAGGATCACCCTCTCCCACTCGCGCAGGGCGAAGATCCCCTCCAGCAACTCACGCCGCTTGCGGAACGGCAGAGAGCGGGCGTCGATGTTGGCGTGAGCGATCAGGTCGAAGGCGACGAACGTGATCGTTGATTCGAGCAGAACCGCCTTGGTTTGGTTGGCTCCCAAGCAACTCTGCACACTTCCCCAGTCGTGGACGACGAAGTCGCCATCGACGCTGAAGGCGACCGCCTCGCCGTCGATCCAAGTCCCTGCGGGTAGGCGGGCAAACTCGGCCTCGATCTTCGGCAGTTTGCCGTCGTGGACGGTGCCGGTATGCGAGAACACATGCACGCCGTCATCGGCCACATGCACAAGGACGCGCTGGCCGTCGTACTTTGGCTCAAGGACGAACTCGGCGGGGTCGAACCCGCTGGCGCTCAAGCCCTTCTTGGCCTCTGCCTTGTGGACGAGGTTGATCGGTGACGTAGGTGCTGGTGGAAATGCGGTTGCGGTTGCCACGAACTCTCCCTTGGTCGGTGCCAAGAAAGTTAGCATCTATTCGGCGCCAGCGCTGCGAATGATCCTGCTGCACGGCGCCTCTGGAAGTGCTAACTTTGTTGGCGTAACCGACCAAGGAGGAACCCCATGCGCGGCAACAACAACGACCTCGTCATCACCACCGTGCACGACGAGGCGACCGACACGGACGTCCCGCTCCTGCACTTCCCCGTCCAAATCTGCAAAGCGACCGGCTCGGTAGACGCGAAGTACGACCTCGCCGCCCCTTCGGGCGCGGAATACGAGACGAAATACCTCGACCCCGCGACCGGCGAGTTCTTCGAGTCGGCCGAGCGCAAACACGGCGTTCGCGCGGGCGATGCCTTCAAGGAGATCCCAGCCGATTCAATCAAGGCCATCGACGAGAAGACCAAGCTGGTTGACATGCGGGTCGAAACCGCGATGCGCTACGAGGACATCGAGTTCGAGCGGGCGACCGGCATGTACTACCTGCAAGTTCCGGCCAAATCGGGGGCGCACAAGGTCTACCGGCTGATCTACCTCGCCCTGCTCCCCCAGAAGGGCAAGACGAAGGCGCAGAAACAGCGCCTCGCCCTGCGGGTCAAGTTCACGAGCCGCAGCCGCCAGAAGGTCGGTGTCGTCTACGCCGACCCGCAGAAGGAATGCCTCGTACTGAACACCCTCGCCTTCGCCGCCGAAGTGCGCCAGCCCGACGAGGCGGTGCTAGCCCACAAAGCCGCTCAGGTCGAGGAGGCGCAGGTCGGCAAAGCGCGTCAGGTCATCGAGTCGCTGATCGACCTGAACACCGAGGAGCCGGAAGACGACGCGCTCGCCCTCAAACGCGACCTGATTGAGCAGGCAGCGGCGGGCGAGGCAATCGAGGCGCCGGTCGTGCCGGTCACCGAGACCGTCGAGACCGACAACCTCGCGGCAGTGCTGGACGCGAGCCTCGCCTAGCGCTTTTTCCGTTTGGATCGCGGCGGCGGCTTGATCGTCGTCGCCGCGATCTCCTTGCCATCGAGCATCTTGAAGTTCCGCTCGAGCGATCCCCGGCTCGACTCGATGTTCGGCGCCGCCAGCGCGTGTTTGACCGCCTGCAGCATCCCGGTTATCCGATCCTGCATATCGCCCCTGAGCATCGCCCAGAGCCGTTCGGCAATCGCCGCCGCCTCCGTCTCGTCTTCGCAGGCGACGATGCGGCGGACGATCTCCCGCTTGGACTCGACCGAGAGGCGTGGGCGAGGGAAGGCGCTCATAGCGGCATCCGCTCGACCGACTCTTCCTCCGAGCCGATCTGCAGCAGTTCATCCATGCGAGCTTCGGCCGACTGCCGGTCGAGGTCTTCGTGGAGGTACTTCATGGCGTAGAAGGCCGCGACGTAGGGCTTGAACCAGTCCGTGTGCTCCCACGGCCACGGGCGATCCATCACGACCTTCCCCTGGATAAGCAGATGGCAGCGCTGGCAGAGCGCGACGAGGTTCCACCAGCGCAGGTCCGGCTTCCACTCGTTCAGGTGGTGGACGGTGAGGATGCGCCAGAGCGCCTGCGTCGGGTTGCCGCAGTTGACGAAGAGCGACGCCGGGGCGCCGCGGGTGTCCTTGATCCGCTCGGCCTCCTCCCAGCCGTCGCTGTCGAGCGGGTCGAGGACGCGGATCGGGCCGCCGTGGGAGCAGAGGTCGTCGCAGTCCGACCAGTTCTTGCGGGGCGCTGCGTTCAGCTCGGCGTTGTTCAGCGTCGAGATGCCAGCGCCAACATCCTCAAGGGCGAAGTCAAGCTCCTCCTGGTTGACGCCGAGCTCCGCTGCGAGTCCCTTCTGCCGCGCTCGAGGCCCATCGAACTCGCCCGAGACGCCGACGATGTAGGGGTGCCGACAGCGGATGCAGCGGTGCCGGGCCTGGGCGCGGACGATGTGCTTGATGCCGGGGTTCTCGCGGTGAAGCTCGACGCCTTCGAGTTCGAGCGCCCCGATCAGGTCGTCGAGTTCGCCAGCGATGTTCTTGTGCCAGAGCAGCGGATAGCCATCCGCTCCGCAGGCCTCCGGCGGGTAGATGCGGAAGGGGTTCATCAGAAGGGGATGTCGTCTTCGCCGCCCGTGACCTGGGAGCCCTCGTAGTCCGGCCCAGGCGGATCGACGCCCTCGTCACGATGGGCGCCACCGACGCTTTCTTTGCCGCCGAGAAACTGAACGGTGTTGGCGATGATGTCCACCGCCTGACGCTTGTTGCCGTCTTTGGTCTCCCACTCGTGCCAGTCCAGCCGTCCTTCGATGGCGACGGCGCGGCCCTTGGCGAGGTAGTTGGCGCAGTTCTCGCCCTGCGCCCCCCAGACCGTCACGTCGAAGTAGTTCGGCTTGTCGATCCATTCGCCCGACTGGCCGTCTTTGCGGCGGCTGTTGACCGCCACCCGCAGCTTGCAGA